CTGGGGGGGGGAGGGGGGCTCGGTCATCGCTGGTGCGACTCGCACCCGACTCGCACCCGATTCGGTTACCCCTTCGGATATGCCATCGGACTCCGATGGCATATCCGATCGGTTATCCGATGCCGATGCGATGCAGTAGCGACAGGCCGGGTCGGCGTGCCCGCGGGCGGCATGCCACCTCCGGTGGTTACCGAAGGCACCTCCCCTGCCCTTGGCTGACGCGACCTGCTGAGCCTCCACGGCAGCCTCCTCGGCCTCGGCCGCGGTGCCCTGCCAGTCCACGTAGTCATGCATTACGTAGGAGCCGGGCATCGGCTGGACGCAGTCTTTGCAGTCATGAGCCGACCCGTGCATCAGGCGCTCCTGGAGCAGCCGGGCTACGAGTTTCATCGGCTGGCGCCGGTCGGAGATCCGTGGCAGAGCTGTTGCCTCGATCACGCCGTCCGTCTTGTTCCGCTTGCAGTAGGCCATCGCGCAGACCCATAGCCACGCGGCATCCCCGCCGGCCCGCATGATCTTCGGGTGCTCCGGCATCGTCGCCGCCATGTTGAGGCACTCCACCCCGTCTGGCATGGCTAGGCTGCCTCCCCGGGAGAGGGGGGCTTGTCCTCGAAGCGGTAAGCCCGGGCTTCCCCGATGGCGCGCCTCAGCCGGTCCTCGCCATGGCCTTCCTGGTCGCTGTACGGGCAGCCGTCCTCGGCAAATTTCCCGCCGAACCGGCCGGGCTGCGCTAGGTCGAAGTGGTAGCCACTTGGGCACGGGCGCCAGATCTGGGTGTCGTCGTACCAGGGGTCAGATGGCGAGACGTCCTCGCTGCCGCCGATCAGATCGGCCCTGTTGTCCAGCGCTGGGATGCCGATGATGAGCGCACCGCGGGACCGCTGCGGACGCCACGGCGAGAACTTCCGCCACTTGGCGATGCCGTCCGGGTCCTGTTCCCAGCTCCCCTTGATCTCGGCCCACAGCATGCCGAGCGCGGGGTAGAGCACGAAGTCGGGCAGATACCAGGTCCCGTTGGCATCAAAGCCCTGGGTCTCGTACTCGTACTCAATGCCGAGCTGCTTCCATACGAAAGCCCAGCGGGCTTCCGTCCTGGACCGGAACCACCAGCCGTCGAACCAGGTGGGGATGGAAGGGATGTCGGCCACGGGTAGGGATGCCTCTCCGCTGGTTACGTATGCGGAACGATGCCGCTGGACGTGCTTGCAGCGATGATCTTACGCATGTCTAAGACGATGCTGCAAGCCATGCGCGAGAACACGCCGTGATAACGTTGGGGCAGTCATGACACAAGTCATGACCCGGCGCATGTCCTTGCGGCATGAGGCAAGATCACGGACACTGAGGGCGTGAGCGACGTGGTAGATGATCTGGTGGCCCATGCAAGGGCGGCCAAGCGGGCCCAGGAGACCTATGAGCGGGAGATCGCCAAGGTCCGGGAACTGCTGCCCGTTGTGCGCGCCACGGACCCGAAACTGTACGGGCCACGGAAGCTTGAGGGCATGATCGGCGGCGTGCTCGAGCGGGGCACGATCTCCCGTCTCACTGCGCCCGCCATCGGCACCTCGCGCAAGAAGGCCGACGAACCGGCCTGATTGCCCAGCCACATCTCCTCCTCGCTGCGCTGTTGAATTGACCTGCTACCTACGCGTCCCCGGGCACCCGGCACCGCTGCCAGGCCTCAGCGAACGCAGCCTCGTACTCCCCCGTCGCCCCGCAGCCCCTCAGCACCGCCGTAACCGTCCGCAACGGCGGGAGACGGTCCCCCTTGAGTGCCGCGGCGATGGGCGTGGCGGTCACCAGCTGCCGGCAGGCGATGGCGATCTTCCGTGGCGGCGGGTTCCCTGCCTGCTCGCGGAAGTCCCGGAGGGCAGCGAGGAGGGACGGGGTGTCCTGGATGCGGGAGGGGTCGGGTGGCGTTGCGCGCTTGGTGGTCATGCGGTCAGTCACCCCAGTCACCCCAGATGGCCTCGTGGTGCATCCCGTTCGCCGCCCAGTTCGACGTGGACGCTGCGGCGGCCTTCGAGAGCCACCGCTCGCCGTCGTGGTCCACCCACTCAGCGACGAACACCCACCCAGTCAGGAGGGCGTCCTCGCCTCTGGGTGCGTGCTTCTGGATGGCCTCGTGGATCGCCTCGCGGGCCGGGTCGGTGGTCATGGCGCACCGATCCCCGCCAGTGCGGCCAGCTTCCTTGCGATGCGGCCGGACAGCAGGTCCGAGGGGCGCCATATGCACGCGTCCTGCCCGGCGGCTACGAGGGCGGCCAGCCACGTCTTCTGTGCCGCAGTGACGCCCCCGTTCTCGCGCTTGAGCTCCCGCCACATCACGCCGCGGGGCCCGCAGAACGTCCAGTCCGGGTAACCCTCCGGGCTCCGGCGCGAGTCGTGCGTGTGGTAGGCGAGCAGGCCGAGGTCGCGGCAGATGCCGCGCACCTTCCGCTCGAGCTCTCCCTCGCTCATCGCTGCCGCGAGTTTCGCCATGCCGGGGGCAAGCGGGCCGGGCACCCGTGGTGGTTCCCGTTCAGCACAGGTGCCCGGAGTCTGGGGCCCGGTCCCGCCGCCGGGGTAGGCGGACAGCGGGACCGGGGACACGTGCGCCACGGGGGCAGCGCCGTGCCGCGCAGCCGGGACGGGGGGCCCCGGTGCGCCGATCTTGGGGAGGGAAGTCATCTCAACTCCCGCAGGACAGGACGCCCGCACGGATCGTGCGCGGGGTCTGGCGTGAACACGCCGTACGGGGAGGCGTCGAGCCCGGGGTCGGCCAGGATCTGGGCGAACGGGGCGAAGCCCGGGACCTGTGACTGGTGGCCCTGGCGCGGTCTGGTCATCCGGGTCCGGGCCCAGTCCTGGCCCTCGGTGCTCTCAAGCCACGCGGCGACGGGGTTCATGGCCGGATGCCTGCCTCTCGCTCAAGCTGGGCGATGTAGCGGTCACGCTCGGCGACCTTGGCAGCGAGGGCTACAGGATCCCGGCCGTCGATCGCCTCATCCAGCCGGGTCCGGGCCACTCGGAACGGCATCATGAGGGGCCAGAACAAGGCGATGCACGCGGTCTGCTGGCGCAGGCTTGACCGGCGGCTGCGTTCTGATGACCACTCGGCGAACGCGATGGCCCGCGATACCGGCAGCTGCGTCATGGCGAGATGCCAGCCCCAAAGCAGGTAGACAGCGACGGACACCAGCACGATCGCTGCGATGACAAGTCCGCTCACGCGGCGCTCACCGCCTCCTGGTCGCGGCGCATGGCCGCGTAAGACTCAGCGATGGCCAGGAGTACGGGGCGGGACGTCGACACCGCCGCACCGTGAAGCTGGGGGCCGTCCAGGACCAGCGCCCAGCGGCCGAGGGAGTCCATCGTGAGGGAAATCTCGGCAGGGAACTCAGAGAGGACGGAGGGAGGCTCAGGGGCGTCCCATTGCGTGCCGGGCAGCAGGTCTGCCACGGGGACGCCGTACAGCCGCGCCAGCGCCGCAAGCTTGTGGACGGGGACCCTGCGGTCACCCCGCTCCCAGGAGGCCAGCGATACCGGCTTGAGGTCCCATCGCAGTTCCGCCATGGCCAGCCTGCACGCCTGGGAGAGCGACAGGCCGCGCGTTTCCCGCAGGCGGCGCAGGCGTGCCCCGATCGCCGCCGCGTACTCCGCGTCGAAAGACCGACCGCTCAAAGTTCGTCCCTTCATCGTTCCCCCGTGGTGGTGGCCCCGCCGGTCCCGGGCCCACTTCCCCCCCACGGGGTGCCCGGGACCGGCGGGACGTCTTGGTGGTGCTAGCCGACGACCGTGACGGGCCCGAAGGCGTCGTCAGCCCGCTTCGCGCCGTTCGCGGACAGGCCGTCCGTGAACAGGGCACCCGGGTCCACCCGGAGCGCCCCGCTCGGCGGCTGGAGCCCGTTGGACGTGGCCTGCACCTCGGAGGTCGCCCATCCGGGGCTGGTGAGCGAGCCACGCAGGCCCGAGTAGGTGGTCAGCGCGCCCTGGTAGAACGAGTTGACCTTGATGGGGTTGAACCCCGGGGGCAGCGGCACGGGCTTGCCGGTGGTGGCCAGGAAGTCATTGACCGCTGCGGCGTGGTCGAACAGCGGCCCGTGCGCGTTGGTCTTGTAGAACTGCTCCGGGCCGCTGGTGACCGGCGGGGTGATCGTGAAGTGGAGCTCATTCCCGGCCTGGTCGAAGTAGACCGAGAAGTTCACGCCGTCCCCGGCCTGCACGCCGGCGAGGTCCGTGAAGTGCTGGAAGACCGGGAAGTTCAGCGAGTTGTTGTACTCGCTGACGAACGCCACCCAGTCGCCGGGCGTGCAGGTGGACCCGAAGACCTTGGCGAGCACGCAGGGCTCGATCCCGGCGCGGACGAACTGGTCGCCGCTCTGGGAGACGAGGTTATTCAGGCTGCCCTCGGACAGCTGGATGTAGGACTGCGGGTACAGCACATTGCTGAACCAGTCCGGGACGGTGATTGTCGAGGTGATGAATCTGAAATCTCTCCCCGACGCCTGGTAGCCGGCGGCGTTCGTCGTGTAGATAACCGGGCCCGTGCTGGCGGACGCGGCAGGAGCCGCAGCCACCGCCAGGAAGCCGCCAGCCGCCAGGCCGGCGGCTGCGAGGTAGGCGCTGATGCGCGTGGTGAACAAGTGAATCCCCTTCGGTTTTCTTCGGTTGGCGCACCGGGCCTTTCCCGGCGCTGGTTGAGCGGGGCAGGTCAGTCGGTCTGTGGTGGCTCCCACGGGAGCCCTGCGCGCCGGGCGAGCACCTCGGCCTCGATGTAGCGCCGTTCACCGCCCGGCGTCCGGATGGGGTGCAGGAGCCCGCGTTCCTCCCAGGAGCGGATCGCTGTCATGCCGACCCTGAACAGGGCAGCGACCTCCCCGGGACGCAGGAGGTGCTCATGGGGAGGGCTGGGCTTCATGACGCCTCCCCGCTGAACAGGTCGGCCTGTGTGGCCACGGGCAGCGCAGGCGGCACGTCGTGGCCCCAGATCAGCAGGCAGCAGCCGAACGGCGGGCGCTCGTTCGGGCCGATGCCATTGGCACCAGGGGCGACGAAGCGCATCCGGCCGGGCAGGAACTCCACGTGCAGGATCTCCCCGGCCCGGTCGCGGAATGGCTCAACCCACTGCTGCCACCAGACCTGCTCGGTGCGGTTGGCCGGGACGAGCATCACGACGAGCTCGGGTGGCCCCGGCTGCGTGCCGAGCTCGCGCCAGGCCTTGGTCACCCAGTGGTACAGGTTCGGGTGCGAGTACGGCGGGTTGCACCACACGCGCTCACCGGCCCACGACTGCTCCAGGCCGTTAACGGCAGCCGTCCAGTACCGGGGCAGCTTGGCGTTGCGTGGCGAGGCCGCTGCGTCGATCGTGAAGCCGAACCGGGCGTTAAGCGGCCGGAAGTCCTCCCAGTCGGTGGCGCGATCGTCCACCTCAGCCACGGCGCCGCTGGCACGGACTTGCTGCGGGTGATTGCGGGCCCGGTAGCCAACGACGCTCACCGGCCCTCCCCCTGCTCCGGCACCCGGGCACCGGAGACCCGCAGTGCCAGGGAGGCGAAGGCCTGCTGCTCGTAGCCGTCCAGCGGCCTGCCGTCCACGGGAAGCCCCGGCGTCTCGCACTTCCTGTAGGTGACCGGATGCCCGGGCGCAGCGGCGTCGGCAGGCCCGGCACCGGAGGGGGACCTGCGGTCCTGCCACGCCTCGAACGTCGTCAGCCCGCAGAGGTCCGCGAAGGCGACGAGGCGGCCCGCGAGCCACGGCCCGGCCCCGGCGATCAGGTGACCGGGCTGGCGGAGCCTGCGGCCGATCCCGGCGCCGTTCAAGCTGCACCTTCCTTCGGCCGCAGGGCGCCCAGGACATCAAGAGCCCGGCCGTCGCGTGCCACCTGATGCGCTGCCTCAGCGTTGAATCCAGCAGCGATGAGCAGCCCCATCTGGCGGGCGATGTTCAGCTCCGCGGCAGGCCATTCCCTGGGGCGGCCCTGGCCCGGCAGGGGCTCCTCCGGGCGCACCCATCCGCGCCTGACCCAGTAGTCCAGCTGCCGGTAAGTGATGCCGCACGCGCGGGCTACGGACTCGCTCATGAGACCGCCTCCCGCATCTCCGGCGCGGTCCGGGCCCACTCGCCCGAGCAGGACGGCCACTGGGTAGCGCCACCCTCTGCGGAGGCGAAGCGCATCACGCCCACTGAGGCGGGCTCGTCCTCGGACTGAGAGACGATCCAGCCCTCGGCCTGTGACTGCTCCGGGTGGGCGTGAACCTCGGCGTGGCAGCCGCGGCACAGCGTGACGCCGTTGCACGCGCAGTGCGTGTGTGCCCGGTCGCTGCTGCCCCCGGCATCCTTGCCGCGCCGGTGATGCCGGTGCAGGTTCCGCGTGGTCCCGCAGCGCTGGCAGAGGCGCACCAGGACGGCCCCGCCGTCGTCCCCGTCACGCTGGTCGATCAGCGCGCAGACCGCAGCGGAGAAGGTCTCACTGCCAGCAGGCCCGGCCGACCAGGACGGGACCGGCTTGAGGATCAGCTCCTCGAGATGCCAGCCCTCGCAGCGGCACGGGACCGCGAGGTATCGGCCCGTGAGCCCCTTCTTGGAGCGCAGGGCGGCCTCCTCGGAGCTGTACCGCTTTCCGCAACGCCTCATGAAGCCACCTCAACCGGCTCGTGCCAGCCTTTCGGCTGCAGGTGCGGATCCAGGGCGCCGATCGCGCGGGCGTGGTTCCTGGCGGCGATGGCCAGTTCCCCGTCGGCCTTCATGACCTTCGTGGGGACGCCCTGCATCTCGGCTTCGGCGAGGGCGTCACGCAGTGCGGCGGCCACGAGCTGGCGGCGGGTACGGCGGACTTCCTCCGCCGGGGTCTCGCCGTTCATAGCTCGTAGCCATCCGTTCCGGCCCCGTCGAAGCGGTGGTCGTTGTCGGGGTCGCGCTGGCGCATCTGGTACTGCCGCGTGGCGTCCCCGGCCTGGGTGTGCTGGCTCTCGCTGGCGGCGGCGAGCAGGCGCACGGCCAGCTTCCGCGCCTCATCGACGGACAGGCGGTTGATCCGCTCGCCGCCATTGCGCGTCAGCTCCACGCCGCCGGGGCACGGCCGTGCGTCTACGAACAGGGCGCTCACGACTCACCGCCAGCAGGCAGCGCGAGTGCGGCCTCTTCGGCGGCATGGGGGCACGGGGCGACCCAGTCGTCCAGGTCGGCACGGCGCAGCCGCTCGGCGTGGTGCGGGCTGACCCGCTCCTCCGGGGTCCCCTCGGCGAGGCGGACGTGCTCCGGGTCGGTCCAGGCCGTCTTGACGCGGCGGTCGCCGGGGACGAGGCGCGGGGTGCTCATGCCGCTGCCTCGTGCTTGAGTGCGTCCAGCCGGGCGACGATGGCGTGGCGGATTGCGGCGGCCTTGTCGTCGCCGAGGTTGCCGAGGCTGACCTCGCTGTCAACCTCGCTGCCGATTGCCAGGGCGTCGGCATCGCAGGCGATCTCCTCCACCCGTGCAGCCCATGGGTCCTCCGGGTCGAGTGCAGGCGTATCCTTCACGGCCCGCGGCTTCCTGGTAGCGGGCTTTGCGGGCTCGGCCGGGGTTGCTTCTGCGGTGCCCGAGCGCTCCCGCTGGGTGGCCTCCTGGCCCTTGCGGACAATGAGCGCCCCGAGGGTCAGGGTCTCGTCGCCGAGGACGACAGCGGCACCGAGCAGGCCCTTGGCCTTCACCTCAGCGTGCAGGGTGCGCAGCATCTCGGTCGTCGCACCGGGGGCACATGCCGCCTCCCGGTAGTCCGTGGCATTCATCGCAGGCTTGCCGTCGGACAGCCACGCGAGGATCTCCTCGCCGAGCGTGGCGTCGGGCCGCTGGATGACCATGCCGGACAGTGAGCGGCAGCGGGACTTGGAGACCGTCAGCGCGTTCTGCAGGTCCATGTCGCCGACGATGTCGAACTCGTACTCGATGCCGTCGCGCTGCTCGGGCTTGAGGCCGAGCTTCGTCGGGACCTTGCGCCCGCGCTCGTCCTCGATGATCTCGTAGGCGGTCTTGGTCCGCATGGTCACGATGACGTGGCCGGGGTAGCTCAGCAGGGCCTCGACCATGGCCGACTCCATCGGCCGGGCTTCCTTCCACCCGCCGAAGCTGTTGCCGCCGTAGCCGCGCTTGGCCGCGTTGTCGACCTGCTCCAGCATCCCGCCGGACCCGCTCCAGAACTTCGACAGCGAGTCCACGATGACGACCTCGTACCCGGCCTGCGCGGCGGCGGCGAGCGCCTTGGCGAGGTCGCGCGGGTCGTAGCGGTTCATGTTGAGGCGGTCGAACTTGAAGTCGCTGGCGTACTTGCTGGCCGAGCCGCGCTCGGTGTCGATCACGGCCACCTTGTCGCCGAGTGCCTGCGCGACGGTGAGGCTCGTCCAGGTGTTGTGCGTTGGCACGCAGCCTGCGGTGAGGAACAGGTGATCAGGAGCGTCAACGCTGATGCACACAGCCAGTCCTGACCCGGCTGGGCGGACGGCAACGATCTGCCGCCACGGCTGGTACTTGGTCCGGGGGATGTAGACGATGCGCTTGCGCTCAAGCCGGAAAGGCTCAATGCCGGCGGGAAGCTTGACGTACAGGCGCCACGATGGCCGCCCGGTGTGCTTCGCGCCTCCGTAGCTGTAACTCGGCTGGCGCTCGGCGATCGTGACGGTCCCGCCAAATGACTGCACCAGGAACACCACGTCATTCGCCAGTTGGTGGCTGGCGGTCGCGAATTCCACGGTGTGGCCACTCGTATGGCCATCCGAGTCCAGGAGGCCCTGGAGCATCGCTAGGCGTTGATTGGGTGCGGCGAACAGGTACTCGCTGGGGATGTGCTTGTCGTGCGAGCTTGAGCCCAGGAGTCCCAGTGACCGGAGCGCTTTGGTCAGCGGATTCTTGCCGGGGCCAATGTTGCCGGTAGAGATGCGGTAGTCGTAGCCGCCCTCGTACTTCAGGGTGCATGGCTCTGGCAGGAGCTTCGCCAGCACCTCAACCATCTCGGCGTCGGCAGTTGAGACCGAGACCCCGTTCTTCCGGGTTCCGGTGCGCAGGCAGCCATCGCCCAGGAGCACGCCCAGCAGGTAGGGGTCAATCGGCAACTCGGCGGCCGGGAATTCCACTGGCTGCGGCATGGGCAGGTAGTGATTGGCGCGCCCATTGCCGAGCCGCACCGTGTCAGCTATGTGTGTGGTGGTCCTGATCTTCGCCGGCGCCCCGTCGGCCCGGGCGTAGACCGTCTCGGTCAGCCACAGGTGATCGCCGTCGGCGATGACCACGGTCCCGTCGGACATCACAACCTCGTAGAGGTCGCGGACCCCCTGAGGGAAGACGCCCGTAACGGTGTGCGACAGTCCATCGGCACCCATCACCGGGTCGCCAATCTCCAGCTCGCCGATCGGCACCCATCCGTTTGGTGTCAGGACGGGCTGGTTGATGCGCAGCGCCTTGCCGCTGCCGGACGGCCCCGCCAGTGCGATGCGCGCCTTGGCCTGGTCCTTGGTTGCCGGCTCGAATGAAAACTCGCTCATGATGCTTCGTTCCCCCGTGATGTAAGGCCGCCCCCCCGGGCGGTGCTGATGTTGGTTCCGTGGATCAGGTCGCCGATCGCGTCCTCGGCGCGCTCCTTGTAGCCCTCGAAGTCCTCGTCCTGAAGCTCGGGAGCGGCCTCGAAGCCGTCCTCGTCCAGCACGCGGGTTGCGTCCCTGAGTGCGATGGCCTGCTCTGCTTTCATCCAGGCGTCCATGAGTGCCGCGCCGACGAGCCACGGATGGGCCACGGTCAGCAGCAGGTCATGGGTCATCTCTGGCGTCAGGCCGGTGGCTGAGGCGAGATCCTCGATGCGGGCGACCTTCTGCTGGGTGGACAGGTCCGGCACGTAGATGGGCCGCACGCCCGGCATCACCTGGACGGTGGCGCTCATCGCTGCACGTCCTCTCCGACGGGCTCGCGGAGCCTGCCGCTCAGCAGTGCCTCAGCGAACGCCAGGGAACTGTCCTGCGCGGCGTCGCCTGCCCAGCCGATGACGCCGGCGTAGTGCTCCGTCTCGGTAGGCGTGGCGAGAATGTGATCCAGTGCCGCCTCTGACCGCCCGTGCCGGTAACCGTCCGTCTCGCCGTAGCCGTAGCCCGCGAACAGCCCGGCACCGAAGCCGCGGTGGTAGGCGGCGCGCATGACGAGCACCCAGATGGTCAGCCCGAACGCAGCCGCTACCGCGACCTCGAGCAGGTTCATGACGTGGCTCCCGTCTCGCTGGGCGCGATCACCTTCGGCGCGGGCTTCGGCTTGAGGCCGACCGTGAGAGTCGCGGTGTAATCGCTGCGGATGCCGTAGACCACGGCGCCGATGAGGGCCAGGAGCACGACCGCGCCAGCGACGATCAGGGCCGCGTAGTCCCCGGGAGTCATGCCACGTCTCCCGTCTCGCCGCAGTCGGCCTCCGCGTCCGGCTCGTCCTGCACGGGCTCGTCCTCGCTGCTGACCGGCCCGGAGGCCCGAGGCGAGGCACCTGCGGCGGTGGGGGCCGCGTCCTCACCTGCCGGGGGCTGGACCTCCGGGCCGGGGATGGCCGGATCCGCAGCCGCTGGCCTGTCGGCCGGGCCACCGTCCGCAGGTACGGCTGCGGATCCGGGGTCCTGAGCGTCCGCCGCAGTGCGCGGCGGGACGGGGAGGCCGAACCGCTCCTCCGCGCCGAGTTCGGCCGCGAGCCTGCGGAACAGGTGCTCATCGCGGGGACGGTCCTCGCGGGACCAGGGGGGCCGGCGGTTGATGCCGCAGCGGTCCGCCTCGTCTTCCAGGTGGCGCAGGTAGGCCAGCGCCGCCGTGGCCGGGTCCCCGATGTGCCACTCCTCCGGGGAACGGGCGTGCAGGGCGTCGAGCAGTGCAGCGTGGTCGCTGGCGAGCTGGCGGTGGCTGGCGATCTCGTCGGCGTGGATGCGCTCCATCTCGGCCAGGCGCTGCGCAGATGGGGAGTCGGGGGCCATTGCGCCGAGTTTCAGGGCGACGGTCACTATGTCGTCGTTGTCCCGCGTCCTGCGGCGGCGCCCGATGCCGTTCATGCCGACACCGCCTTGCTGGCGTCGTACTGGGCGATGCCCCACTGGATCGCGTGGCAGCACCAGAGGAACTGCCAGTCGTAGTCGGTGAGGTCCCACTCCCAGGTGTCGGTGAACCGGAAGCTCTCGATCTTGGTGAGTTCCGCGAAGTGGCCGATTCCGCGCTGCTTGCGGTGATCGCTGCGCCAGTCCAGGGCTGCCCCGTAGAGCAGGCCCTCGGCGCTGTCCCCGCAGTGGCATGCGGCGGTGTAGGTGTCGCCGTACTCAAAGTCGCGGAGCGCTTCCCGGGCGCCTTCCTCGTACTCGGTGCTCCACTTCGCGTCCGGGCCGAAGATCTCGTCACGGACCGCCTTGCCGATGCCGCGGGGCGCGTCGCCGTAGCGGATCGCCTCGGTGACGTAATCAACAACGTGCTGCCGGAACGCGTCCTGGCTGTATTTCTTGGCACACTGAGGGTCGGGGGCCTGCAGCTTCTCGGACCAGTACTGAGGGTTGATGCCGTACCTGGACCGGAAGAACTCGAACATGTCCGTGATCCGCGAGAACACGAAGGTTCCGCAGTCACCGTTGACCGTGAGCGTGCCGGGCCAGGTGATCACGTCGAACCAGTAGAACGAGTGGCCCGGCCGCATCACTGTGTCGTTGCACAGGCGGTGGTGAACGAAGCGCAGGTGCCGGTACAGGCCGTCGTCGCGCTTCACGATCATCTGGTGGCCTGCGGTGTCGCTGGCGAACCGCTCGGCGATGGTGGCGCTCATGACGCAGCCGCCAGTACGTAGCTGTCGCAGTCGCAGAAGCCGCACCGGCCGGTGCCGTCCCAGTGGGAACCGTGGTCGTGCGTGCAGCCTGGCCGGGCACAGGTGCCCTCGCTCCCCGGCCCGTACCGCACGTCCATCAGGTGCTCCCACTCGGCGATGACGCGGCGGGCGTGCAGCGGGGTCGCGGCCCGGAGGCTCGGGACGCCACTGACGGAGTCGATCCAGATGGAGCCCTGCTCGGACAGGTGGAGCAGCCACCCGGGGTACTCACATTCCACCGCTCGCATCTCTTCGGTGAGACTCGCGGGGGCGCTCGTGGTGATGCTCACTTTGAGGCCGCCTTCCCGGCGCGAGCCCTTTGGGATTCGCGGCTGCACGCGCGGCAGTAGCGATGACTGCCATGGCGGTAGGTGTTCTCTTCGTCGTACGGGTGCTCCTTCGGGCACTGGGTCTTGTGGATGTTGGCCGCGATCGGGTGTTCACCGCGAAGCGTGTTCTCCCAGTTGGTCACCGGCTCAAGGTGGGCCGGGTTGACGCAAGCGCGATTGCGGCAGAGGTGGTCGAGTTGCAGACCGTCCGGGATCGGTCCTCTAAGCAACATCCACATGGCCCTGTGGGCGAGGATGTTGCGCGGGCCCCGGCCGATCCGGCCGTAGCCGTTTGGCATGACTGTCGATGCCCACGTCCAGCACGGGGCGTCATCTACTGGCCTCGGCCCATCCAGGTCAACGACCGCGCCGGCAAGTAGCCGTTTGGGGAAGTTCCTGATGAAGACCAACTGACGCTTGGTCGGCGCTGGTGGTGCGCTCTCGATGGCGTCCAGCTCGGCCCTGAGGCCGAGCTCGCCGGCGTCCAGGGCTACTGCCACTGGCGGCGTGATGATCGTGGTCACTGTGCTTGCCCTCTTTCTGGTAATCTGTGCAGTGCTTGCCTTCTGCGGGTCCCGGGTCACGACCGGGGCCCGCTGGCGTTTACGCGGCCGGACTGGCCGCCTCTCCCTGGTGCTGCTTCTGCCGCTGCTCCTCGATCCAGTCGAGTCCCTCGCCCAGTGCGCGCAGGGCGACCGGGTGACGTTCGATGGACAGGGGAGGCGGCGGGTTCTTGTCCAGATCGCGGATCGCGTCGGCGAGACTCATGCGGGACCGCCGGCCATCTTGATCCAGGCTGAGTCCATCTCGGCGGGGTAGGCGGGAGCCATTGCCGTCGTGAATGCGACCGCCAGCGTGGCGTGGACCTGGGCGGCGGTGACGTAGCGGTCGGACCGTTCCGGGTCCGTGTGGCCAACATGGTTGGCCTCAAGCAGCAGCCGCTCGGCTTCCTGGTAGTGCTGGGCGCCGGTCATGCGGCCACGTCCTGCTCTGCCCAGCGGCGGTCGTTGATCTGGACGAAGCGCCAGATGCGGACGTGCATGTCGTGCTGACGCTGACGTGGGCGCTCCGCCTTGACGTAGTGCGTGGCCCGTCGTCCGGTGGGCACGCCACGCATGGCACGGCGCCGGTCCTTGCGCAGGACGCGCACTCCCTGGGGCCTCATGCTGCGATCTCTTCCGCCAGCAGGTCGTCCACGGTGACACCGAGTGCCTGAGCGAGGATGAGGAGCCGGTTCGGGCCGGGCCGCACTTCGCCGCGCTCATAGCGGGACAGTGCGGTCTCGTCGACGTTCTTGTCACCGCGCTCGTGGCACCTGCGGGCAAGGTCGGCGAGGGTCAGGCCCTGCCGGCGCCGCTCGCGTTCCAGCAACTGGCGGTTGAGTTCCGGGTACCTCGGTCTAGCCATGCAGGACACGGTACTAGTAATTACCAGTGCTTGCAAACGCTTACCTGTAAATGCGCGTGTCTGGGCGTAACTACAGATTGAGGACGCGGAGCGTCAGACTAGGAAAGATCGGCAGCGTGCTTGTAGTCTCTGGTAATTACCAGCAGCTACGGGGAGGCGACGCGTGCCCGGTAAGCCCAAGACCTACGTGAAACTCGCGGAGGCGATGAACGCACGGCGGCTTGAGCTGGGCCTGCGGTGGGCTGACGTGACGGCCCGGGGCGGCCCATCGGTAGAGCAGATGGTCCTCATCCGCCGCGGCACGGTCAGCAACATCCGCGACCTCACGCTGGCCGCGATCGCCAAGGGGCTCGACTGGCCGCTAGAGCACGTGCTGGCCCTCGCTGCCGAGGATGCCGGCGAGGATGCGCCCCAGGACGCCTTCGAGCAGGCGATTATGGGTGCCGACCTCCCTGATGACGAGAAGGCGGCAGCGATCCGCCGTCACCGCGAGCAGGCCCGGGAGATGCTCAACGAGCTGGGTATCAGCGACGTGCCCGAGGCATTGCGGCGGGCGGTCAGGCGTTATGCCGGCGCGACTGAGCCCGGTGACGCGGAGCGGCGGGGCGGGGCCTGAAGACTGCCACCCCTGGCTGCTGCTCCCTCTCATCGGCCAGCGCGGGCGGGACGTCCTGGCCCTCGTCGGTGAACGTGAACCGCGTGAGGGCTGCCATAAACGCGTGCTGGCGGTCCATCCTGCGGTGATGCCTCCGGTGCCTGCTGGCGTCACAGGCCAGCCGGCGCAGCACCGGGAGCGATGCCAGGACGGCGAACAGCACGCCTGCGGTGACGAGGATGCGCCAGTCCTCGAGGTACTCGGTCCCGGCCGAGAGCAGCACCAGCGCCACGATGAGGGGAATGGCGGCGAGGGCGGGCAGCCACCAGGGAAAGCGGAACCTGGTCGTGCGGACATGGCGCAGCATCAGATCGACCCCCGTGTCGAAAGTACCCAGGTGATGCGCGCAGGCGTCCCAGCTCCCTCAGAGGCGGCTGAGAAGTCCAGATGATCATACGGCACCGAACGTGACGGGGCGGCGACTTAACGTAACAGGCTCATGGCAGCGTCAATACGCGGACTTTACGCGGCCCGGTGTCCAATAGTGAGACAGCACTCACTTTAAGTTAGCGATAGTCAAGGGCAGGCCGCAGCGGCGCGACCCGCACTCCTCGCCTGCGCAGACTCGGAGCCGGCCGCGCCGCTGCGGCGTTCACTCCCCCTGATGCGCCAGGTGCCCCTGCCCTGCGTGATGCGGGGCACCGTTCTCCTGTACCCGATGACGTCCGGAAGATGACATCGGTTCACAGAAAAGTCAACTTAGCCGCTTACGTGCGGGAAGCAAGCCCCCGGCCCGGGGGGTCAGCCGGGAAATACCGCCGCCGGATCCTCGTCCTGCTCCACGCGTATCCACCACGCCCCCGTTTCGTCCTGGTCCCAGTCGGCATCGGGCACGACCCGCCACGGCGTCGGCGCCAGGTGGATGCGCCTGGGAGGCCCCGCGGCAGGTCCCTGGAACCGCTCGCCGTACTCGTCGCCGTCGCGGGTGACCTCGATCTCGCCGGGCCGGGCGGAACGGTACACCGCCGTGCCGTAGACGAAGCCGTTGCCGCTCACAAGTCTGGCCGCTGCCGGTCCTGCACGAGGTGGCACAGGACGGCGGTACGGGACTCGCAGAACAGCGGCTCGCGGCCTTCCCGGTCCACCCGGTAGCCCCGCATGCTCGTCCACCTGATCGTGCAGCCGGGGAACTCTCTCATCAACGCGGCGCATTCGGACCGCATGGCACGCTCTGCCGGGCTCACCACTGACCCGGCGTAAGCCTCTCCGGTAATCACAGGGTCTCCCCCCTCGCTGCCGGGCGGTCGCGGCACGGAGGGCCATACACCGTCAGGGACCCGTCCTGGTGCGCAAGACGGTTGGTGCGGGGGTTCCCCCCGTGCCGCGACCGCTTCAGCCCAATGATTGTCCCGCTGGTCCATCATGTCCAGCACTATCGGTAAGTCCGGCATGTCCGCCTGTTACTGCTGAGCCTCATGGGACTGGACAAGAAGGCGCAGGCGTACCGTCTGGGTATGGTGCGCAGATTGGATAAGTGGGCTGGGGTGCCCTTGTATGTTCAGCTCGCAAGAGCGGTGCGGGCGCAGGTCGAGGCGGGGGAACTGCGGCCTGGTGACGTGCTGCCCGGCGAGAAGGACATGGCTGCCGAATGGGGGGTCAGCCGGGGGACAGTGCGCAGGGCACTGGAGATCCTGCGGGACTCCGGGCACGTCCAGACGGCGGCAACTATCGGCACGAGAGTCAGGCAGCGGGAGGACTGGGCGGATGACGGACAGTAACAACGTGCATCATGCGCGGTCATCGGCTAGGTTCTGATTCAGCACCTCTCCCGAAGTGCTGGTGACGGCTACTTCCTGCTAGAAGACCATGCCGCCGCCGATCCGTTATCGGGAGGGAACAACTTCATGACGTCGCGCCCGAAGTGCAGGCCAGGGGTTACTTCTTTCGGTGAAAACACCTCCGGCCGTCCCGTTGTCGGGCGCGCCGTCTGAAGTGAGACTCCCTCCCCTCCGTGATAGAGGGTCGCAGGATGAGCAAGTTCAACAAGGGAACCGTCCGGGCCCCGGGCCGTAGTCCGATCAGTGGCGAGACGATCCCGTCAGGTACCACGCATGAGGGTGCGCCGGGTTTCGCACGCGAGGCCAAGTCGGAACTGTTCCTGCTCGGCGTCGCCAACATGGGTGCCGAGGATTCCTTCTATGAGAGCGGCAAGGAGCGCGACTCGCGCTACGCCCGGCTCGTGCGCCAGCTCGCCGTGGAAGACCTGCCGTGGCTGACCAGCTTCCTGTCCTGGCTGCGTTCCGACGCCAACATGCGGACCGCGCCGCTCATTGGTGCGGCCGAGGCGGTAAAGGCGCGTCAGGAAGCGAAGGAGCCGGGCGGCCGGGCACTTATCGCCTCCGTGCTCCAGCGCGGCGACGAGCCGGGGGAACTGCTCGCCTACTGGCTCGGCCAGTACGGCAAGCCGGTCCCGATCTCGGTCAAGCGCGGCCTCGCTGATGCCGTTGTCCGCCTCTACGACGAGCGGTCACTGCTCAAGTACGACAGCGACAGCCGGGCGGTCCGGTTCGGTGACGTGATCGACCTGGTCACGCCGGCTTACCATCACCCGGAGATCCGGGGGACGTGGCGCTACGACCTGCTCGGGTGTGCGCTGGACCGCAGGCACGGCCGGGACAACGAGATCCCGGAGACGCTGGGGATGCTCCGGCGCCACGCCGCCCTTATGGCCATCCCGCAGGCCGAGCGCAACGCGTTCATCCGTGACCCGGAGGGCATCGGCAGGCTCGCGGACGCGGGGATCACCTGGGAGGCGCTGGCCGGGTGGCTGAACGGGCCGATGGACGCGGCGGCGTGGCAGGCGGTCATCCCGTCGATGGGCATCTTCGCGCTGGTGCGCAACCTGCGGAACTTCGACCAGGCCGGCGTTCCTGACGACGTGGCCGGGCAGGTGTCGGCGCGGATCAGCGACCCGGCCGCGGTGGCGGAGTCGCGGATGTTCCCGTTCCGCTTCTGGGCCGCGCACAAGCACACCGCTTCGATGCGGTGGGGCCACGCGCTGGACAAGGCCATCACGGCATCGCTGGCCAGCGTGCCCGCACTGCCGGGGCGGACGCTGATCCTCGTGGACCGCTCGCCGTCGATGTTCCCGGGCTACGGGTTCTCGACGCCCTCCAAGTCGGACATCCCGCTGGCGGAGATGGCGGCACTGTTCGGCTCGGCCGTCGCCCTGCGGGCGGAGAGCCCGACGCTGGCCGAGTTCGGGGGACAGAGCCGGGAGATCCCTGTCTCCAGGGGCGGCAGCGTCCTGCGCCTCGCTGAGCAGTTCACCCAGAGCCCGGGCACCGACATCCCGTCGGCCGTCAAGCGGCATTACGCCGGGCATGACCGGGTGCTGATCGTCACCGACGAGCAGACGAGGCCGGGCTACCTGCCATCGAACATGCTCTACAACGGCGGCATGGGCGAGACCTTCACGGACTCACTGATCCCCGCTCACGTCCCGGTCTACATGTGGAACTTCGCCGGCTACTCGCACGGCGCGGCTCCCGCTGGCCACGGCAACCGGCACGCGATGGGCGGCCTGACCGACCAGGCATTCCGCATGGTCCCGCTGCTGGAAGCGGGCAAGCGGGCCGCATACCCGTGGGAGCAGGTCGCGGGCGGCTGACCGCAAAGCAAAGACCCCGGCAACGCTTGGTGTGCAAGGTTGCCGGGGTCTTCCGCGGCCGATACAGGGGACGTTGGACCTGCTGGCCGCAGTCCTGGTTACTCGTAGTGCATGTTCTCGCAGGCTCCGTGGACGAGGTGCTGGCCGGCGGGGCAGGTGGCCGTGACTCCAGCAGATGCTGGCGCGGCGGACAGGACGGCGGGCGCGATACCCGCACTGAGGGCGGCGGCGAACACGGTGGCGAGGATCTTCCTTCGTCTGACTGCGGCGAGCTTCATTTGCGGTTCCTTTCAGCAGGGCGGGCGGAGCGGGCTGGTACTGGCGGTGGAGGCCGCCTCGGCGCGGCTTGAGCTGGCGCACATGGCCCACAGGCGCCGCAGGGCGGCGTTGTCAGCCTCGTCTGCAGCCATGAAGCCGTAGCTGACCGCTTCCTCCGGGGCGATGTTCAGGAGGTGCAGGCCGATCTCGTGGCTGCCGAAGATCGCGGCGAGGAGGCTGTGGGCGGGGTCGGTGAAGTCGAGGAACAGGGGCTCGACGGGCGGGGCGTTGCGGTTGCCGAACCAGAGCGGGCACCCGGCGGCGAGGCGCTGGAGGCCGCGCTGGACACGCTCGCCGGCGCTGAGATCACCCGTCACGTCTTGTCCCCTTGGTCCTATTGGTACAGCTACTACCGTTGCTACGGTACTACCAGATGGTTTAGGACGTCCACAACCACGTCGTGAGCAGGCACGACAGAGGGCCCGGCCGCCTCATCGCGATCCGGACCCTCTGGTGAATAGCCAGGACGAGCCTAGCGGGGTTCGAGCGGGGGCAGGTGAGCAACGGCCCTCTCCCGCCAGCCCGGTGCCAGTTCGTCGAGCAGTTGCCTCAGCCTGCGTGCCCTGTCCTCGTCCATCGGCTCGCACAGGCCATTCCCGGCCGGTCGGCAGACGATCTCCGGGTCGTGGTCAGCGTGACGGAGGAGCGCCATCAGTCGTCGCCTTCCACGGTGCCACCTCCTTGCAGTTGGTCCCCGAGCGCTACCATCTCCCGCCACGCCACATCGCGCGCCTGGTCCTCGGTCACGATGGCCCCCAGGATCTTCCCGGCACGGTTCCTGATCCACACCGGGGAGTACCCCGCTTCATGGCAGGCCTGGCGCAGCACGTCACGGGTCCTCTTGTCGCTGATGCGGCCGAGGCAGATCTCGGCGGTCACGATGGGCTCGGTCATCAGGCATCTACCTTCGTGGCCTCTGCATAAGAGCCCTGCACGATCACCGCCACGCGCTTCCCTTGGCGCCACTCCGCGAGGATTCCCTCCAGTCGCGTCCGCTCCCTCTGCGCGAACCACCAGCCGAGGCCACATCCGAAGGTGCTCCCTATGCCAGCGCCGGCGATAAGCCACGGGAGCGCGTTCATGCTGCAGTGCTCTCGCCTCTGAGAATCAGGGCGCCGATGGCGGGGGGCTGCAGGCTTCGCGCCCACGCGCTCAGCGCCTGGATGGCCAGTAGTGCACCATGTGCCGAGGCATCCTCGGGCGAGCCGTGACCTTCCTCGCAGCACCAGCGGCCAGCCCGCTGGCCCGTCTTCACCACGATGTGCCAGGAGTCGCCCGGCCCGATGGTGAGCGCCATCGACACGCAGTCGTCCGGGCGCAGTGCGGGCGGCACGGCGCTGGTGCTCGTCGGGCTACTGCCACGGCGGTCCACTTCCCGCTGAACGGCATCGCGGATCCAGTCGCTGACCGAACCGCCGCGCGCCTCGGCTGCCAGCTTGACGGCCTCAATCGTCGCGGTGTCGAACCGGACGGCGGTCATGTGATCCTTCGCCATGCAACTGAGCGTAGCGCTCCGGTCACCCGTCCTGCTCCCGCTGCCAGGTGTCCAGCTCCGCCGCTAACGCAGCCATCTCCGCCTCGTAGACCGGGTCGCTCCGGATCCCCGCGGCTTTCTGCTCCAGCCAGCGCAGTACTGGCCAGAAGCGTTCCGGCGGCGGCGGGGTGGCGGGCATCTCCCGTGGTGGCTGCGGCGGCGGTGCCTCGTGGCGTCCGTGGTGGCGGCGGAGTAACAGGCTGAGCATCTTGGGCCCCCCTCAAGGCTTCGGTGTGCTCTTGGGGACAGACGCACCAGGGAGGGGAATGGATCACCACCGGATCCGGGGATGGTCAGGCTGTGATCTCGCCCTGGTCGCGAACAATCACGTCCCTGATCACCGTCCTGCGCTGCGCCCCGGTGCCAGTGGCGAACAGGTGCCGCAGCGTCTCCTCGGCGCACACCGCCCCGCCGAACTGGAGCCAGAAGGTGCGGGCCAGTTCCGCCAGTCGTTCCAGTGCGTGACCGTAGACGGTCCGGAAAGTAATCTCCTCCGCGTAGTCCGGTGGCTTTGCGGTGTCCCAGTCGTAGCCGCCGCCGGGCCGCAATGTCGGTGCCGTGCCGTCCTTGGCGCCGAAGTGAATCTCCACGTCGCCAGCGTAGAAGACGTTCTGGCCGACCGTCTGCGGGCTGTAGCGGATCCCGTGCTCGCGGCAGAACTCAGTCCAGGCTTCGCCGGTGACGCCCTCGTCCTCGTCGAACGTGACGTAGATGCAGCTGCTCACCGCTCCCCCTTCGTGTCCTGCCCGTCCCCGGCCCTGAATCCCCGGGAACGCAGCCAGTAGTTGGCGCACCCGAAACTGCACGTGCACCAGGCCCCGGTCCCGTCCGGTGCGGTCTCGCAGGCCCGGTGCTCGCGGACAAGCTGCCGGGCTTCGGGTGGCCCGTCGATCCGGTAGTCCTTCATCGCTCCCCCTCCTGGGTGTCGTGGCCTTCAAGGTCGATGACCTTCGAGTCGGCGTTCAGGTCGGCAAGAGTCTTGGTGGGATCCCACGTGAACCAAGGGCAGTCGTCGGTCTGGCAGAACGCCTGCGTACCGCCACCGAGCAGGAACACGGGCGGCTCTCCGCAGCCAGGACACTTCAGCCCTACCGGCTCGGTGCTCATCGATTCCCCTCGCCGCGCTCAAGGTAGCCAGCGATGCGCCGGGCAAGGTCGGCCGCATCGCCGAGACGGTTGCTGAGATCCTCCAGCCAGCCGGCGAGCATCTGGTCCGCCTCGGCCTGCTGTGCCCGCAGCGCGGTTCCCGCGGCTCGTTCTGAGCGGTCTGCCAGATCGCGCAACTGGTCGGCGTCATCCATCGTCAGGGCGGCGCTCATCCCCGTACTCCTTCCGGGTGATCAGGGCAGCCTGCCCTGTGTGCCCCGGCGTCGTTGCGCAGGCAGCCGCAGGGCCAGAGGTGGGCCCGTTTCGGGCGCCGCCAGTACGACTCCTCGTGGTAGTCGAATCGGTCCCACCCCTCACCAGGGCGACCCGCGTCCACGTTCCGCTCCCATCCCTCACCCTCGGGCGGAACGTCTGCGGCGTCCCATGCCTTGCGCTGGCCGGTAGTGGTCTCGTACTCGTAGTCCGAGTGCGCGAAGCGGGAGTGCAAGGTTCCCGTCTCGGTGCTCATCGCTCGTTCTCCTTGGTCTCGTGCTTGACGCGGATCTGCTCAAGCCAAGCCTGAAAGCTCAGCGGGAACAGCCGCAGGAATCGCGCGGTCCATGTCTGCTCGTCAGCGGTGCGCCTCGCCATGTCCGCGCCCCGCTCCCAGATGTCCCGCGCGGTGTAGATCTCCGGGCCGTCCTTGCCGGGGGAGCCCGCGCCGCCGTCGCGCAGCCACTCCATGTGATCAGCGAGGGCATTGAGACTGCGGGATCGGGCGCTCATGATTCTGCCTCCTGCTTGCGGCGGTACCCCTCAACAGCCTCGGTCAGGATCTCCCCGTAGGGAACGCCACGACGCTCAGCCTCGGCGCGCACCCACCCCGAAAGCTCGGCCGGCGGGTGCCAGCCGAGCATCGGGTTCTTGTGCTTGTTGGGCATCAGGAGCGGCCGAACATCTCCGCCAAGGGGTCCGACTGCCTGCGCATCTTGGCCGCGAACGTGGCGCAGACCTGGATGCCGGTCAGGAAGCCGACGATGCCTTCCTTGGTCACGAACTTGAGGATCGTGCCGTTCCAGCCGACGATCCACTGCTCACCGAGCGGCTCGGTGAGCAGGACGTACTCAAGCATCCCCGCGTCCTGGTAGGCCTTGAGATCTTCGTAGATCCGCTCGTCCGTAACCTCGGGCGGTTCGGCTGGATTGAGATCCGGCACTGGCATCGGGTGGTCCTCTCTGGTGGTTAGCACCTCTGATGGACTGACCGTAGCGCAGGTGCTAACCACCGTCAAGCCAATCGGTAGTGATTCCCTCACCGAGAGTCCGCCCGGCTCGCTCCGATCCAGTCGCTAGCCAGTTGCATGAGCATCGCGAGTTCATCCTCGGTCAGTTCCGGGGCACCGGGTTCTCCCTGAATCCCGGCCTGCCACCGGGCAACGAGACCGGGGCGCACGATGTCCCCGTAGACCCGGTCGGCGATGTCCGGCCCCATCTCCCGGGCCACCTCCAGCAGGCACAGCACGTCCGGCATGTTCCCTGCGGTGACCGCCTGGCGGAGGTATCCCTCAAGCTCCTCAACGGAGCCGACTTCAACTGGCTCCGGGTCAGGCGCCGATGTTGCGCTCATGGTCTTCCCCACTTTCCTGTGTCCACTTTGCCCGTTGTCCGGTTTCCGGACGATGCCCCGAGAATCCGTCCGGTTTCCGGACGGGGGCACCTCCGATCGTCCGGTTTCCGGATTGCGATATGCCTCTGACCTGCACGACTTGACAACTCCTTTGCTGGGGACCTACTACTGGCGTCGCAGACGACCCCCCATCCTCCGGGCCCATCCCTCGTAGCGCTGGCTGCGTCCAACCCCGGATTCCTCGGCGAGAGCCAGCCAGCCGCCCCGGTCGTCCGGCTCAGTGCCGTCGTTCCAGAGTTCCGCGCCGATCCTCACGCGCAGGTCAGCAGGCGGCATCCCCTCGGTGCGCAGTAGGCGCTCAATCCGCGAGAGCTTGCGGAGCGCCTGGGCGAGCTGGTCGTCACGGGACAGGCGCGGCTTCACGTCGGAGCGGAACCGCGCGTAGCCGCCGAGGTGGTCGGCGCTAACGCTCTCCAGGATCTTGCCGCGGATCTCGGCCGGGTCGCACCATCCAGCCTGCCCGCGCTTGCGGCGGTTGCACCACCAGACGATCCAGTCGCCCGTGCCCGGCTCGGCGGAGAGTTTGTCGTGGTGCCCGCAGACGGGACAGTCGCCGACGTACTTGTGCGGGAACTGCTCGCGTGGCCGGACGCCGAGCTTGACGGCTATGTCGGCGAGGCAGTCTGCGGCGTCGGAGTGCTGGCACCTTGCGCCGAGCGTCACGGCTAGATCGCAGGGAGTAGCGGGTTAGCTACAGGGGGGCGCTGCGCTCGCAGGCGCTTGAAAGGTACGCTCATGCTTGGTCGTCACCGGGCTTTCAACGGATCGGTGGAGGCAAGTCCCCGCGTCCGGCGTCGCAAGCGTCGGCCGGGGGCGTTTCAGTTGTCGGGCTCAGGTTACCGCTTCGTCACGGCCTGTGCGCAAGGCCCGGGAATCATCACGCCTGGTAGCGAGCGCGCGTCAGGCACCCCAGCGGGCAGCCATGTACGAGACCGCCTCAGCGTTGACAAGGCTCACGTCCTCGTAGGTGCGGTGGATCCGGCACCACGTCACGCCGCCAAGACCGCCAGTCCGTATCCTCGCTGCCGCGCCCTGCGGGGTGAGCTTGTGAAGCTGCGCGATCTCGCACGCCGAGAGCTTCTTATCGCGGTAGAGCGCTGCGGCTTCTGCTGGGGCTAGCGTCATGTGCCCAGGGTGTCACGCTCTGCCGACAGCGCTGCAGACGCCCAGCTTGGCACCGGAGGGTCGCTGGGGATCCGGCTAGTGTCCTGGAAGCGCTAGCGGCGCCGGTTCCTCCGCGCCCACCCGTAGCTCCCCGTCCGCTCGGCGCCGTTCTTCATCAGTCCCGCGGACATGAGCACCTTCGCCCCGGGCCGCACCGCCCTCCCGTTGCCCCCGCAGACGTGGCAGAAGCGGAACTTGGAGCGGTGCAGCGCCCCGTAGTGCCGGGAAGCGCCCTTGCAGGCCGGGCACGCCATCAGCGGGTGGATGTACCAGGACAGGACGTATAAGAGCGCGGCACCGAGGAGGATGACCCAGATCATCCTGTGAGCATCCCACTACGGTGGGCGATTGCAAGGGGGCCAGCACAGAAGCACGCCCCGGCCGCGATGGCCGGGGCGTGCTTCTGTGCTGAGCGTCAGCCGCTCCCGTTACTCCCGGCCGAGGCCAGGTGCCCGACCTGCTCACTGGCCCAGTACTCCCTCAGGCTGGCGATCAGCCCGTCCTCGAACTCGAGGATGGCCACCTCGCGCATCCGCTTCCGCGCGCCCTTGACGAGATCGTCAAACTCGGCTTCCCATTCGGCGATGGCCGTGGTGCCGTCCACGTAGAGGCTCAGCAGCTTGCAGGTGATGTTCGCCTGGGCGCCGACCACCTTCGTTTCCCAGTACCGCCGGATCGCTTCCCGGTCCGGGATCGCCGCTTCCATGACGCGCTCGTGGTACCGGGCGCCCTCGGTGAAGATCGTCACGATGAGATCCGGGTCCTGCTGCTGCCACGCCTGGATGTAGGTGGCGATGACGTCCTCGACATGCTCCCTGGTGAGCGCCATTCAGGCATCCTCCCCGATCTCGGCCAGTTCCAGCGGCGGGTCGTCCTGCGAGCGTTCCATGATGAGGCCGTGCAGGGCGGCCGGCTCCCGCAAGGCCATCTGCGGCGCGGTCTCCGTGTCCAGCCGTGCCCACTTCCAGTGCCCTTCGGAGACCTGGATGTCGCTGGCGAACCCCGTGTAGTAGCCATCCATGATGGTCTCCCCGGGCAGCACGGCGAGATGCAGGGTACCGAAGTACCGCGTGTCGCTGACATTGCGCCAGTGCCCCATCAGGTGGCGGCTCGCCAGCTGGGCCTCGATTTCATTCCTGAACCCGGACGCGCGGCCCTCGGTCCGGGGCTGCGGAGGGTAGTTCGTGACCCGCACGCTGCGCCCGGTCACTGCACTCACGCAGGCCACGTCAGCGTGGTACCGGCGCTCGCCGGCGTGGGAGAAGTCGTAACAGGTCAGCCACCAGCCGGCGAGTGCCTGCGCCGGGAAACCCTGCGGCACCTCTGCCAGCAGGACCCCGGACGGCTCGGCTGCCTCCTCGCCGGCGAGGTGCCTGGCAGCGAGCAGGACGTCAGCGGTCGGGATGCCGCGCCCCTGCTCCCAGGGGCCAATGAGGTCGGGGTCAACATCCCAGCCGGTCATGTCGCTGAGAAGTTCCGCGAACTCCTCCTGACCGACGCCGAGCTTCTCCCGGGCGCCCCGGAACTGGGATGATGCCACGCCGCGGAAGTCCGGCGGGCTCGCCCTCCTGGCCGCAAGGCTGATGACTTCTGCGTTAGCCAGACTTCTCATTGCTGCGCTCCCGCTTCCGCCCCCTGCTGATTCCCCGCTGTGACTGGAGCTCCGCGACGTCAGCCTTCAGGCCGGCGACGTCTTCCTGGAGCTTGCGCACGTCGGCGAGGCTGATGGGCGCACCACCCTCCGTGCCGTCCGCCGCCAGGTCCGCCGCGATCACGAACGAGCCTTTGCCGGGCCGGGTCACGACCAGCCCATCGCCGGCGAGCAGCCGCAGTGCCTCGCGGACCGTGCCGACTGCCACGCCATGCTCGGCCGCCGCCGCGTCCAGTGATGCCACGGCCCGGTCTCCGGGCGCCAGGTCGCCGCTCAGGATGCGCTTGCGTATCCCGGCCGCGATCTCCTCGTGCGCGCTCTGCCCCTTCGTCACGCCTACAGCGTAGGTCTTCCAACTCTGCCGGCAAAGTAACTACGCGACAACACCCTTATGTAAGTGTTGACAGTGCTAGAACGGTGAGGCATCATAAGGGCGATGAGTGAGCCACTGGACCCCGGGAGTGACCTTGAGCGCTGATTCCGCCTCAGTTGCTTCCCGGCCGCCTAGTGCACCGGAGCCGCGGATGTACCCGATCGCCAAGGCAGCCCGCATTCTCGGCGTCTCCGTCGCCCACCTCAAGCGCCGCCACCTTGCGGACCCGTCCGAGGTCCCGGCCAAGCGCATCGGCGAGAAGTGGCTCGTGCCCGTCGCCTGGGTGGACGCGTTCACCGCATGGCCGGAAACGACCGGGAGCACGTCATGACCCGCCTCCCCGACTGGGTCCGCAGCCAGCGCAAGGCCCGCAACCTCTGTGAGGACTGCGGCCAGAAGCCAGGCGAGACCTACTGGCAGTCGGCCACCGGCCCGCTCATCTGCTGGGACTGCTGCGAGAAGCGCCGGGCGGTGGTGTCATGACCCAGCCAGTCACCGGAATCCAGTGCGCCGCCGAACGCCCTGTCGGCGGCGAGCGCGCCATGTTCGCCACGCTGCGCTGCTACCTGCTCGACGGCCACGACGGACCACACAACGACTGCACTGAGGGTGTCACCTGGGAAGCGCAGCGGCTGAACTCCCCCGGTCACATCATCCGCGACTATCACCGCCAGGGGCGCCCGTCATGAGCCCCGCAACGAAAAGCGCCCCCGGATGCCGTGTCACCGGCATCACAGGGGCTCGGACTCCAAGCCTGGATCGGAAGGCCGGAACCGTGGACCCCATCCTGCAGCAGAAGATCATGCGCCGCGCCCAGCGCCACGCACCCCGCCCGGAACCGGAGCAGGTCCCGCTGCACTGGCGTGCCTGCTTCGCCGCGATGGCCGAGCGTGTCGGCAACATCAGCGACGTCATCGCCTGCACCTACAAGGCCGAGGACCGGCCGGTGCCTGCATGGCTGCGGGACGGCGCCCCGCCCGCCAGCGCCCCGGACGAGGACTACGGTCCCCCGGCTGGCCACCCTGAGGCGGAGTCCCTTCCCCTCGGTGCGCAGGACGACGTGATGCTCGCCGGCTGGTCACTGGACCTCTGGCCGCAGGACGAGTACCAGCGGATCACGGCGGAGGGCGAGCGATGAACCGCGCCGACCGCAAGCGCTGGGCCTCGGCCCGCACGCTCGCCGACCTCGGGAACCTGACGGCCCAGTGGCTGGAAGGGGACATCATGTCCCAGCCGGCCTACGCCCCGAACTGCGGCCCCGACGAGGAGACGTGCCCGCTCACCGGCGCCCTCGCTGCCTGCAACCGCGCGGGCTTCGTCACGGACTGCTCGCAGCCCGGGTACTCCGGTGACGGGACATGGGAGCAGCGGGCAGCCGTGGAAGGCTTCGCCAGTCCCGGTGTCCTCGGCCGCATCCTGCGGGAGACGGACGGGACCGGCCTCATCGTGATCGCCCAGCGGTCGTCCCGCCGCCGCGTGCGCTACGGGAAGGCTCACGTCGTCACCCGTCACAACGGTGCGGCCTACACGCGCTTCGGCGCCCAGCTGCCGCGCCGCGACCTCCGCGACCCGCACGTGGGCTACGGCATCTGCCACGCGGACGCCGTGGACGCCCTTTGCCGGGCATTCCGGGTCACCGTCATCGACCCCCGGTGGGGCCGCAACGACCTGCTCTGGCCCGCGCTTGAGCGGTTCGCAGCACAGGAGGTGCGCGCGTCATGAACGCCACGACCACCGACCCCCATGCTGCATGGGTAACCGCTCCCCGTGACCTGGAACTGGACCGCTACCGGGCGTACTACGCGGCAAAGTTCCCGCCCCCCAGTCGCACAGTGAGCCGGACGCCCAGCGCTGCGGCTCACTGTGCTCCCACTTCCCAGGAAGCGATCACCCGCCATGCATGACATCACGGGCACCTTCGGCCCTCACCCATGGTGGGCCGCGCCGTTCTTCTTCCTCGCCAACGACTTCGGCTGGCTGGGCTGGCTCATTATCGTCCTCGCCGCCCTCGGCACCATCACGGTCCTGACCTGCACTCTGAACGTGCTGAGCTCGCTGCTGCTGCGTCTGCCGCCTCTGCGTCACCTCGGCACCGCGTCCCCCGTCCCTGCGGGCGATGGCCGGGACCTGCTCCGGGCAAACGTGCGCGCCGCGAGCATCCCGGAACTGGAATCCGCTGCCCTGGCCCGCGCCCGCGACCTGTACGGGCCGGACGCGAACCTCACCGTCGAAGCCGTCGAGAACATCGCTACCTCATCGATGGGCGAGCACCAGTTCATCGCCGCCGTCTACGTGCGCCGCCTCCCGGGCCTCGCTCCCGCGCCTGCCGTCCTCAAGTCCAGCGTCCAGGAAGGCGCCCAGTCATGACCTACACCCTGCACGGCGACCCGGCCATCATCGTGGTCCTGCTCGCCATCCTCGGCGCGATGCACATCCTCGACGGCCTCGGGAACTGGGTGCTGGAGCGGATCAGTATCGACCTGCACCCGCTGTGGCACGTCATCCCGCGCCGCTTCAAGGTGAGCGTCCGCTGGGACCGGCCGCACGCGATGGTGACGCTGCCCGATGGCTCCGAGGCGGTCATCCTCTACGTCCAGGAGCACGACGACGCGCCCTACTCCGTCGCCCTCGTGCAGCCCTGCGACGAGGACGAGGATCTCGGCCCGGCCATATGGGTGCCCGTCGGCTCCCTCTCATCGCTCCCCGGCCACTCGCTACGGGAGACGTGGCGCGCGATGCGCGGCAAGGAGAACGAGCGCGCATGAGCCCGAACTTCGTCGCCTACATCATCCTGGCTGTCGCTGCCACTACCGGGACGGTGCTGTCGTGCCGCCGCACGGCGCGCGACTACGGAAGCCGGGCGGCGGCGAAGGAACTGGCCGTGGCTGTCCCGTCCCTCGCTGCCTACCTGGCTATCTGCCCGTGGCTCGGCTACGGGCTCCCCGCACAGTTCCTTGGTGGCCTTGCCAGCGGGGTAATCCTCGCGATCGGGCACCGCTGGATCCCGTCCCTGACCGAGTACATCAGCGACAGGAGAGCCCGATGACCAGCCAGCCGCTCGAGATCGAGATCCGCCGCAAGGGCCGCAAGGAGGACTCGTTCAAGGTGCAGGCCGACCCGGCGAACCCGGCCGAGCTCAGGGAGATCCTGACCGGCTGGCTGACGGGCAACAAGTGGGGCCGCGGCAAGTGGGACCAGTTCGAGGCCGTCGCGTTCGCTGACGGCACCTGGAAGAAGCTCGCCACGGTGAGGGCCTCGTGACCACCCGCACCCGCCGCCAGGATCTCGGCGAGACGAAGACGAAGGCGCAGCAGCGCAAGGAGCGCTGGCAGCGCAAGCTCACCGCCTCCGGTGACGCGTCGTCACGGTTCGCCGTGAAGGCGGACTGGTTCCGCTCCTCGGTGCGGCTGATGATCCACCGGCACACGAGGCCCGGCGGTCTCGGCCTGCTGGCCGTGGCCGACCCTCGTGCGCTCACCCAGGCGGACCAGCTCCTGGATTACGCGGGCGATCTCCTGGCGCAGCTCGCCGCGCGCCTGGACGGAGGCGGCTATGACCAGCCGCGCTAGTGAGGCAGTCGCAAAGGGCAGTCTGCCGCCTGAACCGGACGCCAGGAGTCAAGGCGTCCAGGCGCGCGCGCGCGAAAGCATACCAACTGCCCTTCCGCTTGCCCGCGTCACACCCGTCCCCGACGACCCGTACACCCGGGCCAGGGACTTCCTGACCCGGGTCTTCGGCGCGTTCGTCATCCCGAGGGGGACGAACCTGCTCCAGGTCGATCACGGCTCCCTGCACTCCGCGCACCTGCGCCACGTGGAAGCCGCCGGCGAGTGCAAGTCCCCTGCCGCCCGCGCCCTGCGCCGGGCCTGGGGATGGCTGCACCTCGTCGTCAAGGCGTGCCTGGATGTCGCGGAGTGGCTGGCCGAGTCCCCTGCCCGTGCCGTGGCCGCCGTCGTCGTCTATCTGCTCGTCACCCACTGGCTCTAGGAGGGCCTGATGAAACTGACCGTCCCCGAGCTGGGAGTGCTGTTCCTGCTCCTGTTCGGCGTCCTGTACTGGCTTGGGACCTGGGCGAAAGCTCGGGCCGTGCTCGCATTCCTCGGCGTCGTCATCGTCGGGACGTCCGGCTTCATCGGCCGGATACTCGCTGACATCGGCACCTGGGCGCAGAACACCTTCGGGTCCGTGACCGGCTGGGCCCTCGGCACGGGGTTCGCCGCCGGATTGTTCATCCTCCTGGCCATCGTGCTTGCCCATCACCTGCACCCGAAGGGCAAGGCGAAGAAGTCGACCGGCTGGATTGCGCTGGCCCTCGGTGTCCTCGTCGCAGTCGGCGTGGCGGGGATCCCGGCACTGGCCGGCCTGCGCGGGGCCATCCTCTCGCTGACCGGCAACGCCGTGTCCGCCCTGAACTCGATCTGAGGTGTGACATGGAACTCATCGCCATCCTGTTCGTGATCGCCATCTGGGACGTCTCCAAGTCCGCAGTCAAGAATGCCCGCGCCGGAGCTCCCAAGGCGTCGCCAGCACCCGCAAAGGCAACGCCGGGACGCGCGGGGAAGTCAGCCTCGCGCGGAGTGCGCCAGCGGCAGGCCGGCTACTGGATCCGTGAGGGACTCCACGGTTTCCCGGCTGGCCGTACCGGCTGGCACGCCGGATGGCTTGCCCACAGGGCAGTTCTCGCCCAGCAGCGGAACATCCGTGAGGCTGCGCGCACGAACCACCTTGAGACCGAGCGCGACACTGCCGCATCCATCCGTGAGCACCGGACGAGGCAGGCTGAGGCGCAACGCGAGATCGAAGAGGAACTCGCCGCCCAGCAGGCAAAAGGCAGTCCGGCAACAGGAAGGAAGGCAGTCCGGAGGGCAGCCGACGAGGTGGCCGCACGGCGTGAGCAGCGGCAGTCGACCGGATGGAAGTGCTCCAGTTGCGGTGCCCCTGACGGTTACCCGTGCCTGCCGGGCTGCGCCCCGATCGTCACCGCCGCCCCTGCTGTCGAACCGGAGCCAACCCGCCGCGTAGACGGCCAGCCCGAGAGTGACGCTGACCGGAGGTTCTTCGACCAGCGCGAGTCCGGTTACGACGGCCCGCTCGACCGGGACGGCAACATCCCCCCGGCCGGTGACCCGGACGCAGCCATCCTCAATCGCATGCGCGAGCGCGCCGAGGCAGAGCCTGGCGCTGACGCCTCCCGCAACCCGCAGCCGATCGACACCACCGCATCACCCACCACCCAAGGAGAGCAAGTGGCCGCAGACACCAACTACGACATCGTCATGGAGAACGCCCGCAAGCGCGCCGAGGAGGCCGAGCAGGACGCCGCCGCGGCGGCCCAGCGCCACACCGCCGCCACGCAGCACGCGGAGGACATGCAGGCAGTCGGCGTCCAGGGCGGCACCATGACCGCGCAGATGGACCTCGTTGACCAGCTCAAGAAGGCTGAGGAGGACCACAAAGCGATTGCCGAGCAGGCAGTCGCCGTCAGGGACGCCCTCACAAAGGAGCACGGCGGCATCAAGGCTGCTGTCGATGACGCCCCGATCCCCCGTCCCGCCGAGACCGACTTCTACGTAGGGAGCTAGACCGATGCCCCGCCGTCAGGCCAAGAAGGAAGTCCCGCGCTGGCGGCGGGGCCAGCCCAAGCCTGCCCACCAGATCAACCTCGGCAAGCGCCAGCAGAAGGCACTCGTCCGCGAGGTCGCCCGCCAGGTCGCCGCCCAGCCCGGCGCGGCTCCCGTGACCGCCGCGCCGCAGGTGAACGGCTTCCTCGGCAAGACGCGCGCCTACCGTTTCCGCCGCTTCCTGCCGCCGTTCGCCTGGGCTGCCTGGGTGCTGGCAGCGGGACTGGGCACCGGCACCGCGCACAACATCAAGGCCGCTCTCGTCCTCGCCGGCCTGACCGCGGCGGGGATCTGGCTGTTCACCCGCCACATGGACGGCTTCAGGCATCACGCGTGGCAGGCGATGGCTGTCCTGTCCGCGTTCTGGATCCCCGTGCTGTGCCTGACGGGCTTCGCCCCGCCGTGGCCGCACCTGCTCGTGGCCGCCTACCGGGCCGTCCTGGCCGTCTGCGCCCTCGTGGTGATCGTCCCGTGGGTGCGGCACTTCCGGCGCATCCCCGAGGAAGCGCCCCCTGCTGCCGCCCCGCAGAACGACTACGTGCGGTGGAACCTGCTGACTGCCGAGAAGCGCTGGAACGCCAGCCTCGGCATGGTGGAGGAACTCCCCGGAGGCGGCAGGCGCTACCCGGTCCGCACCGACGGCATCAAGACCACCATCGGCAACATCGTGTCCGCCCCCGAGAACATCGCCGGCGCCTGGCACAAGCCGATGACCGAGGCCTACGCCGAGCGGTCTGCCGACGGCATCACCTCCAGCGGCTACCTGACCGTCCTCGGCCGCGACACCCTCATGCGGACCCGGGAATGGAATGGCAAGGGGATCGACCCGCAGACCGGCACGGCGATCGTCGGCCGGTTCGCGGACGGGTCCGCCGCGCACTTCAAGTTCTTCACCCCCCGCTTCGGTACGCGCCATGCCCTCATCAGCGGAACCACGGGGTCGGGTAAGTCCGAGGTGCTCAACCTGCTGCTGTTCATCGCCATCGAGTGCGGCTACATCGTCCCCGTGGTCCTGGACCCGCAGGAAGGGCAGTCCCTTCCGTACTGGCGCGACCGCTGCCTCTATGCCGCCGGGAAGCCGGAGTGCCTGAACATGCTCCGCGGCCTGCACGCCGGGATGCTGGACCGTTCCCGTTACCTCTCCAGCCTGAAGTGGGACGACGACGGGGTGCCGATGCGCGGCATGGGGATGTTCGACCACGTCCTGACGGGCCTGCCCATCGTCCTGGTCATTTTCGATGAGGCGCACATGCTGCTCGCCGGCGATTCGAAGGACGACCGGAAGGCGGTGCAGCTCACCCTGGACATCGGGCGCCTGGGCCGCAAGACCGGCGAGGCCATGTGGCTGGCGACCCACCTGCCGGGTCTTTCCGAACTCGGCGGCGAGCAGGCCCTCCGGGACATGCTCCGCGGCGGGAATGCGTGGAGTGGCCGTACCGCCAACCGGGTCGCCGGCGGGATGCTCGGCCTGGAGAAGGACCCGTCGCTAATCCCCCAGTACTTCGCCGACGGCAAGGAGACGGCCGGGCTGGGTTACATAGTCGGCCCGGACAACCGTCCCGACGCGCCGATGCGCACCGACCTGGTGCCGAAGGCGATGAAGCGCTGCAACCCTGTCGTGCCCGCACTGGACGACAGGTTCCGCGAGGCGATGGACCGCGCAATGGCGCAGGGCGGCGTCCAGCTGGCAATCCCGTCCGCTGCTCCGCTCGCTGCCGTCCCGCCGCAAGACGACGAAGCCCCTCCCGGGCGCACCGCCGCGGACGCCATTCTCGCCGTTCTGGACGAGGCAGGCGCCGAACTTGACCGCGGGGAGATCATCATCCGGGCCGGGAAGCTCGTCACCGGCCAGTGGGGCCGCGCGAAGCCGTTCAGCATGGGCGCCTGGCGTGACGCGCTCCGCAGCCTGACCGAGGCCGGGCGCATCACGAAGACAAAGCACGGCACATACGCCCCAGTGCGCGCATCCCTGCACGTTGTGTCCGGTTCTGATCACACTGAGTCCGAAGCCACGGGAGCCTAGAACCCATGCCTGCCATCCCGAACATTCCGCTGGGCTTCACGCTCGGCATCGCCGCCGCGGCGTTCCTCGTGGCCGCCGTGACCCAGGCCGCGAAGCCCTTGCTCGCCTCGGCCCGGAAGTCCCGTCCAGGCGGCTCATGGGACCGCCCGCTCCTGGCCATCATCATCATGCTCGGCTGCGGCCTGGCGCCCGTGTTCTTCCTGGACATGTTCCGCACGGTCACGGATCTGCTCTCCCCGGAGATGCCGGACGCCTGGACCGTCCCGGCCGCGACCGAGGGCGCGTTCCTGTTCCTCTACATCCTCGGGCTGTGGCTGCAGCGCAAGGGCAAGCCGAAGGCGTGGCTCCGCTGGGCGCCGTACCCGTTCGCCGCCGCCAGCCTGTTCCTCAACGTCTACGCGGCGCACGGCAACTTCCCCGCGATGGTCGGCCACGCCGCGGTGACGATCGCGTTCTTCCTCCCGGTGCTTGCCGCCGAGGCCGCGGTCCACGCGGTGGCCGTCACCGAGGACGAGGTGGCGCTCGCCTCGGAGACCGCCGACGCCCGGCGCTACGCCCTCGACTTCGTCCGTGACCAGAAGGGCATCTTCTGGCGGCTGCGCGTCCCGTCACTCCTCAAGCGCCAGATCGTCCACTCGCGTCCCCCGGCTGCCGTCCTGATGGCTGTCGCCGAGGGCGCCGAGGGGAAGGGAGCGGCAGCCTGGGAGAAGCCCGTTGAGGACTGGGTGGTGCACGGCCTGACGCGCCGCGAGGACGTGGCCGTGAAGGTGACCCGTAAGCGCGCCGAGATCCGCAACGGGGCCGCTCCGGTGCGCGCACCGGAAGCGTCACCGAATGCAGCACAAGCCATGCCGCCCGTCGCTCACGAGCCCACGGACGGAATCAGTCACGGTGACACCCCGGCACCCGCTCACGAGGCGCGCACGAAGTCGCGCACGGCACCCGCTCTCAAACTCTCAGCGACACGCTCACGGAGCATGCCAGCAGAAGACCTCGCGCTCAACGTCGGAGCCATGCTCGACGTGTACGGCGCGGAGGCCGTCTCGCTGGCCCGCGTGAGGCGTGACCTGCACATCGGCCCGGACAAGGCGCGCGATGCGCTCGGTCTGGCCTACGAGTCCCGCAAAGGGGCCGACATCATCGAGATAGGAGCAAGGCAATGACCACCACCAGCACCCGGATTACCGACACACAAGGGCGCACCTGGACGACGGACCTGCGCAGCGGCCTGTGGCGCAGCACGGACGGCAAGTACGTCATCGTGCGGATCGAACTCCCCGGCGAGCCATCCCACCTGGCGACCAGGTACCTGCTGCGCAAGATCGACCCCGCGCTGGCGAAGGTCTACCCGGGTGGCGTTGGCTACTCACTCGCGGAGCACGGCGAGCACCACGACCTGGACGAGGCGATGCGGTGGGCCGACAACGACGACAACCACTGCCGCCACGCCAAGGCCAACACTGAGGCGCTGGACGCCCTGCCTGCCGATGTAGTCAGCCGGTTCTGGTGGCCCATCTCCAATGGCACGACGCGGGGCGCGCTCACCATGACCCGCGAGGGTGACCGCATCGTGGCCCGCGTGGTCGGCATGGGCCGCACCGAGGGCGAGCAGTGGGAGCCGGGCACCTACACGGAAGCCTCGCTGGCGCTGCCCGTTCCCGCGTGGCGACGGCTCCTGCGGCGCCACGGCTGACCGGGGAAGTGATGAGCGGACTCAGCCCGGGGGTTGTTCCTGCTGGACGTAGCGCCTCAGTGCGTCCCGCACTACCCATGCAACGGAGCGATCCTTCGCTTGGGCTATCCGCTCGATTGCTTCCCGGAGTTCCGGGTCTATCCGCAGGTCAAGCCGCTCAGTCTGTCGTGCCATGCAGTACAATGTACAACATGGCCATACGGAACCGCCTGTGCCCTGATGCTCGCCAGGAGGCAACCCTCCTGGAGCACTGTGCGCACGCCCGGTTCGTCTGGAACCTCGCCGTGGAGCAGCAGTCGTGGTGGCGCCCCGGACGCGGGCGAGCGCCGGGCAGCGCGGATCGCCAGCGGCAGTTGGCGGAAGCGCGCAAAGCGGAACCCTGGCTCGCGGCCGGGGCGTCGTCCGTCCAGCAGCAGGCGCTCCGGGATTTCGACCGTGCGCTGGGCGCCTTTTTCGACAAGTCCAGGGTTGCCGGGATGCCGTCTTACCGCAGCAAGCGCGGGCGCCAGGGCTTCGTGATCCGCGATACCAAGGCTCGGAGACTAAATCGTCGCTGGGGAGCAGTGTTCGTGCCGAAGTGCGGCTACGTCCGCTTCCGGTGGACGCGCCAACTGCCCACCGAACTGCGTATGGCCCGGGTCACTTGTGACAAGACCGGCCGCTGGCATGTGTCCTTCCCCGCACCGCAGCCTGCCATCAGGCGCGAGTCCACCAAGGGTTCGGTTGGCCTTGACCGAGGCATCCGTACCGCACTGGTCACATCAGACGGTCAGCACTACCGCGCTCCCCGGATCTCGGCCGCCCAAGCCCAGCACTACATCGCCCTTCAGCAGCGCATGGCACGGCAGCACAAGCGTTCGGCCAAGCGTGAGCGCACACGTCGCACCCTTGCCGTCATGGCCGCGCGAGTGGCCGACCGCCGCAGAGACTGGGCGGAGAAGATCAGCACGCGCATAGTCTCCGACCACGACTTGGTCGTGCTGGAGAAGCTCAACATCAAGGGCATGATCAGGCGACCCGCGGCCAAGCCGGACCCCGACCTAGCCGGGAACTTCCTCCGAAACCAGGCTCGCGCACGGGCCAGCCTGAGCCGGGGCATCCTTGCCTCCTGCTGGGGAGTGCTAGCTGAGCGGCTAGAGCACAAAGCCGTCGCCTCCGGAGTCACGGTCGTCCAGATCGACCCGCGTTTCACTTCGCAGCAGTGCCACGTCTGCGGTCACACGGCTAAGGAGAACCGCGAGAGCCAAGCGGTATTCCGGTGCCAGGAGTGCGGCCACGAGGATCACGCAGATCGCAATGCCGCGCGCAACATCCTTGCCCGGGGACTCCTGCTCACCACTGGTGAGCTTGTCCCTGCGCACGCCCCGGGGCACGGGGTCTCACGCCCGCAGAAGTCCCCGGCACTCGCCGGGGCAGCGGGAATCACCCGGAGCGCCGCATGAGCACCCGGGAACCTCGGTCCAGTGAGGGCCGAGGGAATGCCAACCCCGCCGAGGCTGACTGGCACGCGCCATGACGCCTGCCGAGGCCGCATCACGCCTCTCCGCTGCCGAGCGGGGAGCGCGCAGCTACGGCGACGCCACCTACACCTCGGCCCTTGACCTGGCCGACCCGGCCGAGGTCCGCGCAGCCGGTGACGAGGTGTCAGCCGAAGCGCTCCAGCGGGAGTTCCTGGAACTGGCCGAGGAGATGCAGCCCCAGGACGTGGACGCCCAGACCATCGGTGACGCGATGGACATGGTCGCCGCCGAGGCGGACGTGGCCCAGGCCGCCCGGGACGTGAGGGCGGCCGAGCGCCAGGTGTCCGATGCGCAGGAGCAACTGGACGCCGCCCGGGGGATGCCGGAGAACGAGCCATGCGACGGGTGCCACGGGGCGAAAGCTTCCGCTGTCGGTGCGGCAGAGGAAGACCTCCGGGCCGCCAGTCAGAGGCTGGAGCGGGCACGGGAACGGCTGCGCGAGGAACTGGCTACTGCGGCCGACATTGCCAGCCGGATGCGTGACGGTCTGCGGCGGCGTCACGGGGGCATCGCCGAGGCCGTCCAGTCGGCACCCGTCCGGGCTGCTGACCGCCAGTTCTACCAACCAGGGGGATGAAGTGCTGGGACATTCGCACGCCTTGTCCGGCGGGGTGACCGGCGCAGGTGCAGGAGAGTTCGTCCTGCACCTGCCGCCGCTCCAGTCGGCGGCGCTCGCCGGCTTCACCGCAGCCTTCGCCACGCTGCCCGACATCGACACCTGCCACTCGACGGTCTCCCGCTCGCTCGGCTTCCTGTCCGAGGCCTTCGCCTGGGTGATCGGCAAGATCAGCGGGGGGCATCGCCACGGCAGCCACTCGGTGCTCGGCGTCGCCGTGTTCACCGCCCTCACGTGGCTGTGCTGCGCCTTCCGGCACACGACGGCCGGGCACTGGGCGCTCGCGCTCCTGCTGGCTCTCGCCTTCGCCGCCGGCCTGCGGGCGCTGCGGATCGGCGGCCACTTCGCGGACCTCCTCGCCCTCGGTGCTGCTTTCGCTGTCGGATGGGAAGGCTTCTCGCTGGCACTCATCCCGCTCGCCTGCGCCCTGGGATGCGCAACCCACATCGCCGGGGACATGATCACGGTGCAGGGCTGCCCGCTCGCGTGGCCCGTGACCATGCGCCATTTCGGCCTGCCCCGCCCGCTGAGCTTCGTTACCGGCACCTGGCGGGAGAACCTTGTGGTCGCACCTGCTCTCCTGCTGGCCCTCGGCTTCCTGGCCTACCGGGCAGCCGTCCCGTACCTCCACGTCCACGCGATTTAGTGTCACCAGGGTCAACCCAAGAGAATGGAGCAAGTCATGGGATGGTCAGTAGGGTTCGACTCCAACTGGAGCCGCGACATTGGCTACGGCGTCCCCGCTATCTGCGATCAGCCTGCCTGCGGCGAGGCGGTCGACCGCGGACTGGGCTACGTGTGCGGCGGCGAACCGTATGGCGGCGAGGACGGCTGCGGCCTGTACTTCTGCGGTGAGCACCTGACTGGCGGTGACCCCTGCCAGCAGTGCGAGCGCTGCATTGACGGGGAACCGCCCTTCGATGCCACCCCCGACACGGCCGAATGGCTGAACTGGAAGCTCACTGACGAGTCCTGGGAGCAGTGGCGGCAGGAGAATCCCGAAGCTGTAGCGCGGGCCGCGGAAGTCGTGGCCGCCCAGGCGATCTAGGAGACTGAACCATGGCCGACATTCCGTGGACCGCAGACCAGCTCACCGAGGGCGTTCACCGGGCACTCCAGGCGCGGGACATGGAAGCCGTGGCCGACTTCCTCCGCGTCCTCGCTGCCGTGGATCCGCAGCGCGCACAGGATGTCTACGACACAATCCAGGCCGGCCTCGTCATCGCGGAGGCTTCGTCATGACCGAGCCAGGGCAAGTCACTGTCACCCTGACGTTCACTCCCCTGGTAGCAGCGCGCCTCGCCGCCGTGGCCGAGCCGGGCGCGGAGTACCGGGACCAGGCACACAAGATCAGCACCGTCCTGTACGAACTCGCCGACCATGCCCAGCAGGCCGTCTACCGTCCTGGCTCCTGGGAGCGGGAGTGGATCCTCCAGGCATTCGGCTACGCCTGGCTGGGCAACCTGGAGCCCGACCCGGAGCACGCTGACATCGGCTGGCAGCGGCCCCGTAGCGGCGGAGCCACCCCATGAGCCTGCACATCACCACCAGCCTGATGTTCAGCGACGCCACCCCGCACACAGCCCGCGAGGAAGACGGCACCTGGGCAGTGTCGTGGCTCCCCGGGCGCAGGCTGGACCGCGAGCAGGCCGTCAGCGCCATGCAGATCGCCGTCACGTCCAGCTCGGTAGAGCCGGGCAACCTGAACTGGCTGCACCTGGACGGGTGGGCGCAGGAACTCGGGCTCGGGCCCGCGGAGGCGGTCGCCATGGCCTCCAGGCCACCTGAGGGCACGCCGTGAACATGCGGTGGCAGGGGACCTGGAGAAGCTGCTGGCCGATGCCCACAACGCGTGCACGACCCTGAAGGCGGCGCACTAGGGCGCAGGGGTTGCCCGTCACGGTCCGTGTGCGGTACACCTACATCGGTGACCCCTCGTGACGGCTCCTCGTGAGCGAGATAACAGTTCCGGACACAGAGCCCGATGAGCGGGACCGGCCAAGACTCTGCCCAGGTGCCTGCAATGCCCTGTACCGCAAGAACGGGAAGGGCATCGGCCGGGAGGGCGACCCGGTCCTCTGCCCCAAGTGCGTCTCGGTCCTGCGCAACGAGCTGTCCGGGCTGGACACGCTCTCCGCGATGCTGACTGCCGAGGCTGACGGCTTCCGCGGTTCCACGGGATCGGACGCGGCCATCAGGGCGCACAGGAACGGCACCGGGAGAGGTTCCCCGTCGCCGGTCTCGGATCTCCTCGGCGAGCTTGAGGACGCACTGCGCCAGTGGGTAGCGGTCAAGCGCCCGGTAGCGGCGAGGCTCGGCTACCTGGCGCGGCCGGTGACGGAGTCCACGTCGTGGCTGATCGCGAACCTGAACCTCTACATGATCGACGAGGACTACGCCGCGCAGTTGTACGACGCGGTCCGCTCGTGGCACTCGCGGCTGGCGAAGCTGGCCAAGGCGGGCCCGGCGCTGGTGTCCAAGCCGGTGCCGTGCCCGCGGTGCAGCAAGATGGGCCTGTCCCAGGAGCGCGGGTCGGACGTGGTGAAGTGCCGCGAGTGCGGGCGGCTGATGAGTGTCCGCGAGTATGAGGATCTGGCCGCCGAGGCCGAGTCGGCGACGGGTGCCGCGATAGCGGGCAAGACCGCCGGCGCGAGTACCTGAACGGGGTCAGCCGGCTGGGCGCTCGGCGTGCCAGAGGCCATCCCGGCCTGGTGGCGTGACCTTCCAGGTATCCATGAGCCCGTTACCCAGGTCAACGAGGAACACCCCTGGAATGAGGCCGGAAGCCACTGTCCCCGCGGGAAGCCGAGGCTGCGGCTCCCCCCTGCATTCCCGTGCGTGAACGCGGGCTATCTGCATGATCTCGCCGGGCGTCTCGCCTTGAATGTTGCTGGTCCAATCGCACCTGCGGTATACGTGCTCCACTGTCACGCCGCCGCCGTGGTCGCCGTAGACGGTGAACTGGCGGAGCGTAACTCTCCTGCGCGGCATCGTCCCAGCGTAGCGAGGCCGGGGGAAAGATCACGACCCTGCGTGACAACCGGTCGGTGGAGCCCCTAAACTGCGCCTGAGCAGTTTCGTCATGCCCTCGATCCGGGAGTCCTCCGGTCGGGGGCTTTGCCGTTCCCGGGGGAGGCGATCTCGCTGCCGGCGTTCCAGGACTTCGAGTTGCCCGAGCCTGCCCCCGATGACCGGATCTACGTCAGCACCAAGCAGGCCGCCGCCGCAATGCGGGTCGCGCCGTGCACCATCACCTGGTGGCGCAGCCGCGGATACCTCACGCCGCTGGACGGATGCCCGCCGCGCAAGCCGCTGTATGCCTGGGAAGACGTGATCGCCGCCGAGCACAGGGCATGGGAAGCGGCCATCAAGGCCTCGGGAACTGACGTGCAGATCAAGCGCCGTCACGCGGCGTGATCCGCCTGACCCCTGACTCTGCCCCCGCTGCGGGGCGTCTCCAGTTCTCATCTCACGGAGGAGTAACGCCCCATGGCCGCTACCGCCATCGCGTCGGTCCAGCTGTCGCGCACGCCGACGGCTGACCCCAGCCCGACGTTCTGTGACGCCACGAACGGGAACATCACGCCCAACAGCGGGGCGACGATCTTCCGGCTGCAGAACACCGACTCGTCCTCGCACACGGTCACGTTCACGACCATCCCCACCGAGGACGGCCTGGCGCTGGCCGACCTGGTGATCACCCTCGGGGCCAGCGCGAAGGAATGGCTGTCGGAGTTCGACACCCGGACCTTCGGCTCCCAGCTGACCTACCAGGCGAACTCGGCGCTGGTCGAGGTCACGGCCTTCGAGCCGTAGAGATGCCGAGCGCTGAGGCAGGCGAGGGGCATCTCGTCACGCTGCTGGCCGCCGTCACCGGGACTGGCGCGGGCACGGGCGCGGACCTGGGTGACATCCGGGATGAGTTCAGCGTGCTCGTGCAGACCACGGGCTCGCCCACGTTCTCGGTGACCTTCCAGGGCTCGGTCGACGGGAGCAACTGGTTCACCCTCGGGTCCGCGGTCGTGGCGGTGACCAATGGCACGACGGTCACCGGGGTCCTGGCCCGGTACGTGCGGGCCAATCTGACCGCACTGTCCGGCGGCACCCTCACGGCCGAACTGGCCTTCAATGCAGGCGATTGACGGGAGGCGCACGTGACGATCTGGGAAACCGTGATCGCCGAGTTGCGCCTGCTCGCGGGCCGTCACGATGACCTGCACAGCAAAGTTGACCAGATCCTCGCAAAGGAGAACATCTTGTCCGATCAGCAGGCCGAGCTCGACGCCGACACCCAGCAGCTCACTACCGTCGTGTCCGCCATCAATGACAGCGTGCAGACCGCCTCGGCCGAGGTTGCCGCGCTGCAGCAGGCCATCGCGAACGGCACCCCGCCGGCGGAACTGGACTTCACCGGCCTGGAGGCCGCGCTCGGCGACGCGCAGACCGCCGCGAACGGCGTGGCCGGTGTCGCCACCGCCGCGGCCCCCCCGGCGCCCCCGGCTTCCTGAATCATCCCCGCCCTGCCACGGACCTCCTGCTCCAGGACCGCGGCAGGGCGGTGCAGCATTTCCGCAGCAATCCCCTGGCCGCTCCTCCTCGGCGCGGCATTCCCGACGCCCTCCGACCTGAGGAGAAACGACCATGGCTTCCGGTGTCCAGTCACCCGTGACCTACCCGACGCTTTACGACACGACCCCCTCCACCAGCAACGCCACGCTCTACACCGCGTCCGCCCCGGCCGTCGTGAAGGGCATCTACGCCATCAACGGCACGGGTGCCGCGGCGACGATCACCCTGAATCTGGTGAGGAAGGGCGGCACGTCGAGCGACGCCTATGCGGTCAACATCGCCGCCGCAGTGTCGGTGGCCGCCAACTCCACCGCGGCCCTGCTGCCGTCGGAGCACCTGTACTCGGCGCTGAACGGGCTCCAGCTGGAGACGGGTGACACCCTGCAGGGCCTCCAGGGGACGAGCTCGTCGATCACACTGCTGATCATCGGCGGGTAAGCCGTGAGCGCCGGGCCCGGCCATCCGGGTAGCCGGCGCCGGCGCCCCCTTCCGCCCAATTGGGAGGGGGTGCATGGGCTCCGGACCCAGTGCCTGGTCCGCGACGGCTTCGCCTGCCGGTGGCGCATGCCCGGCGGCATCTGCGGCCAGCGGGCCAACCAGGCGGATCACATAGATCCGGACGGCCCTGACGATCTGTCCAACCTCCAGGCACTTTGCCCGTTTCATCACAATCACAAGACTGGCGTTGAAGCTGGCCGCGCCGCTGGTGCGCTCCGCCGCAAGATCGCGGCAGCAAGATTCCGCCCGGCCGAGTCCCATCCGGGGCTGATTCCGAAGGGGAACTTATGAGCCAGCGCTGGCCGAACTTCGCCGTCCTGCGGCACAAGCAGGCACACAAGGCCGAGCCGGTCGCCGCACTGCCCGAGGGAGCACCGGCTTCGGCGCAGATCCCCGTCGCGGAGGGTGCCAGGTCCGCGCCACCGCGGCCTGACCGGCCAGCCGTGGGGGCCGGCGAGGGTATCCGGGTCACGGGCGAGGACAAGCCTGTCGGCACGGCCACCGCCCGCAAGGCGGACGAGAAGCCGGCCACGTGAGCAGTCCCGCAATCGGCAGCATCGTCCACTACACCAGCTACGGCACGCCGGGCGGCGAGTACGGCAAGGAGTGCCGCGCTGCCATCGTCACCGAGGTCGAGGAAGCGCACGCCGTAGGGCTGTGCGTACTCAACCCGACCGGCCTCTTCCTGAACCGGGGAGTCATCTTCGACGATGACGACCTGCCGCAGGAGCGCAAGGGTGGCACCTGGCACTGGCCAGAGCGCACCTGACCATGCTCTCCGGCGCTGACATCTCCTGCTGGGGCGCCCCCCAGCCGTGGCAGGACGCGGACATCACCTGGGCTGGCGTGACCGTGACCGAGGTCAGGGCTGACGGCTCCCGGTGGCTCAGCTCCACTGCGGCGGAAGAATGGGACTGGCTCGCGGCGAACGGGAAAGCCCGGATCGCCTGCCTGATCGGCCATCCCGCATCGTCGCCGAAGGAAACGGCGGAGTTCTTCACCTCAGCCGTCACGAATCTCGGCCTGGGCGACGGCGACGGCATCGCGGTCAGCCTCGACACCACTGACAGCCGCAATCCGGCGCAGGTGAGCGTGTGGGCGCGGATGACCGCCAGATCCCTGGAAGCCGTCCTCGGCCGCGTTCCCGTGGTGTGCACGTCACCTGCTTTCGCCGCAGCGGGGAACTGTGCGGGCCTGGGCCCGTATCCGCTGTGGATCTTCGCGCCTGATAGTGCGCCCGGGCAGGCGGCGGTCCCGAAGCCGTGGGAGTCGTGGGCAGTCCACCAGGGAGCCGCTGGCCAGTGCTTCGCCAGGTTCACCTCGGCGGGCAGGATGCGGGCCGCGCTCGGTGCCACCCGGGCGAAGCCACGGCAGCGGGTCAGCCCGGCGGCGCGGGAGTTCCTTGCGGCGCTCAACGAGGGCAGCCCGGACCTGGACGCCAGGATGCGGGTGCTCGGCGACGAGATCGCGGCCGGTCTCGCACTCGAGAAGGACAGCTGATGGCGTACGTCTGCAAGGCATGCAGATCTGGCAGGTGCGAAGACTGCTCGGACGACCGCTGTGCCTGCTGTGCTGGCGGTACTGACTGACCCTGCGGGAGGAGGTACCCACCTCCCTTATTCCGGAGCCGCCCACAGCATTGCGCGGCCGGGATTTTCCCGGGAAGACCTCGCGGAGGGTGGCATGGTGACCATCCCTTATTTTTCAGCGGCTCGCCGGAAATGGTTTCCCGGGAAATCTCAAAATCGGTCTCCCTATAGGGAGCGCTGTGCGCTCAGGAGCCGTCTGACCGCGCTTAACAAGCTGGCGGATCCAGCGGCCCGGGACTGAGCACTTCGGTGTCAGCACCTAGCCCTGGCGGGTGCTCATCGGCTGGCAGCGCGTCCATCCTGATCACAGGCGACAGGGCGCACCCGAACTCAGCGTGCCGCCGGAACGGGCCATAGCATACGACCTGGTGCCCGTCGATCCTGATGAAGAACGCAGCGCCATCCTGCTCGGTCTGTGTTACCCATTGCCCGCCATCGGCGAGGTTCTGGATCCACAGGAAGTGACCTAGCGGTGGCACGACAGCGCGTGCGTGCTGCGTGGCCGATTCGCTCATCCAGGGATCATAACCGGACTCAGGCCGACTCAGGGCTATCCGCGCGCGCGCGGACCCGTGCCCGTCATCTCGGTCATGTCTGGCATGGGCCGATCCGCCTGCTTCGCACGGCCGCCTGCGCCGCGCTCACGCCCGCCACGCGCTCACGTCCGCCCATGCCGGCCGCGCCGTGCGCTCACTGCGCACCGCCTGCACCCGCCGCGCCGCGGGGATGACGATCACGCGCACCGCCGGCCTCGGGCGCCGCGCGCGGGAGTTGCGGCGCGACTGCCGCACCGCCCTCCGGACCACCATCCTTGCGATCATGGGACTACAGTACCCGCTACCGAATCCGCAGGTCAACCGCAACGTGGCAAGTCGCGGAACTTGTTTCCGGCGCCCCGTCAGGTAGCCTGTCCCGCATGGGTGCAGGCAGGAAAACCAGCAGCGAGCTACCCGACGACCTCTGGGCGGCGTGGAAGCAGTCCGGCGCGTCTATCCCGGTGCTGCTGCGTGAGGCGCTCGAGGCGCGGCGCCTGCTGCCCGACCCGGACGAGCAGATGCGCTTGCTCGTCCGTGAGGCTGTCGCTGCGGAGCTGGATGCACGGGGGATAGGCACGGGCAACGGTGCAGCGGCTAAGCCGTCCCGTGTGCCCTCGTGGCCGTCCCGCTAACCGGAGGCTTTGCCCGCGCGCCGCGCTTGCCGGCCGGTGAGCGATCGTGACTCGCCGCAGGTCAGTGGGTTGTCACCAAAGCGGAGGCTGGCAGGTCGGCAGGGAACTGGTCGCGCCGCCAGCCAACTGTGCGCACACCACAGGCGCCGTCGATGCCAGGGTGCGGCTCAATGCCCAGCCTGTACTCCAGCATCCACTCCAGGTTGTGCATCGCGAACACCCGGTTTGAGTCCCACATGGCCGCGTACTGGCCACCGGGGATCGCGAGCAGGGCGTCCGTGAGCCACGCAACGCTGCGCAATCTCACCGTCGGCTTCCACACGGTCACGATGTCGGCGACCAGCTGGTCAAGGGCGGCCCGTGATACCAGCCGCCCGGCGGCAGGTATCCAGCGGGCATCGGCAGCAGCGTCCTCTGACGCCATCTGCGCGTCGGTCGGCCAGACCGCAATCGCCTTACGGCGCACGCTGCGCGGCTTGTCCGTGAGGGCGATGTTGAGCTTCGGGTCTAGTTTGCTGATCAGCCATGCCTCAGTGGCGTCCATCTCGCGCCGCGTCTCGCAGCGGATAAACGACGCGCGCACCGTCTGGCCGCGCTTCTCCGCGTCCTGCATGTGGTTGCCGAGCCGCGACAGGATGTTGGCCGACTGGCCCACGTAGACGGCCTCATCCTCGGCATCCCACAGGATGTAGACGAAGAAGCCGCGCGGGTCGAAGTCACGGGCACCGAGTTCCCTCATCAGCGCATCAGCGGGGATCTCGCCCAAGGGTAGATTGCTCACAGCGGCCTGCCTTCTCAGGTCGTGCCCTGGTGGGTGTTTGCAGCGCTCACCAGGGCGTTTGTGTTCTCCAAGCTTACCGGGTTCATGCCCGGACATGCCGATGGCGCCACCCATCAGGGTGACGCCTATCGGCTGAGATTGCGGCAAAAATCAGGCCGCGTCCGAGGTCGTCGAGGTTGTCAGGTCGTCAGGTTGCGCGACGAACTCAACCGCATCCGGGTCGAGCGGCTCAGTGTCCGCGACTTCCTCGGCCGAACCGACCGGAGCGCGCGCAGCCCACTCGGCGCGGATGTCCGCCAGCCGGTAGCCGCGCCCGCGCCGCTCGCCCACCGTCACGATCGCCTGCCCGTCAGGCGAGGCGTCCGCCACCGCTTCGGCCATCAGCATCGACAGCGCCCGGTCGGCCAGCGTCTCGTACATTGGCTCACCCATGCGCCGCATCTCCTCGCGCAGGTCAGCGCCCAGAGCGAAGCCGTCCTCGGTGCCGCCAGCCAGTTCCACCAGCCCGGCCGCCTTCGCCATGTCGCGGAGCACGGTCTGCTGCGGCGTCAGAACCGGCTGGTCGGACTCGTCCAGCGCCAGGTCGAGCAGCGCCGACAGGCCGCGCCGCAGCCACTCCTCGCCACCCGCCTTAGCCACAGCCAGCAGCGGCTCCCAAATCTCGCGCCGGCGGCCGGTCAGCTTCGGGTGCAGGCCGCGCGCCCGGAACTTCTGCACCTCGCCGAACTGCGACTTCACCCACTGGCCGAGCGCGTCCCGCAGCATCCGCGCCTGTGGCTCGTGCTCGCGGATCACGTAATCCTCCGCAGGCCGGCCCGGCTTGAGCTTGATGATGACGCACCGCGAGCGGATGTCGTCCGGCACGGCCGCACCGCGCCCGGCCATCGCCGCCGCCGTGTAGATGCTGATCTCCTCGGCCACCTTGTTCTGCGCGAAGCAGTCCGTCTCGCCTGCCTTGTAGCCGAGCCGCAGCAGCGTGCCCAGCGGGTGAGTCGCACCTGAGCGGCCCGACTTGCCGAACACGTCGCTCACCTCGTCCACCGTGATTGTCGGCCGGTCCGGCTCGCCGAGCTTGGCGCGGATGGCGAAGCTCGTGCCCTTGGCGCTCCACCCGTTCTGCGACAGGTCGCGGATCCGCCGCAGCGTCTCCGACTTGCCGCAGCCCGGGTCACGGCTGGTGATCAGCAGGCGCGGCGACGCCGGGAACGCGCCCAGCACGTTGGTGTGCGCCACCCAGAGCGTGATGGCGTCCAGCTGGGTGTCGCTGGCGTCGATGAACTTGCCCAGGAAGCTGCGCACCTCGTCGAGTGGCGTCCTAGGCGCGTCCGTCGTGATCGTCATCGTGATCCCCCTTCAGTGAGCGGCCTGCGCCGCATCTGCTTCTCCGCGAAGCTGGTGAGCCACTCCGCGATCCTGGTCTCGATCTCCCGCGCGGCACTGCGCATGTGATCCCCCGTGGTTACCGGCGCCATCTGGCCACCGCGGCAGCGCTCGCCCTCGTGAGCAGCGAGCGCCACCGTGGCAGTCAGCTGCGGCCAGTCACGCGCCCCGACGGCGTGAGGATGAAGTCCGCATCCTGCCCGTAGCGGTTGTGGCTCACGACCACCACAGAGCAGCGGGACACGTGGAAGTAAGCCGCCTCCCGCTTCGTCACGTACTGCCACGTGAGACCGGAGGCGCCGATCTCGAACGCCGGCGGGACGTGACCCGGCCGCGGTGACAGGCGGGCGCACGCGGCCGGTGAAGGCGCCGGATAGCCGCTGCGGCAGTCCACGCCCATACGCGCCGCCTTCACCGACGCCAGCAGCGCCATCGTGAAGTCATGCGCCGAGGCCGCATCGTGAACGCCCTCCGCGGTCGCTGCCAGCAGGAACAGGCCAGCGCGCCGCAGCTGCCGGGCCCATGCACGCGGGCCGGCGAGGGCGACAGGCGCGATGGTGTATGAACCGGGGTGCACGCCGGTCTCGTACTCGGCAGCACCCATCACCTCAAGCTGGCGGGTGCAGGTGGTCTCGTGGTGCTGCGGCATCCGCACGCCGTGAGCGATGACAGTAGCGAGCGGCGAGCGGGCCGCGGCAGATGCCGGCATGAGACCGGCAGTGAGCGAGATGACTGCGGCCAGAGCGGCGAGGCTGGCGGCGGCAGCAACAGCGAGCTTGCGAACGTTCATGGGCTTGCGCTCCTTCGGATCGGATGAGCGGGCCTCGCGCACGGCATGCGCCAGGCGGTCACGGTGGAACAGGAACAGCCACCCGAGCGCCAGCGCCATGGCGACTTCATCCACTGGGCACACCGGGATCTGCACGCATCCGATAACGAAGAGGATGCGCAGCAGCCACGGGAGCTGCGGATCAGTCGCGAGGATGCGCGCGGCACGGAAGGCAATGCGGACAGCGCGCACGACGCGCTTAGCGGCAGTCATGACTGCCGCTGCTTCCGCTGCAGGCACGTGTCACAGATCGGCCTGCCCGTGCCAGCCCAGATAGATATGGCCTGCTGGCCGCACTGGCAGAGGTACAGATCGGCCTGGGCATCCCGCACCCATTGCGGGGCGCCCGCTTCGAGGCGCTTAGCGGTCTGGTTGATTGGCATACCACTACCGTATGGCCTACCGAATTGGCAGGCAAGCGAATCGCGCAAAGCACAGGCAAAGCTTGCTGAGTCCACCTGAGAGCAGGCACTAAGCCACGCGGCAATCGGGGCACGGAAAGCCAGCCTCGAGGGAATAGCGGCCAGGAATCCGCGGCAGTCCCCCGCGGGGATGGTGGCCAGCTGCCAGCAGTGCCGGTGAGCTCGGCACGGTGCGGGGTACGGGCATCCGCGCAGGCCACGGTGTGCATACAGAGGGCCGCGGGCAAGGCCTGGCACGGGATGCGCACTGCAGCAATGGCAGGGGTGGGGGGAGTGCCCAAATGCCGGGCTTCGCCCGACCGGCCCCGTATAGCGGCGGCCTGTGGATACGTATTTCGACCCCCGTGAGACTGTCGGTAGGGGCCTCTAAGCTGGGCGTATGAGGATCCTCGTGCCAGTCCCTGCGCCCGTCCGGGGTGCCTGCGAGTACTGCGGCACCGAGACGGCGCAGGAGAGGTGGAAAACATGCTCTGCGCCTGAATGTAAACGGCGGCGCAATAATGATCGGGCGAGAGAGTATTTCCGCAGCTACGCCAAGCGCACCGGGAAGACGTGGAGATCCCAATACCGCTACGAGCACACGTGCGAGAACTGCGGCAAGAAATGGACGAACTCCGAGCCCCGTACCTGGTTCTGCTCAAATAGTTGCCACAATAAGACGCGCAAATGGACGCTGATATGCCAAAGCTGCGGCGATTTGTGGCAGGCACCCGCTCCAACTTCGTTCTACTGCTCGGATAGCTGCCGCTCCGGCCGCTCCGTGAGTTGCGACTATGACGCCGTGCGCGCAGCCCGCTCGCAGGTAGTCCTCTGGGAACGCCCCGAAGGATGGCTGCATCCACGTCTACTAGCGCGGCTCAAGGCAGCCAGCCCGAGGCTGCCACGCCTGCGCCAGCAGTGGTATTCAGGTCGCTGCTCGTGCTGCGGTACATGGTTTGTGAGTATTGACCCGAAGACCAGGACGTGCTCGCAGCGCTGCTACGGCCGGATCGCCTCGCATGTACGCCGGGCCGTGGAGGCGGCTGCGTTCCGGGCACCTGTTGAGCCGTTGGAGATCTTTGAGCGCGACGGCTGGATCTGCCAGCTCTGCGGGAAGCCCGTCAGCCGGGGCGCCGTCTGGCCGGACCTCCTCTCACCGACGATCGACCACATCGTCCCGCTGCGGCCCCGCGAGGGAGAGCCACGCGGGTTCCATGAGCCGGCGAACGCTCAGTGCGCCCACTACTCCTGTAACAGCAGGAAGAACAACGAGGCGGCGCTCCGAAGCCGCTCCTGATCGGCTAGGGCTCCCTGCGGAATGCGGGCCATCCCTGGCAGTAGCCCGGAATGGGCCGTACCCGGAATGGGAGCAGTCGATGAAGGTTGTCCACCGTGGGTAGCCGCGGCCCGGTCCCGAAGCGCACAGACCAGCGCCGGAGGACGAACAAGGATCCAGCAGGGCCCGTCACGAAGGCACCAGCAGGCAGCCGTGGGGCATCCTCCGGGCCTGGCGTGCCCGAGCCCGACCCTGCGTGGCATCCGCTGATCCGAGACCTGTACGAGTCCGCTGGGCGGTCGGGGCAGAGCGCGTTCTGGGAGCCGACCGACTGGAACATGCTGCGGATCGGCTCGGAGGTCATGTCGCAGCAGCTGAACTCTGGCCGCCCGTCGGCGGTGATGTTCGCGGCCTGGGACGCGCTGATGGCCCGGCTGCTGATGACCGAGGGCGACAGGCGTCGCCTGCGGCTGGAACTGGAGCGCGATAAGCCCGAGGACCCGGACGAAGCGGCGGCCGTGGCGAGCATGGCGGCGTGGCGTGGCAAGCGCGAGGCCAACTGAGCTACCGGGCCCGCTCGACCGGCTGGTAACGCTTCCTCCAGGCGAGCCTGAGTTCACGCTGGGCTACGAGGCAATCTTCTTCGCGGCGAAGTACCTGAGGCACCCGAACGGCCCGCGAGCGGGGCTGCCGTGGGAGTACACGCCGTCGCAGCGCCACTGGATCTTGTGGTGGTACTCGCTGGAGGAGATCACCACGCGATGGCTGTACCAGCATGGGGTGCGCAGGCTCAGCAAAGGTGCCGGGAAGTCGCCCGGGGCCGGCGCGCACTGCATCACGGAACTCTGCGGGCCCGTGCGCTTCTCCCACTTCTGCGAACGCGACCCTGACGACCCCCGGACGTGGGGCGGTGTCCGCGGCAAGCCCGTGGACATGCCGCTGGTGCAGATCGCGGCCACGTCAGAGTCCCAGACCGCGAACACAAACCGCATGGTCCGGGCGATGATGCCCAAGAGCTCGCGGCTCGTGCGCGACTTCGGGCTCGACCCGGGGAAGACGGTCACGTACAGCGAGAACGGCGGCCAGCTAGAGATCATCACCTCATCGGCGTCCGCCGCTGAGGGCGCGCTGACGACGTTCGGGCTGCTTGACGAGACCGAACTGTGGCGCCCTGCGAACGGCGGTTCTGAGCTCGCTGCGGTGATGGACCGCAACATGGCGAAGTCGGGCAGCCGTGGCGTGGAGACGTGCAACGCGTGGGAGCCTGGCGCGGGCTCGGTGGCCGAGGCTACGTGGGACGCGTGGGTGGCCCAGGAGGAAGGGCTCACCCGGTCGCGGGCGAAGATTCTCTACGACGCGTACGTTGCCCCGCCGGACACGGACCTGACCGACGACGATTCCCTGCGGACCGGGATCGCAGCGGCGTATCACGACTGCTTCTGGGTTGACCAGCAGACGATCATGGACCGCATCCTGTCGCTGCGGACCGCCCCGGACGTTGCCAGGCGGTTCTACCTGAACCAGCCGGTCGCGTCACTGACGAGTTGGGTCACGCCGCAGGAGTGGGCGGCCATCTCCGACCCCTCGGTGCCAGTCCCTGATGGCGACGAGATCGTCATGTTCTTCGACGGCTCGCGCACCAATGACGCGACCGCGCTCCTCGGCTGCCATGTCGAGACCGGCCACGTCTTCTGCATAGAGGTCTGGGAGCCGGCGCCTGCACGTGCCGGCGTGGAGGCCCAGCCGGTTCCCGTCGCACAGGTCGACGCGGCCGTGGAGCACTCCTTCGAGCACTGGAACGTCGTTGCGTTCTTCGCGGACGTCCGTGAGTGGGAGTCGTTCACCAAGGTCGAGTGGCCGAAGCGCTACGGCGACCAGCTGAAGCTCCACGCGGTGCCGGGCGGGAAGGATCCGCAGCCGGTCGCGTGGGATATGCGGACCCGGGTCTATGACTTCACGATGGCGTGCGAGCTCACCCTGCAGGAGATCGAGGACCGGGCGTTCACCCACGACGGTGACTCGCGGGTTGCCCGGCATGTGGGGAACGCGCGGCGGCACCCGAATAGGTGGGGCGTGTCGGTCGCGAAGGAGACCAGGGACTCGCCGAAGAAGATCGACGCCGCGGTGTGCGTGATCGGCGCCCGGATGGTGCGGCGGCTGTACCTGGCCGGCAAGCCAGCGGAGAAGAAGCCCCGTTCGGGGAAGGTCTACGGGTTCAGCTAGGGCTTCCGCTCCCGCCGGTAGTCCGGGTGGTCGCTGTAGGGACCGGCCATAGCTTCCGCGATCAGCGACGCGATAGCCCACGCGCGTCGGTGGCCCACCGGGACAGGCGGCCGGTATGACAGGTCGGTCCCCAGCTGATCCAGGATCCTCCGCTTGGCCTCAACCTCGCGGAGCACCCGGGCCGGGTCGTATTGGGCGGCGAGCCTGGCGTCCGCCTTCATGTTGAACCGGGCCACCTCGCCGCCATCGGGCGACTCGATGAAGTTGTCCTGGGTGAGCCATGGTCGCGGCACAGCCTCGCGTGCCCACACCTCGTCCTCGTCCAGGCGTGCCCGCAGGAAGGCCGTCTGGGCTGCGTATTCATCGTCTGCCATCCATCCAGCCTAGAGACGCTGGCAACGCGGGGGGCGGTGGCCGAGCGTGACCGTCATGACGCTCGCGCAGGCCGACGCTCCCTCCGCAGCAAACAGCCAGGACATCCCGCAGCTTGCGCAGAAGATCCTCGCCATCCGCGGTCACGAGCAGCGGCGCCTGAAGCGGATCTCCAAGTACATGCGCGGGCGCCACGACTCGGTGTACGTGCCGCGGGGCGCGCGGGAGGAGTACCGCTGGCTGCTGCACCGGTCGGTGGTGAACTTCCTGCCGCTGGTGGTGTCCACGATTAGCCAGAACCTGCACGTGGACGGCTACCGGCCGAGCGCGGCGGCGGATGTGGTCGATGACGTGTCGGTGGCCCTGGCGGGCGCTCACGACGCCCTGCAGGCCGGTGATACCGCTGGGGCGGCGGGGATTCTCGCCCAGGCGAAGGCCGCGCATGCAGAGGCCCAGTCCCCGCAGGAAGATGACGGGCCGTGGCGGATCTGGCAGGCCAACCGGATGGGAGGCCGTCAGCACGGCCTGCACCGCTCGGTGATCGAGTACGGGCTCGCCTACACAGTGGTGCTGCCCGGGGAGCCGTATCCGGTGATCCGGCCGGTGTCGCCGCGGCGCCTCACCGCCCTGTACGCCGATGACGTTGACGACGAATGGCCTGCCTACGCAGTCGAGGAGACCGTCGTCAACGCGCCCGGCGGGGCGCGGCGGATCGTGCGGCTGTATGACGACCAGAAGGTCTACACGCTGACCGGGAAGGCCGACACTGAGGGCCTGTTCTGGCCGCAGGACGACGACCCGGTCCTGCTCAACGGAACACAGGCGGTCAGCGAGCATGGGCTCGGGGTGTGCCCCGTCGTTCGCTACCTGCACCAGATTGACCTTGACGGCGAGATGGACGTCTCCGGGATCGTGGAGCCGCTGATCCCGCTGCAGGACCAGCTGAACACCACGACCTTCAATGCCCTGATGGCCCAGCAGTACGGGGCTTTCAGGCAGCGGTGGGTCACGGGGATGGTTGTGTCTGACGAGGACGGGAACCCGAAGGAGCCGTTCCGGGCTGGTGTTGACCGCCTCTTTACGGCTGAGGATTCCGACACGAAATTCGGTGAATTCGCGCAAACGGATCTCACGGGGTTTCTCAAGTCGGCCGAGGCCACGATCGTGCACATGAGCACCATCACGCAGTTGCCGCCTTATTATCTTTTGGGGCAGATGGTAAATCTGTCCGCAGACGCCCTGACTGCGAGTCGCGACGCGCTCGACCGCAGAGTGGAAGAGGCCCAGGGTGTCCTGAACGAGCCCCACAAGCAGACCTTCCAGCTCGCGTCGAAAGCAGCCGGCGACCTGGCCGGGTGGAATGACGACGCCGCGGTGATCGTCTGGCGCGACACGGGCGGCCGGGCGTTCGCCGGCACCGTGGACGCCCTCGGGAAACTCACCCAGATGCTCGGCGTGCCCGCGACGGAACTGTGGCAGCGGGTGCCGGGGACGAGTGCCGATGATGTGGCCCGCTGGAAGGCCGCAGCGTCGAAGCAGGGTGCGCTGGCGGAACTGGATCAGCTGATCGAGTCGCAGATGACCCAGGGCGCCCAGCAGGCACCTCCGGGTGATGACGATCCCTTCCAGGGGCCAGCATTGAAACGGACCCACGGCGTGTGAGCCTCTACGCCGGGCCGGTGCCGCTCACGCAGCCGACCGCGTCCCGTGCGGCGCAGGCCCAGATCGCCGAATCTTCCAGGCAGCAGCAGGCGTGGCAGGTGGCATGGCTTCTCTCGCAGATCACCAGCCTGTGGGGACTGCTTGACCTGCGGAACGTGATCTCGTCATGGCCCCAGGTGCGCACGTCCATCACCGCGGTCATCGGGACCCAGTCACAGGCGATGGGGCAGGCGGGGAACGCGTACTATCAGCAGGCCCGCTCAGCAGCCGGGGTGGTCACGCTTCCCCCGCTGCTGAGCGTGCCCCCTCCGCCTCCCCCGGAACTCGTCACGGCCACGCTGGACTCGACCGGCCCGTACTCGCTGCTGAAGCGCATCAAGGCCGGGCAGCCCGTCCCGCAGGCGGCGCAGGCGACCGGGAACGTGATGGCGTCGGCGGCTACCCGGCTGATCCAGAACGGGGCCCGCACAGCGGTCCTGCAGGCCGTCCAGCAGGACTCGGCAGCGGTCGCCTGGTACCGCGTTACGGCGGCGGATCCATGCGCGTGGTGCGCCCTTCTAGCGGGACGTGGCGCAGTGTACAAAACCGCCCAGACCGCAGGATTTAAGGCGCATTCGCGTTGCCGTTGCAGCGCCGCAGCAGCCTTTAGCAGGGAAGACGCCAAGGCCCTCCGCGACAACGACCTGTACCGGCAATGGAGGCGGGTCACCAGAGGTTTCTCTGGACCGGATGCAGTGCGGGCATGGCGGCGGTACTGGGATAAGGCTCACCCTGACGCGGTAGGGGCACCTCGGGTCGCGTAGTACCGCCCTCCCACCGGGTCATGTACCGGGCGAGCTTCCGTGCGCGACCCGGTCCAGCGGCCCGGACCTGCAGGTGAACCTTGGCCATGCTCCCAGCGTAGCGACGGGAGGTCCCGTGGCTTCCTATGGCTCAGCCATCTCCCGCTCGAGTGGCAGTGACCCCCTCGTCCCCGAACCCCTCTCGCCAGGAAGGAAGCGGCCCATGGCCACACCCGACGTCGCGACCATGCGGAAGCTCCAGAAGCAGCGGAAGGCGCTGCCTCCAGCGAAGCCCGGTGGGCGCCCCCGGTTCAACATTCAGAACGCCGCTGACCTGGACAACGCCATCAAGGCGATCGGCCGCATCAAGCCTGCTACCGACGAGGCACGCGCGGCGGTCCGGAGATTCGTCATGATGCGCGCGAAACAGCTGGGTCTCTCTTCCCGTATTCCCCCGACCTGGGCACCTGACGGCAGCCTCAAGGCGGACGGCCCCACCCGCAAGTAACCGCGCTCGCGCGGCACCACGGAGCTCTCAGCCGGAATGGCGGAGGGCTTTTTCATTTCCCGGAATGGGAGGCATCCGCATGTCCGAAGACGCAGGAGCCGGGGCGGAAGGCACCGGAACCGCTGACGCCACCGCACCCGCAGCCCCGGCCGCTGACGCCGGGGGTGACCCGGCGGAGATGCTCGCCGACGCTCTCACCGGCGGCGATGACGGCACCGAGGGTGACCCGCTCGCCGCGGCGCAGGCTGAGGCAAAGAAGTGGCGGGACCTGTCCCGCAAGAACGAGACGGCGGCGAACAGGTACAGAAACCAGGTCCAGGCGGGCGGCGAGGCAGCCAGGAAGCTCGCCGCGATCGAGGACGCCCAGAAGACCGAGCTCCAGCGTGAGACCGACGCCCGGGCCGCGGCTGAGCAGCGCGCGGCTGACGCGGAGGGCCGCTATCACCGCACCCTCGCGGCGGCCACGTACGGACTCCCTCCCGGGCTGATCGACACGCTCAGCGGTGCGACCGAGGACGAGATCAACGCGAATGCGGAGGCCATCGCCGCCGAGATCAACAACCGTGTCGCCGACCAGGTGGCGGCCCAGCTCGCCACGGCCCAGGCGGCGGCTGGCGCGAACGGCACCTCAGCCACTGCCGCGGGAACGGCGGCGGCAGCCCGCGGGCGCCGGCCCGTAGAAGCCATGCGCGCCGGGGCGTCCCCTGCGGGCCGTGACGCGCCGCGGACTGGCGGCGAGTGGATCCGCAACCAGTACGAAGACCTCCGTTCCAGGTAATTCCAGCAGCACCGCCATGCCGGGCTGCCCCACAGTGAAAGGCGGTAAGCCCGATGACGGGTGTCTATAACGACCTCATCTCGCGCTCCAGCGGTTCCGACGCACTCGTGCCGGAGCCGCTGAGCAACGAGATCTTCCAGGAACTCCCGACTTCGAGCGCGGCCCTGGGCCTGATGGCGCACATGCCGCTGTCCTCCAAGACCCAGCGCATCCCCGTGCTGGACATGCTGCCGGTCGCCTACTTCGTCGGAGGCGACACGGGCCTCGTGCAGACGGCGGCGCAGGCATGGAAGGGCGTCCAGCTGGTCGTGGAGGAACTCGCCACGATCATCCCCGTTCCGAAGGCGTATCTCGATGACGCCGATGTGGATGTCTGGGCGCAGGTCCAGCCGCGGATGGTGGAGGCGCTCGGCGCACTGATCGACTCGGCTGTTTTCTGGAATGTCGCCAAGCCCACCACATGGGGACAGGCGATCTACGACGGTGCGGTAGCGGCCGGGAACGTCGTCCAGGATGGTTACCTGGATTCCGCCGGGACCGAGTCGGCGGACGACTTCGGGCAGTCCATCGCGGCCCTCGGGGACGCAATGTCCCAGACCGGCTACACGGTGGACGGCTTCGCCGCGCGTCCCGGCCTGGGATGGCGGCTGAAGGGACTGCGGTCGGAACAGGGTGTCCCGATCTATGCCCCCGACATGCAGAACGGCAAGGCGACGGGGAACTCGCTTCTGTACGGCTACACGATGACGGAGGTCAAGAACGGCTCGTGGCAAGGCGCCAAGGCCCAGGTGCTGTGCGGCGACTGGACCAAGGCTGTGATCGGGCTGCGGCAGGACATCTCGTTCCAGATGACCGATGTGGGCGTCATCAGCAACGACTCCGGGCAGGTCGTCCTCAACCTCCTCCAGCAGAACGCCGTGGCCATGAAGCTGACCTTCCGCATGGCCTATGCCACCGCGAACCCGGTCACCATCATGCAGCCGACCGAGACGATCGACGGAGCGGGGGGGACCCAGCAGCGCTGGCCCTTCGGTGCCATCGCGAGCGCCGTCTGACGCCGGTTCCCGGGCAACACGAAGACACGAACCAGGAACAGGAGAAGACGCATGGGACCGCTCCAGAACGCCAACTTCTACAAGGGACAGCCGACTACCTCGGCGACCACCCTCGCCACCGTTCCGGCCGGCGAGGACTGGATCCTCGACAACGTGGTGGCCTGCAACAACGACGGGAGCACCGCGTACGGCTACACGCTGGACGTCGTGCCCTCGGGGGGTACCGCCGGGGTCACGCACCGCGTGGCCGCCGCCCTGTCCGTGGCGGCGGTGTCCTCGTCATCGCTGGCCTCAACCCTCGGCACACTCGGCATCGTCATGCAGCCCGGCGACTTCCTCAGTGGCCTGCAGGGGACCACGGCGAAGATCACCCTCTGGGTGACCGGCCGCATCCGCACCCACTAGCACCTGACCGCGGCGACGTCATCCGGTGACGGCAGGAAGGGGTAGCCGATGAGCCCGCCCCCTCTCGCCCAGCCGGATGACGTCGCCGCGCGGCTGGGGCGCGACCTGACCGAGGCTGAGGCCACGCGTGCCCCGGCGCTCCTGGCCGACGCCTCGGCGCAGATCCGCCGCTACTGCCGGCGGGACTTCCTGCTGCACGCGGATGAGACGGGCATCTTCCGCGGCCACGACTCCGAGATCCTGCTGCCGGACAAGACCACGACCGAGGTCATCTCCGTGACCGCGATCGGGAGCGACTTCGGCGGCGGCATTGATTTGCCGGACATCCCGATCACCTGGTTCATCTTCGACGGGATCGACCGCATCCGGTTGGACGTGGGGACCGACTTCATCATCAACCTGCCCTATGTGTACTGGGATTCCGATTTGTACCCCCAGACCTTCAAGGTCTGCCGGAACTACGGTTACCCCGAGGTACCCGACGACGTGGTGATGGTCTGCGCGAATGCAGTGCTGTCAGTACTCGCGGCGCCGACTCTTGCGGCGGGCGTGATCGGGGAAACATTAGGGGCGTATTCGTACCGTTTGGAGCGGTCTGGCGGTGGCGTGGCGGTCGCCCTGACTCAGGCTGACCTCGCGGCACTGAAGGACTACCGGCTCACGACTGGCACGATCATGACGCGCCTGCGCTAATGCGCGGATACGACCTGGCCGCTTTCCTCGGACCTCTGCCGCCCGGTCTGGTCCGCCGGCACAAGAACGGCATCAAGACCGACTGTGCTGCGTCCAACCTTGAGTTCGGCACTCACAGCGAGAACGTGCAGGACTCGCTGCGCCATGGCTCACTTCACCCAGCCAAGGGCAACGAGCACTGCTGCGCCAAATTGAACGAGGACAAAGTGAGAGAGATACGCCGCAGATGGGACGCAGGCGGCGTCTCCCAGCAGACCCTCGGTGCCGCCTATGGCGTAAAGCAGCCGACCGTGCACGACGTCGTCAACCGGGTGACCTGGAAGCACGTGGCCTGACCGGAGCGCGGGAGGTAGCCGATGCTGGATCCCGGCGGTCCAGGTGAGTACGTCACGTACCAAAGGGCGGCCATAACCGGCCGGAGCGCTCGCGGCAACGACATCATCACCTTCACCGACTCTACGGTCGGCCCCGTCGCATGGGAGCCCGGTACCGAGGCCGAAGCCGCGATCGGCACTGAGCAGGTCACGGCTGGTGGCCAGATGTACCTGCCCCGGGGAACACCGGTCGCGCCGCAGGACCGGATCATCCGCGAGAACGGCGAAACGTTCGAGATTACTGGCGAGGGTGGCACCTGGACGTCGCCCTTTACCGGCCTCGTCGGCCCGGTCTTCGTCCACCTGAAGCGCGTCACGGGCGCCACGGCCCACATGTCTACCGAGGCGGGTTAGGGGGCACCAATGGGCGGCAGCACCTACCAGGGCAGCTATGCCGGAATCGGTGCCATGCTCCGCTCGGACTTCCTGCAGGCCGAGATGGGACGCCGCGGCGCGAACGTCCTGGCGCAGTGCATCGCCACGGCCCCCGTCTATCACGGCGACTGGGAAGATCCGCACCGCGGCCGGTACAAGGACTCCTTCTCTATGACGATCACCAGCGCTGGCGGCTGGAAAGGGGACAGGGCGGCAGCAATCATCTCGAACTCAGCCCCCGAAGCCCGCTGGGTCGAGTACGGCACGCACCGCCAGCTGGCTCACCACACGATGCTCAACGCGCTGATGAGCGCGGCCGGCGACTGACGTGCCGCTGCCGAGGTTCAGCCCGAAGCCGTTCCCTGACATCGAGGTGTTGCTGCTCAACTGGCTCACCGGGCAGCAGGGGCTCGGGCAGAACGCCGTGCTCGCCCCGGTGAGGCTCTGCACCGACCTGCCGTACATCCCCCCTGGCGCGTCCGGTGCGTGGACCCGGATCAGCCGCGTGTCCGGTGCGACGCGGAGCTATTTCGTGGACCGCCCGATCGTGGACCTGGACGTGTACTCGTTCGACCGGGATGCGGCGTACGCCATCGCGCAGGCCTGCGAATGCCTCCTGCTGTGGCAGCTGCGGGGGGTGAGCCTGCCGGAGGGGACGGTCCAGACGGTCACGGTGGTAGTCGGGCCGCGGTGGATCCCCGACGAGAACCAGGACATGTCGCGTTACGGCGCGAGCTACGAGATCCACGCCCGGCCCTGACAGGGCACGTCACTTAGGCGCTCGCCGGCGCCTGCGCCACCGGGCAATCCACGTCGGGTGCTCCTTGTATTCGCGGTCCACAGCTTCCCACCAGAGGTGCCACGCCTCACGGAATGTGGCCCCCTTGAGCGCCGCATACAAGAACGCACCCAGGATGACCGTTACGAACACGGCAATCGCAATCCCCAGGATGACCAGGATCTGGCCGGTCATGGTTTCCACTCCTGCCGGTAGTCCGGATGGTCGCTGTAGACGGCGGCGTCCTCCCGGACCTCGCCGTCCAGTACGTCTTTCACTATCTGGGCGCGCTGGCGCTCGTCGGTGTCGCGGACACCCTCGGGCAGGTGCCAGCTGGGCTGTTCCAGGTACCGCCTCAGCCTCGCCCGCCTGATCTCGATCTCGATCTCGATCTCGCGGAGCGTGCGGGCTGGGTCGTTGTGGCCGATATGGATTGCGAGCGCCAGATCTTCGTTCAGTGGCTCGCCGTGCCGGCAGTAGGCGATGATGCGCCCGAGGTCGCCGTCAGGCTCGCGGACGCGTACCTTGCAGTCCGGGCCCGTGAAGTCCCATGTCTCCCCGCCCGCGTTCCGCGCGGCCAGCTCGTCCTCGTCCAGCCGGGCGGACAGGAAGGCGATCAGCCAGACGTCAACGGCCTTATCGGTAGTCATCTCTGCCGATCAGTCCTCGACTTGGCCGCCGCTTCGGCCGCCTCAGCGACGGGAATGGGGACGACGGCGGCCATGCGCCTCCCGCGGTTGGTGACGTAGGTTATCTCGCCGCGCACGGCGGCGGCATTGAGGACGTCGGCCAGTTCAAGCCGCAACTCGGCGACGCCTTTCTCTGAAGACTCGCTCATGACATCCATGCTAGCTCATGTACATGGATGTACAATAGACCGCATGGCTACAGACATCTACGCCGTACTCGGCGACGCGGGTGAGATCAGGTACATCGGGCAGTCCGTGAGCGGTAAAGGCAGGCAGCGCCAGCACTGGAACGACCGCACCCGCAGGAACAACAAGCTGCACCAGTGGCTGCGGACGCTGGATGCTCCGCCAGCCTTCCGGATCATCGCCATCGTCGAGGACGGCGAAGAGGCCAACAAGGTGGAGCGGGCATGCATCATCGCCCTGCGCAAACTCACCCGCGGCGCACTGCTCAATGAGCGCATCAAGGGCTCGATCTCCCCTGAGACGCGGGCCAAGCTCAGCGCGGCACACCGCGGGCGCGTGGTGTCCGCCGAGACGCGGGCCAAGATCGGGGCGGCTAACCGCGGTCGCGAGAAGAGCCCGGAACTGCTGGCCACGATGTCCGCGAACGGTCGCGCTATGTGGGCTGACAAGGAGAAACGTGCCGCCATCCTGGCAGGGCAGCGCTCCGAAGAGGGCCGTAAGAACCGCTCGGAAGCTCACATAGGCCGAACGCACTCTGCGGAGGCGCTAGCGAAACTCAGTGCGACCCGGAAGGCCCAGTGGCAGGACCCGACGTACCGGAAGAACGTCCTGACCGCAAGAGCGCAGGTCGTCTGGCCGGCAGTCACTACCGAACCCAAATCCGCCCCCACATCGCCTAATGGGACGGGCGGTGAGGAAACCTGACTAGATAGAGGGTGAGTCTCATTACGGACACTAGGTCAGCTGACCTCACATATGCCGCAGGTGATGTCATGGCGTACTACGCCGACCTGGGTACTACGCCGCCCGCGGGCTTCGCTGCGGTGACATCGCCGTGGATCTGCCTGGGCTGGGTGGACACCACGGGTGCCACCTTCAAGCTGGCCGAGACCATCAAGGATGTGATGGCGGCCGGCACACTGGACCCGATCCGCACCATCACGTCCGCAGCCCCTAAGACGTTCGACGTCACCTTCATGGAGGGCCTGAACCCCGCCGTCAGGGCGCTGTACGACGATGTGCTGCTCGACCAGCTGCAGCCTGCGACCGGCACCACCGTGGCCACGTACCTGATGCCCGAGATCCCCACCGACAACAGGTACTGCTTCCTGTTCGACACCATCGACGGCGACAAGGCGATGCGGAACTTCGCTGTCAACGCCAAGGTGACCAGCCGCGGCAACGACCAGCAGCAGCAGACCGACGCCGAGACCATCCAGCTGACCATCACCCTGTACCCCGACATGATCGGGTCCACCAGGGCGGCGATCCAGCGCTACATCGACTACGGCGCCGCTGATCTGACGCCGTTCTTCGCGTAACCAGTGCGGCCCGGTGCGGAATGTACCGGGCCGTTTCCTGCCGTCCGCGCTGCCGGAATGGGAGCGCCAGAGAGGACCCTGAATGACCGCCGCAGACGCCCCGGAACGGGACGCTGAAGAGGCTGACGTTGTTGACCTCGACCTGGACGCCGAAGATGACGCCCTGCGCCGTGAGGCGGTCGGCGAGCCCACGAGCGTCCGCATCGGCGGGAAGGTCGTCACCTTCCCGCATCAGAAGGACTGGCCGCACGAGGCCAGCGTGTTCCTCGGGAACGGAAACTCGATCGCGTGGGCGCAGCGCGTCCTGAGCGACAAGGACTTCAAGGCGTTCACCGCGGCGAAGGTCCGGAACTACCAGCTTGAGCGGATCATCGAGGTCGTGTCCTCTGCCAGTGGTATCACGCCGGGAAAACCCTCTCGGCGCTCGCGTTCCTCAAGGAGCACCACGAGGCGCTAGAGGCCGACCTGCACCGTTACTACGGGCTGGACCTGCTTGATCACTACCGCGGCAAGCTCAGCCTGCGCAAGCTCCTCGTACTGATCGACGCGCTCCCTCCGGAGTCCCTGACGCTGACCGGGCTCCGCAACGCCGCGCAGGATGACCCGGACGCGGCACCAGTGGAGCCGGTTGATCCGGACGCCGGCCGCTGGTCTTCCCCGGAGATGCTTCTGGCCCTGCTCGTGGACGAGGTGCGGCTGCTGCGGTGGACCACCGTGGCAGCGAGCGCCGGCGGCAATGCAGCCGGGTCGCCTCCTGACCCGGTGCAGCGCCCCGGCGCCAGGCCGAGGAGGAAGCGGCTCAGCATGAAAGACAGGCTGCGCCTGGATCCGCGCCTGCGGAAGAGGGCGGCCGAGGGGGGACTGGAGATACCGGCGCTGGAGTGAGGCTTTCCCGCTGCCCGGACCGGCGAGCGGGAAGGCGGTGACAAAGCGTGCCTTCTGCGGGCGAAGTCGGGTCTGTGACCGTCGCCGTGGTGCCGAGCGCCCAGGGCTGGTCAGACAAGCTTAAAAGCCAGATACTGCCCGAGGCTGACGAGCTGGGCGTTGAGATCGGTGATCATCTCAAAGAGGGCATAGAAGCCGCCCTTGCCGACACCAAGCTCAACATCAACAGCAATGTCGCAGAAGTCGATGCCGAACTCGGCACCCTGGACGACAGCCTTGCCACCACCTCCGAGGGTGCCTCCCATCTGCGGGACCAGATGGGCCAGGTGGCCGCGACCACCCAGGCCCTGGGCGGCTCGGTTGAGGAACTCGCCGGCCTCATGGACGGCGGGGACGCGTCTTCCGAAGCCTTCGCGGAAGCCCTGGCCAATGTGGGCCGCGACGGAGCCGAAGCCGGGGGCGCCCTCAATGAGCTAGCCGGTGCTGTCGCGGAAGAGGCGGGGGCAGCTGCGGAGAGTGCCGCGGCCAATGAGGCGGAGGCCGAGTCCCTCGCCAGTGTCCGGGACAAGGCCATTGAGGCTGGCGCTGCCCTCAAGGGGGTGAGCGACTCAGGCTCGGCAGCCGGCGGGGGCGGCATCGGCCTCGGCACCCTCATCGCCGGCATCCTCGTCGGGGCGGCTGCCCTGGCTCCGGCGGCCGGGGCCGCGATAGGCGTGGGGCTCGTGGGCGGCATCGCCGCCGCGGTGATCGCCGGGGACCCGAAACTCAAGGCCGCGGTGACCTCGATGTTCACCGGGGTCAAGGACGAGGCCATCACCGAACTGGCCCCCATTGCCACCGAACTCCTGCCCTCGCTGCAGGAATTCGCCACGGGCCTTGAGGGGCTGACCCCGGAAGTGGCAGCCGCCTTCCAGGCCGGCCTTCCCGGGCTGAGAGATCTGCTGTCGGGGCTGCACCAGGGGGCTGCGGAGTTCCTGCCGGAGTTCACCTCGGCGCTTCGTGAAATGCAGCCGGCGGAAGCCGAACTCGGGCAGACCGCGTCGCTGCTGGGCAAGACCCTGGGTGACCTTTTCCAGACGTTCGCCTCCAACGGGAATGCCACGCAGTCCGTTGCGCTGGTGAACACCCTGATCGGTGCCCTGGACAAGCTCCTGCCCCCGATCCTGCAGATCACGGGCGCCCTCACAGGCGATCTCGTGGCCGGGCTGCATGCCGTCCTGCCGCCGGTCACCGCGCTGGCGACTGGCATATCCGACGTCGTGTCACCCCTGCTGCGCGCGAATCCCCTCCTCGTGGATGCCGGGCTCGCGTACCTGGCACTCCGCGGCCCAATCGGCAGCGTCACGGCGGCCGTCAAGGCGTTCTCCGCAGCCGTTGAACTGGGCTCCATTTCCAATGCCGACTTCACGGTCTCCTCGGATGTCATCGCCGGCCTGTCCGGCAAGTGGGCGTGGGTGGCGCAGGTCACGGCCGCATACAAGGGCCTTGGAGTGGCCGAGGAGGGCGCGGCTGCCGCCACGGAGGCAACGGCTGCCGCGACGACGGCCGCGGCGGCCGAGGCCGCCGCAGGGACTACCGCCATCGAGGGAACCGCTGTCGCAGCAGACGGAGCGGCGGCAGCGATCGGCTCTGGCGGCCTCGGTGCTGCAATGCTGGCCCTCGGTGCCGCCATACCGCCAGCCGCCCTCATCGGCGGCGCTGCGGTCGCCATCGGTGCCCTCGGGTACGTGGCGCTGCAGGACACCCCGTCCCTCTCCGGCCTCATTGACAAGATGCGGGAAGCCGACCAGGCCAGCGGCTTCAATGTGGCGGGCTACCAGAAGCTGGCCAGCCAGATGTCCCTGACCGGCTCCGGTGCCGTGAAGCTGAACAAGGACATCCAGGACACGGCGTCGGGCTTCGAGAAGGGCCGCTACGGCTCCGAGGCGTACGTCCAGGCTCAGGGTCAGGTAGCGACGGCGCAGCAGCAGGCGTCGGCGTCGGCGAAGAACCTGAAAGCCGGTCTCGGCGAGGTTGAGCAGGCGCTCGGGATCAGCCAGGCGCAGGCCATCAAGGCCGCCGAGGCGGCCGGGGTGTCGTCGTCGGCGTTCGCCAAGGGCGGCCGGTCCGCCCAGGATGCGGCGAACAAGACCATCGCCTACGCCATGGCCGGAGCTCAGGCGTCCACTGCGACGTCGAAGCTCGCGATCGAGGAAGGAATCCTCGGGAGCGCCACCGCGACGACAACAGAGAAGGTTTCGGCGCTGAACAACGCCTTCGCGGCGCTGGTTACCCCGCAACTGACCCTGATGAACGACACGGTGACCTTCAAGCAGGACCAGACCTCCCTCGCGTCGGCCCTGGCGGCCTCACATGGCCGGCTGGGGACCTACAGTACGGCGACGCAAGCCGCGACGACTGCATCGACTGGGGCGGCGGCGGCGGCCCTGAAGCTGTCCGGGGACATCCTGACGTCCACGGGCAGCACGACGAAGGCCATCGCGCCGCTGCAGCGCCTGGTCAACCAGTTCGACGCCGCCGGGCTGCACGGTCAGGGCGCGGCGAAGCTCATCGCTGAACTGAACGCCCAGATCGCCGCCCTGCACTCCAAGACCATCAATATCGACGTGCTCGTGCACGGGAGCACTGGAGCGGCGCCGACGATCGGGGAACTGAAGCCGACTGCCCCGGGCGCGGCTACCGGCGGCGTCATCCCGGGATATGCGCCGGGCGTTGACTCGGTGCACGCGATGCTCTCGCCTGGCGAGGGCATCCTCGTCCCGGAGGCGGTTCGCGGGCTCGGGGGTTCCTCCGCCATTCATGCGCTCAACGCGAAGTACGGCGGATCGCGTGTCACCGGGCGCCAGAACGTGCCACACCACTTCGCCATCGGCGGGGCGGTGTCAGCCGTTGAGGGTGCGGATACCTTCAACTTCACCTTCAATCTCCCGCCCTGGGCCCCCGGATGGGGCCGCAGTGGGCTCGGCGGCGAGGATCTGGCGCAGCAGCAGGCGGACCTCGCGAAGCGGCTGTCCCCCGCGGCTCTCCAGGCGGCGCAGCAGGCCGGGGCGAGCATCGCGAAGGCGTTCAGCGACGGGTCGCTGAAGACCGCGTCACAGATCGAGTCTGAGGCGAAGCAGCTCGACGACGAGGTCCGCAAGTACTACACAGGCTCGGCGCGGCAGCAGCTCCTGGGCACGCTGAACAGCCAGACGTCGGCGCTGGAGAAGCTGGCCGACAAGTCGGCGGCCATCGCAACCGAGATAGCGAATATGAAGCAGTTCGCCTCCTCGGTGACCTCAAACCTGGGGTCGTTCTCCGACCTGTCCAGTCTCACCGCACCCAAGACGGGCGAGACCGCGTCCCAGATCGGTGCCGGGATCCAGACCCAGCTCGCACAGGACCTGAAGGATCTTCAGAACTTCTTCGGCATCATCGGGCAGGCGCAGAGAGCGGGACTGGACAAGACGTTCATCGAGCAGGCCATCGCCCTCGGCCCGGTGGACGGATACACCTACCTGAAGGCGGCGCTCGCCGGCGGCAAGAAGCTCATCGACGAGATCAACGCCGACGAGAAGAAAATTGCCCAGGAAGACAAGCTGATCGGCAATCGGGCCGCGGACATCCAGTACGGCCAGAACATCTCCAAGGGGTTCCTGTCCGGGCTGACCGCCGAGGAATCGAAGCTCAAGAAGAAAATGCGTGATCTTGGTGACGAGATCGCCAAGGAGGTCCGCAAGGACTTCGATGTCGGCCTCAAGATCAAGGTCAAGCTGACCACGGGCAGCGGCGGCTCGGGTGGCGGGGCGGCGACCGCCGTGGCCAGCACTGCGGGCGGCGGGGGTGCGGGTCAGTCCATCAACGGCGGCACGTCGCAGGCGGGATTCACCCGCTCCCAGGCGGCCACGGTCGTCTCCCAGCTGCGGGACATCCACTCGGTGGACAACACCCTGGCCACGCGGCAGCAGATGAACAAGCTCATCGGGCTGCTCACCACCACGAACGCCAAGCAGATCGGGCAGGCAACCGGAACCGCGGTGGCGGACGTGCTGAACAGCGTGGCGAAGGCGGCAGCCCAGAAGGGCCGGTACAGCTAGAGCGGAGGGCCCGTGGCGGACAGCCTCATTGTCGGGGGCCTGATCGAGCTGCTCGGCGGCGGTGCAGGCGTCCAGTCCTCGCTCCCGCTGTGTGACGGTGCCACGTTCACCCTGTCGCCCGGGTTCGACCTCGGCGCCCCGCAGCCTGTCGTGGACATCGTCGAGAGCCTGATCCTCAACGGCGAGCGGCCCTATGGCACCCGCGCGTCAAACAGGACGATCAAACTCCCGGTCGCCATCACGGCTCCGGACAGGACCACCCTGGCCGGTGCCCGTGAGACCTTGCTCGAGCTGATTGACCAGCAGACGTGGACGCTGACGTGGACCCGGGACGGCGGCCTGCCGCTTATCCTGGACTGCTTCCGCGCCAGCCCGTCCACTCCTGCCTATGACCTGATTGACGCGCAGCAGTTCTCCGACGGCATCGAGATCGCCTTCCAGGCGCTCCCGTACGGCCGGTCCGACACGGCCAACCAGCTGAGCTTCTCCTCGCCGATCACCGGCACCACGGCTCCCCCCTCCGCAGTGACGCTGGACAGCTTCTCCAGTGTCTCGGGGACTGACTGGTCGCAATCCACGCAGGCGATCACCGGGAGTTACTCGGCGTTCTGGAATCCCGGCTCGGGAGGCAGCGGGAAGGACGTCGGGTCCGAAGGGGTGGCGTCCTACTCGGCATCCGCCGCCGGAGTGGATATCACCGGGCTTGTCTCCGTGGGACTGTGGGCCGGGTTCGGCTCAAGTTACTACTACTACTCGGGCTTCCCGCCGGTCACCTTCGCGATCACGCTGCATGACGGCACCGGCCACACCCTGTCGCTGGGCACCACCAAGTCCGTCACGGTCTCCGACTCCATCTCTAAGCCGGCGTGGACCTACATCACCGCGCACATCCCGCAGGGGAACCCGTCGTTCGCCTACGACGACATCACCAGCTACTCGATCTCCCTGTGGAACAGTTCCAATGGCGAGCTCGTCAACGTTGTCGCCTACCTGAACGACCTGCAGGCCGTCCCGGTGTCCGCGACCGCAGCAGCCGGGACCAGGGGCACGATCTACTCGCTGGCTGGGATCACCGGGACCGCTCCGGCACCCATCAGCCTGCAGTTCCAGCAGGCGTCCGCGACTGCGACGGACACCTTCAGTTCCCCTGGCGCATTCACCTGGGACGCACCAGCGGGCGTGACCACGGGCGCTGTCGGCACCACTGCGGGAACATCCGCGGGTGGTGGCGCAACCGGATCAGGAGCCGTAGGCGGAGGCGCCGGAGGGGCCGAATGGGCTTTTGAGCCCGAGGTCCCCTTCACGCCCGGCAACCCCTACGGCGGCTTCGTCGGCGCGGGCGGCATAGGAGTCTCCGGCGCCGACGGGAATGCCGGGCAGAACTCCTACTTCACGGGCGACGGCGGCGTACTCGTCGAGGCGAACACGGGCCAGCCTGGGCACGCTAACGGCACCCCGGGGCCCGGCGGGACGGGGAGCCTCAACACCCAGCACTCCGGCGGTGGCGCGGGCGCGGCCGGGGTAGCGAGCAGTCACGGCGGTGGTGCTGGTAGCGCTGGCGGTCCCATCTCGGCCGGGAATCCCGGCTCCGGCGCCACGGGAGGCGCGGCAGTCTCCGGTGGCGGCAAGGGCGGGAACGGCCAGACCGCCAGCAGTGGCAACGGCACCGCCGGGTCGGCTCCTGGCGGCGGTGGGGGTGGGGCGCGGTCCTCCGGTACCGCCAAGGCCGGCGGGAACGGGGCAGCCGGACAGGTCTCGATCACCTACGCGTCCCCGACGCCATTCTCAACCTTGGTGGCCCACCGGCCCGGCCCCGATTCGCCCGCTTCGCTGACGCCGTTCCTGTCCGTGGGCAGCGGCGGGGACGTGCCGAACGGCTCAACCCTCTACCCGGTCCCGTCGCTGGTCAGCGGCATCAGTGCTAGCTTTGGCGGCACATACAGTTTCATGCTGACCGCGGCGTCGTGGGCCAGCGCGAGCAGCGCGCACACCGTCACGATCACCGTCTACCAGTACGAGTATGCCTCCGGACCTTCGATCACCGCGCAGGTCAGCCGCACCTTCACCCCCTCCACCGACGTGACCAACGGCATGGTGACCATCGGGGAACTTACCCTCCCCGTCGCAGACATTGCCCCAGACAACACTGCGGCGAGCTTCGCCGTCGCGGTGACCGACAACTTCACCAGCACGCGCTACCTGGACTGCCTGATCCTCGACACTCAGGGACAGACCTGCTGGGTCAACCTGCCATCCACTGAGTACCCGATCATGTATGTCGACGAGCCGGCGAGCGACCGCGATCTCGGCCGGGTGATGGGCAGCGCGTTCGGCAGGTCGCAGGCGGTGTCCGTGCTGGCGAATTCGTTCGTCAGCGGAGGACCCCTGACGGTGGATCCGGGAAACGCAAACACCCTGCTCTGCTACTCAATGACCGGCGTGCCCAGTCTGGCCGCATACTACTCGCCGCGCTGGTTCCTGGACAGATTGTCCTAATTCAGGGAGGAGTGCCCAGTGCGCAGACTCGCGTTCCTGCTCGGCATCTGGCTCGTCTCACTGGCGATGGCGAGCGGCCGGTCGGTGCCGAGCCGGAAGGCCAACAACACCAAGAACCGCGTCAGCGCCGACTATGCGGCGCACTGGACGGCGACCAATACCAACACCACGAACATCACCACGCAAACGACCAACCTCACGAACCTGGGGACACGGCTCGGCGGGAACACCCAGCAGAGCTACCTCGGCACGGTCACGCAGGCAGCGGTGCCCGGGACCCAGGCGCACACCGGGGTCGGGACGATCAGCGGTTCCGGGGCGAGCAACAACATCACGAACGCCGAGTTCAATAGCGTGAACACGACGGTCAATGACATGGCGGACTTGCTGAATGCGCTGATCGGAAGGCTGACGGCCGGGAACATCCTGGCCTAGGCCACGTGCTTCCGATGTCGTGAGCGGGCACGCAGCCACTCCGTAAAACGGGAGGAGTGGTGTAGCCATCGAGCGCCGAGATCTCTCGCAAATTCTCACGACTAAGCAGGATGGAAGCGACTCGCGCTGGCTCGGGGCAATCGGCCATGTGTCCGGACTGAAATTTTCGTTCAGTTACCCGGGCGGCTGCGACCAGATGTCAGCGCTCCTCCAGGTGCCCCCCACATTCCGCACCGAGGCGCTGAACCCCGGCCGCATCGTCAGGATCTACCGGGGGACCGGGGTTGTCTGGAACGGCCTCATGGACGAGCCAGCACCTGGCACGGACGGCTGGACCCTGGCCGCCCATGGCTCAGGAGCCTTTGCCACCCAGTTCTGCGATATCTACACGACCTGGGACGACCCGGACGACCACATCAACCAGGCGATAGCCCGCGGCATGAACTGGCGCAACCCCGGGGTCTCCGGGGTCTCCGGACTCTGGCTCGGTGACCAGGTGGACTCCGGATCACAGATGATCTCCGACTTCCTGTCCGGCATTACCGTCCAGGGTGCGCTCGGGTGGAGCATCGACCGCCGCGACAACACCTTGTCGATCGGGGTGCTGCCGACGACGGTGAACCGGCTGCTCGTCTGCACGATCCCCGTGGCCAGGACGGTCGCCGCGGACATCAACAGCCTGTTCCTGTACTACCAGATCACCGACGACACCTCCTCCACGGCCACGGCAGCCACCTACGGCACCGTGAACGTCACCAATGCGGCGGACATCGCCGCGCACGGGACCACCGAGGACTTCTACGACCTGAGCAGCAATGGCGTCATGACCGCGGGCGCAGTGGAAGCCAACGGGAACGCGGTGCTCAAGCGGTACAACCGGGCGAACTTCGCCGGGCCGTTCACCGTCGCCCCGGGGCAGCTCCTGAACACGGGCGGTGTCCCGGTTGACCTCGGCGCCGAGCACGCCGGAGGGGTGTGCCGCCTCATCCTCACCGATGCGGGGTACGGCGGCGAGGTCACCGCGGCTCCGGTCACCTTCGTCGTGGGGGAATACGAGTTCGATGATGCGGCCCAGACGGCGACCATCACTCCTATGCAATCCGTCGCGAGCTCGTTCTCGGATCTCCTCGCGGCGATCTTCCCGACGACGTCCACCGTGACCTCGTCGGGCAGCAGCAGTGGCGCGGGAGGGCTGCTCCCGGACTAGGCGATGACCAGACGGGAGGCGTCATGCCGCACCTGACCGCCGCGGTCCTGGCTGATCTCTGGCGCCAGCGCCAGCATTTCCCCCCGCTCGCCGGGCCCCGGGCGCAGGGTGGCTTCGCCCATGTCACGGCCGCCTACGGCGAGGGCAGGCTGATCTGCAACGGCCAGTACGTCGAGTTCCGCTGCCCCGCCTGCCTGACGCTGCTGTTCGAGCCGAACAGCGACCGCGGCCTCGCGCACGCCCTGCGGGTGTCCAGGCACCACAAGCCGGCCTGCTGCGCGGAGCGCGCGTACCTGTACCGCGCGTCAGGCATCGTCACCGCGTGGCCTGATTAGCCGTCTGCCGGCCCTCCCTGTCCCATGCCGCCCGGTGCGGCCCTGAGCGATGCCGGGAGGCCTCCGTGGCGCTGACCACCGTGAACCTCACCGGCACGTACATCGACGGGCTCGGCAACGCCCTGGCGGGCTACGTCCTGTTCGTGCCGAACGTGCCGCTCACGGACGCGGCAGGCCAGCAGCTGATGCGCCAGGCGGCGATCAGTATCACGCTGGACCCCGACGGGCACTTCTCGGTGCCGCTGATCGCGACGGATGATGCCAATCTCGCCCCTGAGGGCTGGGTCTGGACCGTCAAGGAAGTCATCACCGGGATCGCCCCCCGGACATGGAGCTTCTTCCTGCCTTCCGCGGACGGGGACACGCAGGACATCTCCAGCCTGGACGCTGTCGTGCTGGCCCCTCCGGTGGCGGAATACCTCGCGATCGAGGGCGGCACGCTCACTGGCCCGCTGACCCTTGCCGGTGCCCCCACGACGTCCCTGATGGCCGCGACCAAGGCCTACGTGGACGCCGAGACCACGCGGGCCGAGGCTGCGGAGAGCGGGAAGCTCCTGCTCACGGGCGGCACCATGACGGGCGCGATCGTGCTGCCCGCCAATCCGTCCGCGAGCCTGCAGGCCGCGCCGAAGCAGTACGTGGACGCCGAGACGACCCGCGCGGAGGCGGCAGAAGCAGTGCTTCTGCCGCTGGCGGGCGGCACTATCCCCGGCACCCTGATCCTCAGCGGGACTTCTCCCCTGCAGATCACCCACGGGGCTGCCTCAGGGGACATTCTCACCTCGAACGGCACCGGGCAGGCGTCCTGGCAGCCGTCCGGATCCGGGGTCACGCTCGACAGCACGAGCGGCGACATCGCCGCACTCGGGACCCAGGCGGCGGGCACGAACACGCAGGCCGCGCGGGCCGACCACGTCCACCCGGCGACGAGCATCATCAACGGGGTCACCGTCTCCGGCTCGCCTTCCTCAGGCAAGTCGATCGTCTGCACGTCCGGGAGTGCTGCGACCTGGTCCACTCCCGCTGCGGGCGTGACCCTGGATACGAGCGACAACCCGGCTGCGCTCGGTTCCGCATCGCCTGGCGTCAGCGGGCAGGCGTCACCAGCAGACCATGTCCACCCGTCCACCAGCATCATCAACGGGGTCACCGTCTCGGGGACTGCAGCTGCGGGGAAGCTGATCGTCTGCTCCAGTTCGTCTGCGGCGGCGTGGGGCACCATCCTCGACTCCACGGCCACGGACATCCAGCCACTGGGCTCACGCGCTGCGGGATCTACCGGGCTCGCGGCGGATGCCGGCCACATCCACCCCACGACGTCGGTGATCAACGGCGTAACAGTCTCTGGGACGCCTGCCAGCGGCAAGATCATCGTCTGCACGAGCAGCTCGGCGGCGTCATGGTCGGCGCTGACGGATGCCACGGCCTCAGACATCCAGGCGCTGGCCTCATCGGCCGCGGCCGGGTCGGTCGGGACGCCCGCTGACGCCGGGCACGTGCATCCCTATACGGGCCTGGCCCTCCTGGCAGGAGCTGCCTTCACTGGCGTGGTTTCCACCACGAAGGCCCTCACTGCCGGGGTGTTCGTGCTTACCTACGCCACGACGGTCAGCGTGGACGCCAGCCAGGGAAACCACTTCCGGCTCACCCTCACGGCCAGTACCGCGACGATGGGGACGCCGACCAACCTCACGGACGGCCAGAAGATCACGTTCGAGATCATCCAGGACGGCACTGGGGGCCGGACGGTCGCCTTCAGTTCCGCCTACATCTTCGGCACGGCCGGGGCACCGTCCCTGACGGCGACGGCCAGTGCGAGGGACATCCTCGGCTTCATCTACTCCTCCAGCAAAGGCAAATGGATTTTTGCCGGATCCTCGCTGGGCTTCTAATGACTGCTGCCTTCGTCCAGTCCTCGAGCGGTGCCGGCAGCAGCACCACTCTTGGATCAAATGCGGCAGCCGGGAACTGCCTCATCGCCTGCGTGCAGGCCTATGGGGCGTCGTCGGTGTCGAAGGTCACCCTCGGTGGATCCAACGACAACTGGTCGTCGCTGATCACCGTCTCAGGGGGCGGCCAGGTCATCGCGGTGTGGCTGGACCCGGACTGCAACGGGAGTGCCAGCAACGTTGCCTTCACCGCTTCGGACGCGACAATCCAGAACATCTTCGCCTTCGAGTTCTCCGGCATGGGCAACGCGCCGGCGCTGTCGGTAACGCCCGCGTCGTCGCTGGTCACGACCGTCCCGAACACCACCAGCTGGGCGTCCGGGACTACCGCATCCGCGCCTGCGGGCACCGTGCAGATCGGGATGCTCGCAGGGAACTCGTCCTCGCTTCTGGCCATCAGCGGCGCGGGGTCGCCGTGGAATAGCGCGGCTGGCGAGGTGCAGCGCGTCAGCAGCGTCTATGGGGGCCTTGTGGCGGACTACCAGATCCCCGGGTCCGCGGGGACGGTGAGTTACTCGGCGACCACAAGCACCAATCAGGCCGTCCATGCAGGCATCGCCCTCGCGCTGACTCCAGGCTCCGTCACCGTCACCGCAGGCTCGGCGTTGCTCGCTTTCACCGCCTGACCGCAGCCTTCCGGCTGCCCCTTCCTGACACCATCCACCCCGGCCGGAGGCAGATTGTGGCATTGAACAAAGTGACCCTGACGGGCACCTACCAGGATGGGACGGGTGCCCCGCTCGCCGGCTACCTGAAGTTTGTCCCGAACACCCAGCTGACCGATGCCACGGACTCCGAGATTGTCCGCCAGTCACCGATCACGGCGACCCTCAGCACGGAAGGTGCCTTCTCGGTCGAGCTGTATGCGACGGACAACAGCGACCTGCTGCCGTCGGGATGGGTGTGGAACTGCACGGAGTACATCACCGGGATCGCGCCAGCCGCGTACTCCTTCTCGCTGGCCTACGCGACCGCCTCCACGCAGGACATCTCCACGCTGGAGACCATCACTGACGCACCCGAGACCTCCACGTATGTGCCCACGGCCAATATCGGGCAGCCGTCCGGAGTCGCCGGCCTCAACAGCAGCGGCCACGTTCCTGTCACCCAGGGCGGCACCGGCGCGGGGACCGCATCGGCGGCCTTCAACGCGCTCTCGCCCAATACGACCCTCGGTGACATCACCTACGGTTCCGGGGCGAACGCGAGCGCCCGGCTGGCAGGGAACACGACCGCCCAGGTCAAGGTGTTCACCCAGACCGGCAACGGCACCGTCAGCGCCGCCCCGGCGTGGGGCGTCGTCTCCGGCCAGTACCTCTGCACGCCCACCCAGTACGCGCCAGGGGCCCAGGCGTCGCTCACCACCACCTCGGCAACCTTTGCCGCGGTGTCCAGTGCCAACGTGAACACGGGTTCCTTCGCCGCCCCGCCATCCGGCAGCGTCGTCGTGACTGCGGCCTTCTCCGCGCAGGTCAGCGCTGCGGATGCCGTCGCGTTCGGCCTGGCGGCCCATGGGACCGTCACGCCGATGGTCGGCAAAACCCCGGCGTTCAGCCTGCCGGCGACCGGAGTGAACCTGCCGCAGTCGCTCGAATTCATCGTCACCGGCCTGACCGCCGGTACGAGCTACAACCTGGACCTCATGTTCGCCATCGCGAGCGCCGGAACGCTGACCGTCAATGCGATCGGGCAGTCCGGAACCTCTCCCGGCTTCGGCAGCACAAGCCAGGGGCTCCCCGTGGCCATGACCGTGCAGGCCATCTAGCCAGAACGCCTCCCGTACCGGGTCCATCCCCGGTACTCCGCGCTTGCCAGAACACTGCGAGGAGGGTTCCGGAATGCTGCCTGGTGGCCTCACCACGATCACGGTGACCGACGCCTATTCGGATATCACCGGGAACCCGCTTGGCGGGAGCGTGTCCTTCACTGCCACCTGCCGCCTGGCCGACGGCAATGTGGTCTTCCCGATCCAGCCGGTCACCGTTCCGGTGAATCAGGCCACAGGCACCTTCACGCTCACGCTCCCCTGCACTGACAACTCCGGGCTGAGCCCCGCAGGGCAATGGGCCTACAGGGTCATGATCGACGTGCAGGGGATGGACAGCTACCCGTTCACGGTTCTGCTGCCTTCCTCGCTCGGCGCCTCGGTGCAGCTATCCACAGTCGCCCCGTCGCCACCGTTCGCCACCCCTTCCGGGACTGCGGTCTACAGCATCAACGGGCAGACCGGCGCTGTGGTGCTGACCGCATCCGAGGTGGGAGCAGTCCCGCTCGCCGGCGGGACGATGACAGGCCCCCTGTACGCCTCCGAGTCGCCCCAGACGGCCCTGGAAGTGGCCACCAAGGGTTACGTGGACACGGCGTCGGCGGGGCTGGACGCGAAGCCTGCGGTCCGTCTGGCGACCGCTGCGGCACTGGCTGGCAACACCTACGCCTCCGGGGTGCTCACCGCCACGGCGAACGCCGCGCTGACCGTGGACGGCGTCAGCGTCTCCGCTGGTGACCGGGTGCTGGTCAAGAACGAGGTTACCCAGTCCCATAACGGGATCTACGTGACCACCCAGGCCGGCTCGGGCTCGCTGCCCTACATCCTCACCCGCGCCAGTGACATGAGTACCGGCTCCCAGGTGCCGGGCGCGTTCGCCCTGGTCGAAGCCGGGACGGCGGGCACCGACACGGGCTGGTTTGTCGCCTCGGCGGGGCCGTTCACGATCGGCACGACGGCGATCGTGTGGGCGTTCTACGCGGGCGGCGGCCTGCTGATCGACAGCACCGACAACCCGCTGGCCCTCGGCACTGCCGCCCCTGGCTCGGTGGGCAAGGCGTCGGACGCCGGGCACATTCACCCGTCCACCAGCATCATCAACGGGGTCACCGTCAGCGGCTCGCCGGCCACTGGCAAGGCGATCATCTGCACTGGCCCCTCGGCGGCCACGTGGCAGACGGCGGACACGCTGGCGATCGACTCGGTCGACAACCCGGCCGCGCTCGGTGCCGCCTCCCCGGGCGTGAGCACGCAGGCGTCACCTGCCGACCACATCCACCCGTTCACGTCCAACATCGGAGCCGTGGCGGTCTCGGGAACCGTGGCCAGCGGGCGGGTGCCCATCGCCACCGACTCGACGCACGCCTCGTGGACGCTGCCGCTGCAGGTGGACACTACCGCCAGCGACATCAAGGCCCTCAGCGGGTCGGCTGCCGCTGGCTCATTGACCCAGGCCGCGGCGGCCGACCACATCCACCCGACCACGGGCCTCGTCATCTCCGGGGAATCCGCCGGCGGGGACCTGACGGGCACCTACCCAAGCCCGACACTGGGCACCACGGCGGTCACGGCGGCCTCCTACACGGCGGCGAACATCACCGTCGACACGAAGGGCCGGATCACCGCAGCGGCGAACGGCATAGCCCTGGACGCCACGTCCGGGGACATCGCGGCCTCCCCCGGAACTGCGGCGGCCGGCTCGGCGGGCAAGGCAGCCGATGCGGGGCACGTTCACCCCCAGCCGGCCGTCCTCGCCCCGACGGGCCTCACCGGCGCGACCGCGGCGAGCCGGTACGCGGGGGCCACCGCCTCAGGTGCGCCCGCCTCCGGGACGTTCGCCGCCGGTGACTACGTTGTCACGCAGGCCGGGAACATCTGGGTCTGCACCTCGGCGGGCACCCCGGGCACCTGGGCCAAGATCGCCCAGCTCGACACGACCGCCGGGCACATCCTCGCGCTGGGCTCGCAGGCCGCGGGGTCGAACGGGCTGGCCGCGGATTCCGGTCACGTCCACCCGACGAACCTGCTGGCCGTCTGCCAGTACGCCCCCGGCACCCGGTCCACTTACACCAGCAACAGCACGACACTCGCGGCGATGGACGCTGCCAACCTGACCGTGTCCTTCACTGCCCCCGCATCGGGGGCCGTGCTCGTCAGGCTGTCCGCCTGGGTGGACGCGCCCTCGACAGCCGTCCAGGTCGTCTTCGGGCTCACCGACCACACCACGACAACAACCCTCTACGGCTCCCAGATGTACGTCATGGCCACGACAGCCCCCGGGGCCTACTCGGTGCCTCAGCGCATCACCGGCCTGACTCCCGGCACCGCCTACCAGATGGACTGGGCGCTGGCGTCGAACACGGGCTCGAGCACGGTCAGCGTCTTCGTCCGCGGGATCACCGGCACGACCGCGACCACGACCAACATCGGGAGCCCCGCCGTCATGGAGGTGTGGGCAGCCTGATGACTGCCACGCTGCCCCCCCTGACGACGCTCACCGGCACCGTCACGGACGCCTCCGGCGAGCCGGTCTCCGGCACCATCACCGCCGTCCCGGTGATCATCCCGGCACCGGGTAACGCGCCCGTCCCGACGAACGTGACGGACACGTCCGGGCAGGTCGTCGTCGCCCCGTGCGGGGTGAGCAGGCAGTTCTCCGCATCGACCGCCGGCTACTTCTCGATGCCGCTCACGTCCACCGACACGGCGGGGCTCGCACCTAGCGGGTGGGCTTACAGGCTCACCCTCCAGGCCGGGACGACCGAGGTCTTCACGGTCCTGCTGCCCGCCTCCCCGTCCCCCGTTGACCTCTCGGCGCTCACCCCGGTCACGCCGGGGACCGCGCTGACCTCCTACATCCCCATTACCGGAGGGAGCGTCTCAGGGACGCTCACCCTCGGCGGCTCCCCGCCGCTGCGGATCTCCACGGGTGCCGTCGCGGGGAACGTCTTCACCTCGGACAGTTCCGGCAACGGGACGTGGCAGCCCGCGCCTTCCCCCGTGTTCAACGTGCGGAACTACGGGGCGCTCGGGAACGGCAGCCACGACGACACCAGCGCCATCCAGGCCGCGGCGAACGCGCTCAGCGCACAGGGCGGCGGCTGCCTGTACTTCCCGGCCGCGAGCGGGGACTACAAGACCACCGGCACCATCACCCTGTCCTCGTACGGGGACGGCCTGCACGTCATGGGCGACGGGTACGGCTCCCGGATCAAGGCCACCGGGAACTACGACACGTTCTACGTGGCGGCGGGCAACGGGGTCGCGTTCAGCTACATGTACCTGGACTCCTCGGTCGGGTCGAACCACACCGACTTCGGCAGCGTCAGCCGCACCGACTCCGGGTGCGTCACGACCAGCACCAGCACGACCGTCACCGACTCGCACGTCAAGACCGCCGACGTCGGCCGCAGCGTCACCGGGTCCGGGATCCCCGCGAGCACCACCATCGTCAGTGTCGTCGCCAGCACGTCGTTCGTGATGAGCCAGGCAGCCACCGCATCCGCCACGGTATCGCTGACCGTCACCGACATCTCGTGTGTCACCACCAGTGGCAGCGCCGTCGTCCTGGACTCCGCGATCGGCACCGTCGACGTCGGGAAGACCGTCACCGGGGCCGGGATCCCGGGCGGGACGACGATCCTGTCAGTGGTCGCCGGGACCTCGTTCACGATGAGCGCCAACGCGACCGCAACCGCGTCGAATGTGCAGCTCACCATCGCAGGCTCGACCGCCGGGTCGGCGATCAACTTCCAGACCGGCGGCACGGTCCGGATGAACAACATGTGGCTTTACAACAGCTTCAACGGGATCTCCTGCTTCAACGGCGGCGGCCGGACCGAGATCGTCGGCTGCTGGATCTACGGCCGGAACTACGGGATCTACACGCAGAACCCGCTGCACATCCTGTCCACGGGCATCTCCGGGGACTCCGTCGGCGTGGTGTCGGACTCGTGCAACGGGTCGCTGTGGATGATCGGCTGCGACATCAACGGGATCTGCTCCCTCGTCTGCCGCAACACCCTCGGCATCGGCCAGCCCAACTACGGCATCACCCTCATCAACGTCGGGGCGAACTACAACGGCGGCGGCGTCTACCCGCCCGAGGCGATCCTGCCCGGCGGCACCTTCCAGCCCATCGGGTTCGACTTCGGCTCCTGCTACGGCGAGCTGCGGATGTACGCCTGCTACGCCTCCGGTGCGTCGCTGCGGATGGGCGGCCGGACCGACGCTAGCTGCGGCACCACCTCCGGTTCCCCGGCGGTGACCGACACGGCGATCCTGTCCACCGACCTGGGCAAGAACGTGTCCGGGCCCGGCATCCCCTCCGGGACCGTCATCCAGACTGTGACGCCTGGCGTCGGCTTCACGATGTGCCAGGTCGTCCCCGCGTCCGGGAACAACGTGCTGGCCACACAGGCCGCGGTCAACGCGACCGCCACGGCGTCGGTGTCGCTGCTGATCGGCGTGGCCACGCAGGATGTGGAGATCACCGGCGGGGACTACGGGGCGGACAACTCCAGCCCCGTGCATTCCATCCCGCAGGCCATCCGCATCCAGGCCGGCGCGAAGATCCGCATCAGCGGCATCCAGTGCCAGGGCGCGGCGACGAACTCCTACAACGGCATCCAGCTCGACGCCCCCGTGACCGGGCCGCTGTCGATCACGAACTGCCAGTGGACGCAATCGACGCTGAACTGCATCGACGCCAGCGCGTGCACCACGGGCCCGTTCAACTTCTCCGGCAACCAGTTCAACGGCGAGTACGCCAGCGCACCGATCAACTTTAACGCGACCTATGCGAGCCAGTTCACCTTCGTCGGCAACGACGCGGGCTCCAATATCGTGAACGGCTCCACGCTGGGCGGCAGCCAGTACGACGGGCAGATCAGCACCTACGCGGAATTGACCTCGGATGCGACCGGGATCACCAGTACCTCCCTCGCGAACCTGACCGCGCTCGGCGTCCCCGTGGTCTCGGGCGGCACGTACCTCATCGAGTTCGCCATCAGGTACACCATCTCGGCCAGCAGCGGAAACAATGTCGGGTGGGGAATCAGCAACCCGTCAGTCTCCTATGGCTCCTGCTGGATCACCGTCGCCCTGTCCGGGGGCGGCAACCCGAAGGCCTACGCCGGGCCCATCACCCTGACCGGCAATGGGTCGGCCACCGACACCGGAACCAACGGGATGCCGCTCACCATCAAGATCCTCGCGTCCTTCTCTGCCAGCGGCACCGTCTACCCGCAACTGGACGCCGGGACTGCGGGCGGAAGCACGCTAACGCCGAAGGCCGGGAGCTACGCAGTTGCCCGGCGTATCTCCTGATGCCCGTCACCATCCCGCCGCTGGTGACGCTGACCGGCACCGTGGCAGACGCATCCGGCCAGCCGGTCAGCGGCACCATCACGGCGGTCCCCGTGATCACCAGGGGCACGCAGGTCATCCCTGTCACCGTGACCGACGCCTCCGGGTTCATCGTCGTGGCTGCCTGCGGGGTTCGGCGCAGCTTCGGGCACAGCAGCGGCGGGACGTTCTCGCTCCCCCTCGCCGCGACCGACACGGCAGGACTGGCCCCGGCGAACTGGGCCTACCAGTTCACCCTCGACGCGGGCATCCCCGACACCTTCACCGCGTTCCTGCCCGGCTCACCATCCACGCTGGACTTCTCCGCACTGGTCCCCGCGACCCCCGGGACGGCGCTCAGCGCCTACGTCCCGCTCACCGGCGGCACACTGTCGGGGACGCTCACCCTCGGCGGATCGCCCGCACTGCGGATCCCGTCCGGCGCGGCAGCGGGGGACTACCTGGGATCCGACTCGTCCGGGAACGCCGCCTGGCAGGCCGTGAGCTGGACGAGGCTCCTCCAGGCGTCGGCGGACACCACCGGGGCCGCGGACAAGGCGGCCATCTCCGCGGCCATCTCCGCCGCCAGCGCGTCCGGGGGCGGCCTGGTCCAGCTCGGCGCCGGCACGTTCTGGGTCAACGCGAGCGTGGCCGTCCCGGCCGGTGTCACCATCGCCGGGCTCGGGCGGTCCCTCACGACCATCAAGGTCGCCTCAGGATCCTCCGCCTTCAACGTCTTCACCGCCGCAAGCGTGTCAAACGCGGCATGGCATGACCTGACGATCGACCTGAACTCCGCCGGCAATACCAATAGCGGATCGGCTGCGACGCAGATGGGCATCAGCGTCACGGCGGCCAGCGCGAGCGTGACCGGGATCAGCATCCGCCGGGTCACCGTGCAGAACGGCTGGCAGCAGGGCATATCCGTGGCCTCGGCCGTGATCGGCACCTATACCGTCACGGCCTTCCTCGAGGACGCCGCCGTCACGAACCTCGGCGCCTCGGGCATCGTGATCGCGGGCGGCCTGAACTGCAGGATCGTGCGCCCGGTCTGCACTGCCTGCGGTACCGGCTCCAGCCGGTCCGGCATCCTGGTCCAGGGCTCCGCGGGCACGCACATCACCGGCCCCATCTGCACCGGCAACACCGCCCACGGGGTGGTGTTCAACTTCGCCAGCTTCAACACCCCGTGCTCGGACTTCCAGGTCACGGGGGGTGACTGCTCAGGTAACGGCACCTCCGGCTACGGGGTATGCGTATCCGAGGGCTGCCACGATTTCACCATCACCGGGGTGCGGTGCGAGGGCAACGGCGCCGGGGGCATCGGCGTCGACGTGCTCTGGGGAAGCAGCCAGGTCACCGGGACCGCCTCCTCGGGCACCACCACGAGCCTGACGGACTCCACCCGGTCCTGGACTTCCAGCCAGTGGGCAGGCTGGACGATCCGCTTCACCGGGGGGACCGGCAACGGCGAGTCCGCGGTCATCACCTCGAACACCGCCACGGCCTTTTCCTTCGGCGCCCTCGGCAACGCCCTGGACGCCACCACTGCGTATGCCCTGGACGGCTCCCACATCTTCACCGACGTGGGCGGGACCATCTCGGGATGCGTGTGCGCGAACAACACCGGCACGGGCATCTGGGTGGACTACGCCTCCAGCCTGACCGTCACCGGCTGCGAGCTCCACCACAACGGCACCTACGGCATCAACATGGTCGCCAGGAACTGCGTGGTGGCCGGGAACGACATCCACGACAACACCTCCACGGCCGTGCACATGGGCCAGGGCAGTGACGCCTGCGGCGGCCACCTCATCGGGCCGAACCTCTACGCGAATAACGGGTCGCTGTTCGTCAACCCCTGCACCATCCCGTCAGTGTTCGACCAGCCAAGCTACGGCCCTGACCAGCCCTACCTGCTGGGTGTCAACCAGTTCGCACCGGGCACGAGGGCGATCTACACCAGCAGCAGCACGACGCTGGCAGCGGTTGACCAGGTGAACATGACGGTCTCGTTCACGGCTCCCGCCTCAGGCCAGGTGCTCGTGAGGCTGACGGCGAACGGCACCGCTCCCACCACGGCCGTGCTGCACTGCTGGGGCCTGCTCGATCACGCTTCGGGGAATCTGTACGGCAGCGTATTCCTCGTGAACGCGGTCACCAGTTTCGGCCTGTGGTCCGCCAGCCAGGTGCTCACCGGGCTTACTGCTGGCCAGAAATACCAGATGGACTGGGCGCTGGCGTCCGGCACCGCAGCCAGCACCGTCACCCTGTACGCCATGGGCTCAGCCAGCAAGACGATTCCCGCTAGCCAGGCCAGCCCGGCCGTGATGGAAGTCTGGGCCGCCTGATCGTGCCGTGATCAGCACGCCGAGGATCAGCCACAGCAATGTGGCGGCACGGTTCGCCGTCAGCGACGGGATGCCCAGGGACGCGCCGGCGGCGAGGGCCAGGACGCCTCCCGCCAGATGCCACTCCGGCAGCGCCAGCGACGCCCTCAGCGCCAGCCAGCGCGACGCCAGCATGACCAGCATGACGGCGGCGAGGACAACGCCCAGGACCCCGCTGACCGCGAGCACTTCCAGCCACAGCGAATCGTAGGCCGCGTTCAGCCCCCCGGCGCCGAAACCGGCCCACGGGGAAGCGTGCAGCACATCGGACGCGACAGGGCCGAGAGTGCCCCCTGAGCCATACCGGCCCCCGGTGTACTGCGACGCCAGGGAACTGCCCGGGTGCGCGAGACTCCCCAGCGCCACACCGCCCAGGTGCCACGCGGGAAGCATCCCCGCCGAACCGGCCGCCCACAGCACCGCCGCCGATGCGGACGTCACCAGGACAGCCCGGATCCTCGCCGGGCCGCGCAGCACCGTCACCACCGCAACGGGAATAGCGGCCAGCAGGAACACCTTCGACAGCGTCAGGACCCCGCCGGCGGTCACCAGGACGCCCGCGATCACGGTCACCGGAAGACGGGTCACCCCGCGCCGGGCCAGCCAGATCACGCACAGCAGCGCCACCCCGTAGGCGATGCCGGCCTCCGCGGGCTGGTCGAAGATCCCGGTGTACCGGCCGTTCTGCGCGGCGTTCGCGGCGACTGTGACAGCCTGCCCGGGAGCGGACCAGAAGTGCGGCAGGAGACCGCTCACCGCCGCTTTCCCCGCCGAGACCTGGGCCAGCTCGATGAGCGTGTTCACGCTCATTCCCCCGGTGATCAGCGGGGCCACCGCGCGGATCAGCGCAACCGCCCCGGCCCGCAGTGACCAGTACCACGTGATGACCATCAGGGCGCCAGGCAGCGCGAGGGCCGAGAGCGAGTGGGAGACGGGCTGCGCGCCGTAGAACCCGGGATCGAACGGGCGCCACACGGTAGAGATCAGCATGACCGCGTACAGGCCGCCCCAGGTCACCAGGAACGGCACCGGCGGGACCGTCCCTGCGTTCACGATCCGCGGCCATCCGGAGATCAGGATCAGCGCGAGCAGGCCGAACACCGCGATCTGCTCGGTGCGCGCGCTGCCCGTCACGTAGGGCCCGAAGGCCGACAGGCAGACGATGCGGGCCTGCCACAGCGTTCCCCTGCCGCAGCGGGCAGTCCTGGCGGCTGCGTGGTCCCTGCGCAGCATCATGGCACTCATGCGCCCCGATGCTAGCTGTAGTCATCCGGTGACGTGAGGTAACTGCGCACACGAGGGAGACGGGCCCGGGATACCGGCCCCGTAAGGCACACCAGGACAACCAAAAGACGGGGGGCGCTGGTGTGGGCAGGTTACTGGCTCCTGGCCACCAGTGTCACGCCCGTCGGCTCCGTCACCGGAGATGCGATCTCCTACATTCTGGGCTTCGGGCCGCTTGGGGTAGGAATTGTCCTATTCGGGCTCGGCTACATCGTCCCCAAGTCGGTGATGAACAACTCCGTCTCGGCCGCCCGCAGCGACCTCGTGGCGGAGAACATCAGGCTCATCGCGGAGAAGAAGCAGGCCGAGGACCAGCGAGACGAGGCGCTGAAGCTCGCGACAGATCAGCTCGTCCCGATGCTGGTCTCGTTCACCGCGGCGACACAGAGCCTCCTGCCACTCCTGCAGGAACTTGTCCGTGACCGCGAGCGGCGGGAGGGCAGCGCCCGTGACCGGGACCGAAGATGAGATCTCCGAGGAGACGCGCCTGATGGCTGCCCGGGTCCGCGAGCGCGCAGCCGGCATGCCCACCGCACAGCAACTTGCGGACCTCAGCGCCAGCGCCTTCACCAAGCAAGGGGAGGGCATGTCCCCTGCGCAGATCCGGGAACTCGTCACCGAGGCCATCACCCAGTCGCAGCGCATGGCGTGGCTTCTCGGCAAGCTCGCCGGGCTCGACGGCGAAGGTGATCCCGATGGCCAGTAAGGACGCGGAGATACGCAAGGTCGTCGCCGACGCCGACGCCCTGATGGACCAGCTGCGGGCCAGCGTGGACGCCCTGCAGGCCATCCTCGCACCGGCCGCACCCCCGGCCCCCGACGCCCCGGCCGAGGAGCTGACGCCGTCATGAGCCACGCAACGCCGCCCGGCCGCAACCAGGAAGCCCTCGACGCGGCCCGGGCGCTCACCGGGTCCGTGAACGGGCTCAGTTCCCGGCTGGATGAGGTCAAGACCGGCAGCGAGGAACGGGACGCCGCCCTCGCGCGGTACGGGCGGCTCAACAGGATCCTGATCATCATCGCCGTCGTCGGGCTCCTGCTGGACGTCACCGCCACGACGGTCGCGTTCGTCGCGCTCCACGGCGAGCGGAACGCCATCGCGGCGGCGAAGCGCAACGCGGCCACCGTGCAGGATGTGCATGCCTCCAACCTGGCCGGGTGCCAGGCCAACAATGTGCGCCTGGCACGGCAGGAGAGCGTCCTGAACGGCATCCTGCGCACCCCGGCGCATGCGACCCCGGCCGCGCGTGCCTACCTCGCGCACGCCCGCGCCGAGATCGCCGTGGGCTGGGCGTCGCGCAACTGTGAACGTGCCTACCGCATCAAGCCGTGACGCCCACCATCCTCCGCAAGCAGGCCACGTTCGGCGCGGCAGACGGCCTCGTCCTGGCGCTCGGCCTGGTCGTGAGCCTGACCGGCCACCCTGACGCACTGGTCCACGCCGCTATCGGTGCCGGCCTGGCCGAACTCGTTGGCATGAGTGCCGGGGCCTACCTGTCCGACAGCGATGCGGGCTACTGGCCAGCACTCGCCAACGGTGCGGCGGCACTGGCGGCCTGTGTCGTCCCGGCCCTGCCGTACCTGCTGGCGCACGGCCTCGCGGCCCTCGGCCCGTCGCTGGCGCTCGTGGCCATCGTCGCCGGGGCCATCAGCTGGCTGAGGCCGGAACGCGGACTCCTGGCGTGGGTGCAGACATTCGGGATCCTGCTCATCGCTGCTGGCCTGTGCTTCGCCGCCAGCTTCATCTGACCTGGAGGTCCCCGTGGAGAAGATCTACTTCATCCTGCTGCTGCTCGGTGCTGCCTGCTTCCTGTTCGCGGTGCTGGCGCCGAAGCTGCGTGAGCCCTCGGCGTGGGTGCTGGGCGTCCTCGTGCCGCTCGGCCTGCTGTTCTGGATCGCAGTGCCGCTCATCCAGACCGCGAAGCGCATGTGAACTGGTTCCTCCACTGGCTGGCCGTCCACACCGGGACGGTCAACGAACCTGGCCCGTATTACGGATTTTGGAGCGGCTTCGGCAGCGACATAGGCGAGGTCGCCCTGCTCGGCGCGATCTTCGCCGGCTGGCACCGCGTGAACTGCCACGTCCGAGGGTGCTGGCGGATCGGCAGGCAGCACGTCGAGGGCACCACGTACGTCGTCTGCCGCAAGCATCACCCGGACGGCAAGCCCACCCATCACCACATCCTGGCCATGCACCGTGCCCACAAAGCCAAGGAGGCACCGTGAGCACCCAGGGCGTCGACTACAGCTTCTCGAGACCCAGCCCCGGAGCCATCCACGCCGCTGGCTACAGGTTCGTGATCCGCTACCTGGACGGCGGCGCCAAGGGCATCAGCCACGGCGAGGCCACCGCCCTCGCGTCAGCGGGACTGTGGATCGCCAGCGTCTACGAGGGACCGGCGACGTGGATGCTCGGCGGCGCTGACGCCGGTCAGGCCGCGGCCAGGACCGCCCTGAAGCTCGGCCGAGACGCCGGGATGCCCGCAGGACGCCCCGTCTACCTCGGGTGCGACTTCGACGCCCAGCCGGGCCAGATCCCCGCCGTGCTGGACTGCCTCCGCGGTGCCGCCTCAGTGCTGGGGAAGGACGCCACGGGCGTCTACGGGGGGCTGGCGGTCGTCACGGCGGCACTGGGGAAAGGTGTCTGCAAGTGGGCGTTCCAGACCCTCGCCTGGTCGGGCGGGAAGTGGCATCCCGGGGCGCAGATCCGCCAGACGGCGATCAACAAGAGCGTCGGGAACCAGGCCGTGGACCTCGACGAGGCCGTGACGGCAGACTTCGGGCAGTGGCGTCCTGGGGAGGGACCAGTGGCAGCGGTGAGCGAGCAGAACTGGACCAGCGACGGCAAGACGTCGCTGACCGCACTGTGCGGGAGGCATCCGGGGTGGACACCGGCCGGGATCATCCGCAGGACTGCCAACCACGACGGGAAGTTCGAGCCCGACGTGGCCACCTGGCTCAATGCCGTATTTGAAGGCCGCATCCCCGCGACCTTGCCTGTCCCCGCTGGCGCGGTTCTGAGGGTGCCGGCATGAGGCACTGCACGGGGATGCCACGGTTCACCGTTCCCCGCGTCGCTCACTGCAACGGCGGTGAGTTACAAGGGCGGCAGCGAGGACGGGAATGGCCCGGTCACCACTTAGGTGCGCCCTAGTTCGCTGAGCAGGTCCCGCAGCCGGTCGCGGTGCCCGTCCAGCGAGCCGGACTCGTTGGTGCCGTCGTCGCTGCGATGGAACCACACCTCGGCGTGACTTTCCCGGTCAACCTCGACCTCAATGTCCCAGCCGCCCTTGCGCCAGACGAAGGCCACGAAGCCTTCCTCGGTCGGGACGACTGAGGGCGTCGGCGCATCGCCCGGGAAGGTCTCGGTAGCCCACCTCCCCGCCGAGCCGATGGTGACGGGCGACGGCCACTGGCCATCCCAGTCGTCCTTGCCGTCGCCACGCGTCAGGTCGGCCAGGCGCCTGAACACATAGTCGCCCCACCTAGTCGCCAACTCGGTCACCCATCCATTGTCCCACGTTTCCGCACGTCAGGAGGGTGATCCATGACCACAACCGCACCGCCATCCCCGCCCCCCGCAAGCTGGGTCCCCAACCGCAAACTCATCGCCGCTGTGGTCGCCAACGTCCTGACGCTCATCGTGGCGCTGGCAGTGACACGTCTCGGCCTGCATGAGACCGCTACCGAGGCAGGGACCGTGTCTGCCGTGATCGGGATAGCGGCAGGGGGGATCGCGGGGTACCTCGTGAAGGAAATCCCGAGGCTTGAGGCTGACGCGAAACCCGCGGCGGCGAAGATGTAGGCACCAGCCGCTCTACCTGAACCTGACCCCGGTCAGCCTTCCGGCCCTTCTGGGCTGGGCGGCTGGCCGGGGTCGTTTGGCATGTCTGGGGCCAGTTCGCTGACGGCCTCCGCGTCCGGGTAGCCGATAGCGCCGACCCGTTCGGCCCAGCCGGGATCGTGGTCGATGCACGGCGGACCGAGCACGAGCCGCACGGGATTGATCGCCATCAGGCTTGGGCCGTACGTTCGCGCGGGATGCGCTCCACTGTCTCGCCCTTGTCGTTGACCATGTCGATGTGGTAGCCACCCCACGGGGAGTGGATGTGCTGCGGCCGGTCGGCGGCCCAGCAGTCCGCCTCGCGGCACAGTTGCTCTCGCCAGACGTCGCCATAGCAGCAGGTGCAGGCGAGATCCTGGCAGCCGTGACTACCGGGCTGGCGCAGACGGCAGGGAGTGCAGACGAACTCGGTGCTCACGCGGTCAGTCTCCCATCGCCGCTGCTGCTTACAGTGACGACCTGCTTGTCCGTGACGGCAGACTTCGGTATCCGCTCAACCAGCCCGACATTCTTCCCGTCGTCCGTCATCCGGGCCGCCAGCACGTAGCACTTGTCGTCCTCCCAGACCAGCCAGCCGGTATTGGAGCATTCCCAGGCCCCACTGGTGGCGAAGTGCTCCAGGTCTTCGGCGTCATGCCAGCCGCCGGCCACGTTCGTGCAGTCCGTCCATCGCACTTGCAGGAGGATGCGTTCGCCTACGGGGATCATGGCACTGTGGCGGCGTCTTGCTGGCCAGCGCTCATGCGGTCAGTCTCCCATTGCTGATCTCCGGTGCCGGGCAGTCCTGGCAGGTACGGCAGCCACGGCGGGAAGGCTTACAGGGAAGGGCGACGCGGTACGCCTGAGAGGTCCAGCGGGACCGCATCAGGCCCGTAGGCGCTGTCTGGGAGTGGCGGCAACGGCCCCACATGCTGGCCGGCACGGACAAGCATGTCGTCCTGTGCCCGCTCGCGCAGCCTGCGCAGTCGCGGCGACGGGTCAAGGGTGAGGTAGCCGAAACCCCGGAGCACCCGGTCGCGTATCTTCATGAACCCGTTCCCCTGTGACTGCGGAGCCAGTCGATGATGGCCTGGGTCTCGTCCTCGCTCACGTGTCCATCCTCCCGCCGATATTGAAGCCGCCGTCAGTGGCGAAGATGGCCTTCTGGTCGGCCAGCGGCATCGTCGTCAGGTCGGTCCAGCACGGGCAATGCTCCGTCGCCGAGTCCATCCCTCCGCACGTCTGGCAGATCCATGGAGGGCACTCGCCGCAGTGCTCCGAGGGGAAGACGTCCGTGGGATCGGCGGTCAGTTGCGTCTTGGTGGCGCCGCAGCCCTTACAGGCGAGGATCGGCGTGACAGCCTGGGTGGCCGGGCCGAGCCTTACCCACTCGGAACCCTCAATGGCAGCGTTCGTCATACGGCCAGTCTCCCATCACTAGGTGCGTTCACCTCGGCCCCGGTCGTCCCCGGTGCCCACACCTTCCAGGACTCATCGGGAGCAGGACGGGGGAGAGCCCAGACGGGAACGAACGCGGTCCCCCTAGGCGGTCCTCAACTCAAGCTCAGCGTGCTCCCAGCAAGTCCGGCACCCCCGCCGGGCCCTGGCGTCGCAGCCGATACAGGTCACGGAGATTTGCCTCATCCACTCAAAGTCGGCTGCGGGCGCCGGCGAGTAGAGCTTGGCCTTGTTGTGGAGAGGCTTCTCGGCCGCGACAGCAAGCGTCTCGGCTAGGTCCGCCTTGGCGCGCTCGTCGTACCACGCCACGGTCTGCCGGGCGACCTCCGGCCACCACTGCTGCTCCTTCGCGTGCTGCCGCATCCTGGCGGCCAGGACGTCGGTGATCCCCACGTAGAGCAGGCGATCCTCGGCATCGTAGAGCCGGTACAGGGCCGTCCGGCCATTGTTCTCAATGCCGTCCGGCGGGGGACGCCGATCCTGGGTGCGCCCGCGCCATCTGCGGCCCGGGCAGGTGCAGTCAAGGCCTGGCTTCGTCTCCCACGGCGGCTTGCTGGCCACTAGCCATCCGTGCTCCACCAGGTGGGCCAGAGTGCGGCGTACTACCTTGTCGCTCACGTGGAGCTTCTCGGAAAGCTTCCAGACGTCCCACTTCCGGGTGCCTGCTACCAGGACGTCAAAGATCACGAACTCAAGATTCGGGACATCCGCAGTGCACATGGCTCCGCGGCACATGTTCTTGTGCGTATTCGGGCGCCGAGGTGTCCTCTCGGCATCCATGTCCGCGAGATACCGCTCAAGCGGAGTGGTCCCCGCGTCAGGCTGTATCGTCATGGGGACGTCGTCACCGTGCTTTCAACGGGGTGCGGTGAACGGCCTAGCTGCCAGTGGAGTTCACCGCTCCGCTGGCAGCGCCGTATGTACCCGAACATCTTACCGGGGACGTGACACTTCGTGTTCGAGCCAGTCGAAAATGGTCACGCCCTGTAGAATGAAGGCTGGCGCGCGATTCGCCGGGGCCGGGCTGGCTGGGGCCTCACGGCTGGACAGACCCAGCCCGGTCACCGATCGCACGTAGCGCGGCCCCTGGCTAGGGATAACCCCGAGGGTGTCATAGGCTGCCGGATCACCCGCCCCGAAGGCGCCAAGGGCGAAGGACCGGCTAAGCCCGCGGGGAAGGAGGGCGGCTCACGCCGTCGCGAGCAGGTTCGAATCCGGCCCGCCGCACTAATCCACGCTCGACTGCCAGCACCCTGTGCGGACCCGTCAGGCACGGGCAGGCCCATGTCCCCGTCCCGTCCCCGGTGCGGACCGGCACCCGGGATTCAGTCCCGCACACGTGGGCCGCAGACCGGGCCTGTTCAACTGCACGGGCCCGCCGGGCTGTACGGCGGGGATGGGCAGCGAGGGGGAACGCGAGGGCGAGAGAGAGCATGGGGAAGTCCGACGTCGTGGGCGGGTGAGATGGGTCAAGCCTATCGGGAGAGCCTGGCCAGGAACAGCCTCAGGGCGGCGTTTCCGCAGGTCAGATGCCTGGCCAGAGCGCGCGGCGTTCGGAGTCCATTTTAGGCAATAGAGTGCGCGATGGATGGGTATAGCCTCTCTGTCCATGGACGAGCCACGCGGGTACGTGCTCTACCTCCGCAAGAGCAAAGGCCGCGCCGGCGTTGCACGCCAGCGCACCGTCACCGCCGGCTACCTCGGCAGCCTCGGCGCGAAAGTCCTCGGCGAGTACACCGACACCGACCGGACCGCATACCGCAAGGTAGGCGGAGCGCGGCCCGAGCGCGAGGGATTCGACGACATGCTCGCCGCCCTCCGCGCCACACCCGGACTCGGTGTCGCCGCCTGGCACGCCGACCGGCTCATCCGCAACGCCGATGACACCGAGGAACTCATCCGCGTCTGCGCCGCCGGCAGGCACCTGGTGGAGACTCCCCGGGGCGGCTCCTATGACCTCTCCACCGCCACGGGGCGCAAGCGCCTGCGCAACGACGCCACCGACGCCGCCTACGAGGTGGACCACCTCACCGAGCGCATCCTCGCCCTCAAGGCCGAGCAGGCAGCGGCGGGCATCTGGTCCGGGGGTCCCAGGCCGTTCGGGTACGAGCGCACCGGGGGCGGGCTGGTCATCCGCGAGTCCGAGGCGCAGCTCCTCCGCGACGCCTCCAGCGCTGTGCTCAGCGGCACGCCGCTGCTGGCCATCGCCAAGCGCTGGACCGCGGCCGGGGTGACAGGCTCGCGGGGCGGCACCTGGACCGCGCCCATGGTCAGGCGGACCCTCCTGCGGCCACGCAACGCCGGCATCAACGTCTGGCAGGGGGCCGAGGGAGTCACGGGCCAGTGGCCGGCCGTCATCGACGTGACCCTGTTCCGCGGCCTCCAGGCCATCCTGGGTGACCCGTCACGCCGCACCACCCCGGGACCGGAACGCAGGTGGCTCGGCGGGAGCCTGTTCCAGTGCGGCATCTGCCAGGGCCTCCTGCACACCCACCACGGGGACCGGCGCACCGTCTACCGCTGCACCGGGCACGTCTCCCGCACCTGCTCCCCCGTGGACGAGTGGATCCGCGACCTGATGGCCACGCGGCTCGCACGGGACGGGCAGCAGGCGGCACCGAGGGGAAGGGAACTGCCCGACACTGACGCCATCGCGGCGCAGGTGATCTCCTGGCGCAAGGCCAAGGACGACCTCGTGGAGGACAAGGTCGCCGGGATCATCGACAGGCGGCAGCTCGCGGCCGGGACCGCAAGGGCGGACCGGGAGATCGCCGCGCTCAACGCCCGGCTCGCTGCGGCTGCCGGGGCGTCGCCGCTGTCGGGGATGCCCGCCTCGGCGGAGGAGATCCGCGGGTGGCTCGCCGGGCTGGACATCGGGCGGCAGCGGGCCATCGTCGGGGACGTGTTCGCCTGGGTGTGGATCATGCCGCAGCGGGGACGGCCGAGGGGGCCGATGCAGGACGGCCGGTATTTCGATCGGAGCGCGATCTTGTACGAGTGGCGCTGACGTTCAGAATAATGTTGCTTCTGCGCGTGTCGGCCTGTGAGCGGGATGTGGCCGCTATATAGTGTTGCTAATAGTCAAAGGCAACACTCAAGCCGTCAGGTGGGCCACTATGGCAGAGAAAGGACAGCATCCGCCGAACTGGGACCGGAAGTTCCCCGCTGAGCTACTTAGCCCGGCCGAGGTGGCGATGCTCCTGCATGGGTGCTCGATGCGGGCTCCAACGGGTATACGCAACCGCGCGATGATCACCATGCTTTACCGCTCCGGTCTCCGTGTGTCTGAAGTTCTGGCGGTGCGCCCGGCTGATGTGGACATGGCCAAGCACAGCATCCGGCTGCTCGACACCAAGACGGGCAAGCCCCAGACTCGCGGCTTCCATCCAAGCGCCGACGACGCGCTGGCTCGCTGGCTCGACACCCGGCGCGGACTCAGCCTCCGCAACGGGCCGATGTTCTGCACGCTGGCCGGCGGCAAGCTGTCCGACCGCTACGTGCGGGACGCGCTCAAGCGGATGGCCGCCAAGGCCGGCATTGAGCGACGCGTTCACCCGCACGGACTGCGGCACACCTTCGCGGCCGAACTTGAGGCAGCCGGGGAAACCGTGACCACCATCAGCAAGCTACTGGGTCATTCCAGTGTGGCCGTGACCGCGCGCTACCTAGACCACCTGACCAATGGGCAGGCCGTCACGGCGCTTGAAGCTGCGGACCTGCCGTCGCTACCAACACAGGGGGAATCATGAGCGAGCCAACAATCGCGGAAGTAGCCGCCTACTGGGCCGGGCGCTGGATACCGGGGACGGACTACGTTCCGTGCATCGACCGGGGCGAGCCGGACTGCTTTGCCTGCGGAGCGTGGGGCAAGTACGACGCACAGGCATGGGGTCGCGACCATTCATGGGAGCGCGGCATCTCGCTGGACCGGGCGCACGTCATACCCAAGTCGCTCGGCGGGTCCGATGATGACCCGGCTAACAGGGTGCTCCTCTGCCATGAGTGCCACCTGGCGGCCCCAGACACCATCGACCCCCGGTACATGTGGAAGTGGCTGGCTGGCCATCCGCGAACCGGAGACCATACAGAACTCTTCTTCACGTCGAGCTTTCGCGAGGCAGTGAAGTCGTACACCGGGCCGGGCAGGGAGATGCTCAAAGCGCTCGCCACATTCTCGGACGAGCAGTTGAAGGTCGCCCTCGGCTGCCTCGAAGGCGAGGGCGTGTCCAGCATCCTTGGCTTCGGAGCCCACTTTGGCCGCGGCCCGATCGTCTCGGCGGCGACATGGGAAGCAGTGCTGACGGACCTCTACTGCCGGGCGCAGGGCCAGTTGTTCCTGACCCCGTGACCACCTCCACCAACGAGAGAGCACCTACCGTGACCATCACCACGCACCTTGATCCTGAGACGGGGCGCATCCTTGCCGCCATCCGTGGCGCAGGCGGACGGCCCATGCTCGTCGGCGGGTGCGTCCGGGATGCCATCATCGGCGCGGGCCACGCGGCCAAGGACATCGACATTGAGGTCTACGGCCTGACCTTCGCCGCCGTGGCGGAAGCTCTCAGCCAGGCCGGGCGGGTGGACGAGGTCGGCAAGAGCTTCGGCGTGCTCAAGATCCGCGCCGGGGAGACTGACCTCGACGTGAACGTCCCGCGCCGGGAGCGGAAGGTCAGTACCGGTCACCGCGGCTTCGAGGTCTTCCCCGACATGAGCCTCAGCTTCGCGGAGGCGAGCGCCCGGCGCGACTTCACGATGAACGCGATCCTGCTCGACCCGGAGACCGGCGAGGTTGTCGATTGCCACGGGGGCACAGCTGACATCCGGGCCGGAATCCTGCGGCACACGTCTGCCGCGTTCGCCGAGGATCCGCTGCGAGTGCTGCGCGCAGTGCAGTTCGCCGCCCGGTTCGGCTTCACGCTCGCCCCGGAAACCGCCGCGCTCTGCCGCTCACTGGCGGACTCCTACGCCGAGCTGCCAGTAGAGCGCGTCTGGGTGGAGTTCGAGAAGATCGGCACCAAGGGCAGGCACCTCAGCGCCGCACTCACGGTGCTGGCGGACACCGGATGGGAGCGGCACTTCCCGCAGATCGCATCCCTGCACGAAGTCGAGCAGGACCCGGCATGGCACCCGGAGGGAGATGTCCACGTCCACTCCGGGCTGGCCGGGGACCAGGCCGCGGGACTGGCCGACGACGCAGGGCTGACTGGCGCTGACCGCTTCGTGGTCGTCATGGGCGCACTCCTGCACGACCTGGGCAAGGTGACGCACACCCAGCGGACCGGGGGGCGGATCACATCCCAGGGCCACGCTACGGCGGGGGTTGGGCCGGCCCAGGCATTCCTCCGCTCGGTCGCCTGCCCGGAGGGGGTGATCGCGCACATTGTCCCGCTAGTGAAAGAGCACATGTGCTGCACCGGGCGGCCGACAAAGCCAGCCGTGCGCAGGCTGGCGCGGCGGCTCGTGCCCGCGACGATGGCCGAGCTGGCGATCGTCTGCGGCGCTGACCGGGCCGGGCGCGGCGATCCGCAGGCAGCGAACCCGGCTGCCCGCTGGCTGGAACTCGCGGCAGGACTCAGGGTGACCGAGCGGCCCGCGAAGGGGCTGCTGACCGGAGACCACCTCATCGCTGCCGGGATGATCCCGGGCCCGGCGTTTAAGCCGGTTCTTGCTGCCGCCCTCGCGGCGCAGGATGCCGGGGAGTTCGATGACGAGGCCGGCGCGCTCGCATGGTTCGCCGCACGGAGGGAGGCCGCATGATCCCGGGAACGATCCTGCTGGCAGGCGTGGTGGGCTCAACCGCTTACGGGCTGGCCACGCCGGAGTCCGACGTTGACAGGCTGGGCGTTTTCGCTGCGCCCACGGTGGCGTTCCATGGCCTGCACAAGCCGCAGGAATCGCACGTCACCACGCACCCGGACTCCACCTGCCACGAGGCCCGGAAGTGGGTCTCGCTCGCCCTGGGCGGCAACCCGACCGTCACGGAGCTGGTGTGGCTGGACTCGTGGGAGGTCCGCACTCCCCTCGGCGACGAGCTGGTGGGCATCCGCTCGTTGCTGCTGTCTGCGAAGCGGGTCAGGGATGCGCACCTCGGGTATGCCACCCAGCAATTCCGGAAGCTGGAAAACCGTGGCGACGGCTCGTTCTCGGCCGACACCAGGAAGCGCACGGCAAAGCACGCGAGGCACCTCAAGCGGCTGGTCGTGCAGGGACGGGAACTGTACCGGACCGGCGAACTGCATGTGCGGCTGGGCAACCCGGCCGAGTTCTTCGAGTTCGGGGAGCAGGTGGCGGCCGGGGATCTCGACGCGGCCCGCGCGCTGCTGGCCGAGGCTGAGCATGACTTCGACACCATCCGGACGCCGCTCCCGGCCGACCCGGACGAGGCTGCGGCCGAGGCGTGGCTGCTGCGGGTGCGCTCGGCCATGTGGACCGGGTGACCATCTCCGACCCCTCCCGCGAGCCCCAGCTTGAGCGCGCCATGCCCGCAGATGCCGTGGAAGGCAGTACCAGGCTCGAGGACTCCGATGCCGGGGTGCTGCTCCAGGACGGCACCTGGGCGGATGCCCGGGTCATCGGCCAGCGCAGGGACCGTCATGGCCGCTGGTGTGTGGGGATCCGCTGGTACGCGTCGTCAGCGGTCGGGGGACGGGAGGGATGGTTCCTCTACGACCCGGCCGGGATCAGGCGCCTGGAGGACTCGTCGGGGTGACCGGATTCGAACCGGCGATCTCGTGATCCCAAATCACGCGGGATACCAACCTTCCCCACACCCCGCTGGCAGAGCACAGTCAGGGTCGCGGTCGGGAGAAGGCGCTGGCGGCGGACAGTTCCCGCATGGTGCGCCTCCTCCCGACCGGTGTATCCATCGTAACAGCGGGAGCGCTAGTCGCCCTTCACGTTCACGATCTGGCGCAGCGTGTGGCGGATCTCCACAAGATCGCTCGCATCTTCCATCACAACATCGATCGGCTTGTAGGCCCCCGGGATCTCATCCAGGAAGGCATCGGTCTGCCGCCACTCGATGCCCTCCATCGCCGCGTCCAGCTCGGCCCGGGTGAAGGTCTTGCGCGCCGAGGAGCGGGAGTGCTGGCGGCCGGCACCGTGCGGCGAGGAATTGAGCGCCAGACGGTCGCCCTTCCCGGTCACGACGTAGGAGCGGGTGCCCATCGAGCCGGGGATCAGGCCGGGCGTGCCCTCGGACGCGTCGATCGCGCCTTTGCGGCTCAGCCACACGTCCTTCCCGAAGTGGCGCTCTTGTTCTGTGTAGTTGTGGTGGCACGCGACGGTCTCCCGTGCCGTGACCGGCTCGTTCATCCACTCAGCGAGGCACTGCGTGACCCGGTCCATCATCTCGGCGCGGTTCAGCAGCGCGAAGTTCTGCGCCCACCGCAGGTCACGGATGTAGTCCCAGAACTCCCGGTCACCCTGCACCAGGTAGGCCAGGTCGGGATCGGGCAGCGAGATCCACCGCTTGCGGCACTGCTCAAGCGCGATCTTGATGTGCCGGACGGCAAGCTTGTTCCCGACCCCGCGCGACCCGGAGTGCAGGAACAGCCACACGTCGCCCTGCTCATCGAGGCTGATCTCGATGAAGTGGTTGCCGCTGCCGAGCGAGCCGAGCTGCAGCCGCCAGTTCGGGGCGATCCGCTCGGCGCTCTCCGCACCGTCATGGCCTTCAAGGTCTGCGATGCGCGCTGCGGTCCCCGGGTCATCCCGCAGGGTCTCGTTGTACTTCCCGGCCGACAGTGGGATCGCGTTCTCGATCGCCACCCGCAGCGCAGCCAGGCTCCCGCGCTCCCGTACGCGCTCCGCCGTGAACTGGGTACGGACGGCCTGCATCCCACATCCGATATCGACGCCAACGCAAGCTGGCATGATCGCGCCGAGGGTGGGGACCACTGTCCCTACGCTGCAGCCCTTGCCGAGGTGAGCGTCGGGCATCAGGGCCACGTGCGGGAAGATGAACGGCATCGTAGACGTGCGCTCGGCCTGCTCCCGGGTGTTGTCCTCCAGGATCGAAGCCCAGTTCATGAGGCGCTTTGACAGTTGCTGCACGTACTCATCCTTCCATCTCGGTGCTAGTGGTTTCCGGACCCAGGAGCTCGCGGGAGATGACCTCGCGTAGTTCTGGGATCCACGTTGGCACCGGCAGCGGGTCCTCCCAACGCGTGGCCCCGTGCTCATGCTTGGCGGCGAGTGCCAGCACCTTCTCAACCGCAGCGAGGAGACGGGGGACGTCTGCCCTTGCCGCGGCGATGAACGCGGCGTCATTCCAGGCGTTGCGCCCCTCGTCCCATGCCACGAGGCCTCCTGCGAAGGTCGGGAGCCATGCCCGCAGGTCGGTGGCGTTACCTTCGCCTGACAGGACTGTCGCCGTGTGACCGCCGGACTCAAGCCAGGTGTCGTGTGCCCGCCACGGGGCCCTGGTCGCGGCCCGTTCCCGCTCCCCTGCGTCGGCCAGGAACGCGGCCAGAGGGTCAGCCGGGGTCCCGTTCACTGCTCCCCCTCGATGCCGATTTCCCGTCCCGGGCAGGTGACAAGTCCGGGGTCCAGTGTGAGCCTGTGGTGCAGCGGAACCTCAATGGGTGTCCGGCCACAGCAAGGCATTTCCCCGCTTCCCGCCGGAGGGCAACGGTGGACAACAACCTCGGGCAGGTTCTCCGGGTTCCACTGGCCGCGAGCTGCATCCTCGCTCACCGCTCCCCGTCTCCTGCGACGTACGGGGTGGCCTGCCGCGACCAGGCCCAGTCCAGCAGCCAGCAGGGCCACCGGACACGGCGCCGGAACAAGTGCAGCGCGATCCAGTCGAGCGCCCCGAACACTACGTCCATAGCTAGCGCTTCCCCTCTCCCTGGCGCCCGATCTCCGCCAGGAGTCTCGCCGCGGCCCGCTGTGCCTCCGGTGAAGGCTGCACGGTGACACGCCCGGTGAACGTGAGGGAGGCTCCTGCTATCGCGGTCAGCTCGGCGGCAAGCCTGGTGATCTCGGCCAGCAGTTCGGTCTCGCTCACTGGTCTCCCTCTCCTGCTGGAGGGGTCCCAGCCACGCGCTCGCAGCCGAACCGCGCCAGCATCCGCTCAACCGGGCCGGACATCCCGCTGATGGGAGTCGCCGACCGGGCCACGAGTGCGGCCAGTGGCCCTGCTCGGGTAATCGCGGCGATGAGGGCGTCGGCGTCCAGTTCCGTGGAGTGGCCACCGCTGCGCAGGACGAATGCGCCGCTGTCGCTGATCAGCAGGGCTGCGCCCGGCCCGACTTCGCCGGCGTGGATCATCTCGGCATCGGTCATGACTGCTCCAGTTCTTCCATCTTGGCCAGCGCCACTTCAAGGCCGTGGATGACGCCTTCGTCGTAACTGCTGCCACCGGACTTCAGGGCAAGATCGTGACGGACCTGCCGGTGAGTGCCGAGGTGGTCCTTGAGTGCGGTCCAGCGCTCAGTCCACTCGCGCGGGGACAGCAACGGTGCGGCCATGCCTAGCCCTCCTGCTCGGTGAAGGTGGTGGCTACCTTGGCCGGAGCCTCGATCTGCTTGCCGAGGTAGGCGCGGGCGAGCTTGACCGCAGCAGGCGTCGGTAGTCCTATCGCAGGGCCTTCCGCAGCAACCAGTTCCGTGGCCGCAGCCTCGTTGTCCAGCCAATCAGCGACGGCCAGCGCGACAACAGGGTTCATGCTGGCGATGTAGTCCAGGTCCCGGCCGCTGCGCTTGCGCGTGAAGCCGCCGATCGACCAGATGTTCGCCTCCACGACACTTACGCGCTCCCGCTGCCCGGCGTAGCGCCCGGTGATGCCGCTATGGCTGGCGAACTCGGCCGGGATCGTGCCGCTGATCCATGAGCCTTGCTCACCCTCGGGCAGTGCAGCGATGACGACGTTCTTGTGCCGGGTGTCGAGCGGACGCTCCCACGGGCCGGGTGTCGCCGCCATGGCGCGCTCCCGCATCAGTTTCGCGGCGGCTCGCAACTCGTCGCCTGCCTTGATGGTGGTCATGGGGTGGGCTCCCCGCCAGAGGGCACGTCGAACCAGAACACGATCTCGTCGTCCCGCGCCTCTACGGTCACGTCGTTGTCGTAGGTGCGCTTGGCGGACAGTTCCCCCTCGATCACCGCAATGACCTTGCCCACCTCGGCCCAGTTGGTCGGGGACCGGAGTGCGTACTCCTTGCGGGTCGTCGTCACGGTCCGGCTCGTGTAGTCGGCCATCTCTCTAGCCCTCCTTGGGCGCGGGCTCGATACTCAGGGCCCACTCGGTCAGCGTGCGGAAGTCATCAGCCAGCAGGCCGACGCGCGGGCTCACCGACTGGAGCAGGAACGGGGCCGTGGTGTGCTCGGCCGCGTAGGCGTGGTCCGCCGCGTACGGGTTCAGCGGGCCGTCAACGTCGAGGAACAGCAGCGGTCGCGCCGCAGTCATCGCGTCAGCCTCCTCGCCAGTCAACTGGGGCACCTGAGGTACCTTCCTAGTGGCTAGCCACAGCCTATCGCCGGACTGGACGAGTGGCAAGCCACTATGCGAAGATCGCTGTCATGGGCAAGCATCGCAACCGGGCGATCACACCACGACCGCCGGAAGAACTGAGGGAGCGCGTGCAAGCCGCCGTGACCGAGACTGGAACAGACGTCAACGCGCTGGTGATCGGGCTGCTGCGATTCTGGATCGGTGACACAGACGAACCGCCGAAGCGGCCGGCTCGCAGCGCCTGATCGCTCACCTGTGCCGCCAGTGGCCGATCAGCCAGCCCAGCCCTAACCCCAGGACAAGGCCGGCCGGTACCGTCCTCAGTGCCCACCGTGCAGCCTCCCTGGAATCATGCGGGACAGGGAAGGGCCGGAAGTCGCGGACCACCCGGGTGCTCACGCTGCACCTCCCCGCGTTGTGAACGCCTCCCAGATCGCCGAGTCATCCCGGCGCACCACCGTGATGGTTCCCCGCTCCCGGTCGGCCCGCAGTGCCACCCAGCGGTCCCCCGGCAGCAGGCACGGCATCCTCGGCTCCCAGATGTCCAGCGTCTCCGCGCTCGCCTCAGACTCGGCAGTGAACAGGCCACTGAAACCGAGCCGGCGGAACTCCTCCGGCGGCGGGGCCCACCCGTCCAGGGCGGTCATGGCCGACCCCCGCAGTAACACATGCATGGCGGCGGATGCCCGGAGGGCCGCACGCAAGAGTGCCAGTTCTCCGGGTGGCCTCTCAGTGCGAGCAGTCCCTGGTCGCCAGGGAGCGCCATCCAAGGCTGCTCACACTGGGCCCGCTTCACGCCGCACCACCCTCGGCCTCGGCTGCTTCTCTCCTCGCTGCCGCCCTTGCCTGTCCCAAGTCAATGCGCAGGGGAGGCTTGTACTCCGGATGGCAGGCGGCCTCAATGATGCGTGCGGCTTCCTCGTCGTCATGGAAGGCGCGGACCTCGCGGACGAAGGCTGCGTACTCGGCGGGGGTCACTGCTGCTCCCGGATAGCATCCGCGAACGGATAACTGTCACCGTTCTGGTCCTGGCAGGTGGCGTAGCACCTCTCGGCCAGCGCGATGATGCGGTCCCGCTCGTCGCGGAGCGTCGCGTCCATCTCTTGGGTGAGCCGTGACAGGTACTCCGCATGCTCAGCCTCGGCGCGCTCCTGCTCGGCCGCGACAGCTGCAGCGATGGCGCGCCGGATCTCCAGGCACCCGTGCGGCTGGTGACCCCGCTTGTTCCCGTGATCGGGGATGTGGCTCTCGTGGCAGCCGTCAGGGTTCAGTTCGCAGTCGTCGTCACAAGGGGTGGGGCAGGGTGGCAGGGTCTCGTCACTCATCGGCCGGCACCTCCCGGATCAGCGCCGAGAAGTAGCAGCTCGTCCCCTCGTCGCCGGTACAGACAGCCTCGTTCCGGTCGGCCAGCCGGATGATTCGTTCCCGCTCAGCCGTGACAGCACCAGCGATGAGCCTGCGCACCTGATGCTCCGCGACCTGGTGATAGCTCCTGCCGTCGCGCACGCCTTCCTCGTGATCGGCCTGCAGGGCCGCGGCGACCACCTCGTCTGGGATCTCGGCGGGGGTCACGGCAGCCACCCTTCCGGCTTCGCCGCACCCGGCTTGCGGGCCAGCCCGTCTCTCCTGGCGAGGTCGTGGTTGTAGCAGCGCACGTAGATGCCCTCCCGCCAGCCGGTGACCCGCTCAAACAGCCACACGATCCCCACGGCTGGCCAGTAGACCGCGAACGTGGGAAAGATCAGCAGGGCCAGGAGCACGGCCTGCAAGCCGCGGTAGGCCCACATCCAGCGGTAGTCGCGCCAGTTGAGCCATCCGGTGCGGGTCACGACGCTGGCTCCCCTGCTCGCCGTGCCAGTTCGGCCGCACCATGAAGCGCTTCCCGTATGGCGGGGAAGGTGGCGCGCTCAGCGAGGTAGCGAAGCGTTCCCACGTTACTGTCCGGGGTGGCGAACTCGGCCGCCAGCAGATCAATCTGCTCCGCGATGCGCTTCCGCTCGGCGCGGACCGCGTGCTCGATGGCCTTCTCCTGCGCGGTGGTGGCGAGGTGCTGCACCCGGCCAATGGCTGGCTGGAGCTTGGCCCGCTCGGCCAGTTCACCCTTGCGCTCCGCCTCGCTCAGCTGACCGGCCACGTCGTTCCAGTCCGGCTCGTGACACAGCTTGCAGAGACGCACACTCAGGCCGCCGAAGCAGTGGAACGCCCAGTAGTGCTCGCACTCAGGCTTGGCTGCGGGGATCTCCTCGGCGTTCACGGCTGCGGCTCCCGCTCTCCTCCAGCAGCACTCAGCATCACTGCCCGCACCACGGCCCCGGCGAGTTCCCGTGACCACCAGTCCTGGGGCAGCGTCCAGCCGCGCCTGGAATGCTCGCGGCGGATGGCTTCCTGTGCGGCCTCCACAAGGCCGACAGGCGGCGGGGAGACCTCTGGCAGGCCGTCCAGGATGAGGCTCGCCAGGGCACCGAGGGACCGGACCCTGGTCATGCCTCCCGGCTCTACCTCGCGCAGGGCGTTGATCAGCTGGATGCGTGTGGCGGAGCGGCGGATCACTCCCTCGGTGCTATTCACCGGGCACCTGCCAGCCAGTCGTCGGTCCGGATGCGGTCGAACGCAGAGTCCGGCACCCTGTGGCCAGCCTCGCGGTGCGCTTGCAGGTGCGCCAGCGCATCCGGGCCCGCCGTGAAATGCTGGACCGGGCCCCAGTCCCATTCCAGATCGGCAGGGTCCGCCTCCGTTAGCGAGATGCTGATGTCCGCCACCTGGGCGCGTTCCTCATCGGTGCGGGCTTTGCGGACGTCGGCGGTGAGCCTGCAGCCGCAGCACTCGATGACGTGAGCGTCGCCCTCGGCCTTAGTCCCGATCAGATAGACCTCGGACTCGTCGCTGAACCGCACGTAGCTCACGCCTTCACCCCCGCAGCAGCCGACTTCTTCGGCTCCCAGATGGCCCATCGCTTACATCCCCGGCACTGGCGCTGGGCGTGCGTCTTCATCATCAGGTCGGCCCATTCGGAATGGGCCACATAGTCCCTGGGATGCGATGTGTGCGGCTCGCAGTCCGGTGTCGTGGCCAGCGGCGTCACCATCGGGACGCCCTCGTGGTAGCCGAGGTCGCAGACATGGGCCTCATTCTTGTAGCCGCGGAAGGTGCGCTTGCGCTTCGGGGCGCTCACCGCTCCACCCCGACCGCAGCAGCGAGCCGGTCACGGGCGTCGATCTCGGCCTCGTAGGCGAACCTGTGATTGACCTTCAGGAGCGTCCGCAGGTCTTCCGGGTCCACGAGCACCCGGGGCGCCTCCGCCGCATACTGTGGCTCCGCCGCGTCCGCCGCCCTGTCGGCAGCCTGCGTGCGGTCGATCCACTGCGTTGCCGTCTCCTTGCCATCCCACTGGTCTTCGGGGGCTTCGTCGGAGACATCGGGCAGTGAGTTGAGAATCCACTGCATCGCGGCCTCAGGGCCGTTCTGGAACATCTCGATGCGGGCGGCTTCCATTGACTGCGCGTGCCGGGTGACGATCTTGCCGAGCGTCTGAGCGGCGGACTGGACGCGGGAAAGCTCGGCCTTGAGCCGGGCGGCCTCGTCAGCCTGGTCCGGGTCCACGAGCACCATCCCGGCCTCTGCTGCCCGCTTCTGCGCCACGTCCAGGGCGTAGGGCTTCCCGCATACCAGGCAGTCCCCTGGGGCCAGGAGATCGCCGTCTGGGGGCTGGCAGGGGAACTCGTGAGCGTGGGGTGCGGTCTGCGGGCCGCCAGCGGCAGCCTCGTAGGTTTCCGCGAACACGAAGTCCTCGATCACCCGGAAGCCAGCGGCACTCCTGACGATCCAGGCACCCTCGAATGCACAGCGCTCCTGGCCCGGGATCTCGATGTAGGAGTCGAACTCGCCCGAGTCCCCGACGGCCTGCACTCCGACTTCACCGCCACACCAGGCGGCGATGGCGTACCAGTCGAGGTCGTCCGCATCCAGGAGCTGCACGGCCTGGACTTCGGGCTCGGCTGGGATCCTGCGCCAGCGCTTCACTCCCTCCGGGGTCTCCTGGGCTCTGGTGGTGGTGTCAGGCATGCTCGTTCCTCTCGTCGGTGCGGTTGCCGTTGCTCACGCTGGGTAGCCGTGACCGGCCGCGGTTAAGCCGGCCGGTCCCGGTACCGGGCTCACTTGGCGCAGACGCTCTGCTTCTTGCCCTTGACGGTCTGCACGGTGCAGGTGGGCATCGCCGGGGCACCGGAGATCACCGGCTGGTGCTTGCCGTAGTCCCAGTGCGCCGGGGCGTTGAACGTCGTCACCGGGCCCTCCGCATACACGAGGTAAGCCGTACCGGCCGACGTGAGGCACATGACGTTCGTGCCGTCCGACGCGCTCGGCGAGTACAGGCCGTTCGGGTCAATGTTCCCGATCGTGACCGCTGCGCCCCCGGAGTGCGGGACCGCCAGGCTCTGCACCTGGTCCGGGTTGGTGAGCTGGCTCGTGTTCGGCACCGGGTCGCCCTTGGACGGGCACGTGAAGTACGGGTCCTGCGCCCCCATGTTGAAGAAGAAGCTCGTCGTCTGCTCACCCAGCGCCTGGGACGCCTGCACGTCGATCATCGTCTGCCGGATGTCGGAGTACGGGAAGTGCGGCGCGGGCTGGACCTGCTCGTAGGTGGACAGATCCTGCCGCGACGTCGCGGACTCGGCCGCGTTTCCTCCGCTGCCGCTGCCAGTGCAGCCTGCGAGCGCCAGTACTGCGAGGCCGGACACGGCCACTGCGGCGACGGTCCCCCGTCTGCTGATCTTCATCGTCGATCCCTTCATTGTTGTCAATTCCTGAGCGCGGAGGTCGCACTCAGGGCACCGTCAGCGCAGTTCGCGTTGCCCCAGCTGCGCCACTGGGAGTTGACGGGGTAGCCGGGGGCGAACTGCGGCAGCTGCTGGCAGATCTGGCCGGCCTGGGAGATGATCTGCGGCTGGTCGAACGCCACGTTCCCAGGGTTCTTCTGCTCGTCGGCCTGCTCGCTGGCGATGCTGGTGAACCCGGCCGACACCTGCGCCTGCAAGGCGGACTGGTTCGCGTAGCCCTGCTGGGTGACGCGGTCGGTGCGATTCACGTTGGCCTGGGTGAATATCCAGCCGGCCTGCCACAGTCCGATGAACAGGGCGGCGAGCAGGATCACCCCGGCTGCCACGGATGCGAACACGGCAACGGTCATCCCCAGGATGCGGGCCGTGCCGCCTGAGTCATAGGCCATGCGGCCCGTCCTTTCCTGCTAGCCCGCGGAGCTTGTCCCCCGCGGGAGTTCCGGTGCCGGTCACCCGCATGACCTCGTCGTAGACGACGCGGCGCTGCGGGTCGTCCAGCGCTTCGGCCGACCAGTCCTGGAGGCGGCGGGCGAGCGCGTACAGCTCCCTGTATCCGGCCTCCAGGTCGCGCGTGCGGGCCCTGAGCCGGGGGTTGCGGGTGGCGAGGCTGATCCCGGCCACCGTGGCCGCCAGGAGTGCCACGAACGCGGCGAGGACAAGGAGCGCGATCATGCCTCGTCCTCCCTGCCACGTGGCCCCAGGACGTCCTCAGCCACAGCGTGAGCGAGTTTCCCGGCCTCGCCTGGGTCACCGGCGCAGGCTTCCAGGAGGCTGGCGAGGGACGGGCTGAAGCCGGGGACGGCCGCGGTCCTGGTGCGCAGTGCGGTCACGGCGTCGGCGATGGCGCTCATGCGGGCACCGTGGCGTCCTCGGCCACCGGCGCCCGGAGCTTCCCGCAGTAGCAGGTGCCGCACTCCGCGGCGTCACGGCGGCAGGCGTCCCCGACGGGTGACCAGAGCGGTCGCTTCTCGCCGCCGGGCCAGCTGAGCGCCCAGGAGACCAGGTCGGCCCAGCACTGGCCGGGCAGGCGGTCCAGCTGGGTGGCGATCCACCAGCGGAGTTTGCCCATGACGTGTTTCCTTCCGGCGCTCATGCTGCTGCTCGTTGCCGTTGGTGATGGTTTGCCCTGCTCCGCTGGTAGGCCGCCTCGTACTGGCGGGCATCGTCCTCACCGAGGCGGAGGCGCAGGGCCGAGCACTCGGCGTCCTCACTGCGCTGGCGTAGCTCGGCGTAGCGGTCGAAGGTGTCGGGGTTCATGCCGCTGCGCTCGCTTCCTGCCGTGACGGCTGCACCTTCGGGATGCGGGCCGAACGGCGGCGGGATGTGCGGCCGTGGCGCTGGTCGTAGGCCCGGACCGCGGCGTCGAGGACGAGCCGGTTGCACGTGGCCCGCCAGGGCGTGATGCGGGGCAGCGGCCCGGCGTCCGCCTCGAGGGCATCAGAACGGCGGGGTGTCACTGGATCCCCCATCTGCGGCCCACGGGTCGGATCCGGTCTGCGGCGCTGCAGGCTTGTCACGGCTGGCCTTGATCACCTTCGCCGTGGCGCTGCGGAGCGACGGGCCGACCTCGTCCACCTCAACCTCGTAGACGGTGCGCTTCTCGCCCTCCTTGGTTTCGTAGGACCGCTGGCGGAGCCTGCCGTGGACGATGACGCGCATGCCGCGCTGGAGGGACTCGGCTGCGTTCTCCGCGGCCTGGCGCCACACGTTGCAGCCGAGGAACAGCGTGTCGCCGTCCTTGAACTCGTTGGACTGCTTGTCGAACGTGCGCGGAGTGCTGGCCACGGTGAACTTGGCCACCGCCACGCCGCTCGGGGTGTAGCGCATCTCCGGGTCCGCCGTGAGGTTGCCGGTGATCGTGATTGAGGTGTCGCCTGCCATGTCATGTCTCCTTGTTCACTGAGCTGATTAGTCGGTGCCGGTCTCGTCGTAGCGGTCAGAGTGGTCAGGCGCGATGCGCAGGGTGGGCTGTGTGGGGTCAGTCCACGGCCAGTCGCCCCCGTCGCTGTATCCCCAGGTGAGCTGCTTCGGCCAGCGGTAGTCGTCGTCCCGGGCGCCGCGCCACGCCACCACGTCAACCTTCGTGTGATGGCCGGACTCGGAGCGCTCGGAGTCCGCGGCGGGGCGGATGCCGTATCCGAGCTCGGGCCAGCGCATGAGCAGGCTTGAGCCGATCGGGCGCACGGCCCGGGTGATCCCGTCGCCGTGGGGGGAATGTGCTTCGGTGACCACGGCACAGCCGCTCCGCGCCCGGCAGTGATCCAGGACGACGGTGACCTTCCGTGCGGCCCGCTCGTCGTTCATGTCCGCCTCATGCATGCGGTAGAACGACCCGATGTAGAGCACGTCAGGTTTGTGGGCGGTCACGCGCTCCAGCAGCCATGCAGCGCCGTCGTCGCTGAGGACGTTGATCCCCTCGGGCCGGCAGATGATCCGGAGGTTGCCGTCCGGTACTCGCTGGCCGCGGATCCGCGCTACGCGCTCAAGGACGCGGAAGTGCTTGCGCGTCTTCCGCTCGCTGTTCTCCAGGTCGATGAACAGCACCTTGCAGGGCCTGATGCTCGCCGTCCTGAAGGGGTGCAGCCCGGCCGCGGCGGCGACGCAGAGGATCCTCACGCAGACCGACTTTCCGGATCCCTCCCCGCCAGTCCAGATGAGCCGGTCACCGCGCTCAAGAATCTGCGGGATGAGCCAGTCGTAGGGCGGGTCGTCTACCGCAAGGAACTCGTGCAGGTCGGGTGCGAGGTCGGGCACCGGGTCGTTCTCCTGGTGCGTGACAACGAAGTCCGCAGTCGTGTGGCCCGCGGCGAAGTGGTCGGCGGCGTCCTTGATCCTGCCGCCGCCCGGCAGGCCCTCCCCCGCTGCTTCCACGATCTCGACAGCTGCGGCCACGCCTTGCAGGCTGGCGAACACCTGCCGGGCGTGACGCTGGCCGGGCTCGTCACGGTCGGCGACGATGTGGACGATGGCGTCGCGGAGCACTTCGGTGTACTGCTCGCGCCACTTGCCGGCACCGCCCGGATTGCACGTGGCGGTGCAGCCGTGCCGCTCAAGCGCGAGGACGTCCTTCTCGCCTTCCGCGATCCATACCTCGGAGCCGTCGCGAAGATCCTCGATCAGCTTCGGCAGGTGGAACAGGACGCGGCGGGTGTCGTCGAGCTTGTACGCCCAGCCAGACTTCGCGGTCTGGTCGGGCCTGCGCTGGACGAATCTCTTGCCCGGAGCCCGGAGCACCTGGAACAGCAGCGTGCCGGACTCGTCGTGATACGGGTAGACCGCCTGAGCTGCACCGTAGGGCGTCCACTCATCCTGGCGGCTATCGCTCTCCCGTGGCTTGCACAGGTCGTCCCACGTGAGCCCGATGGCGGCGAGGATGTCGTCACGTTCGCACCCGGCGTGGCACGTGAACACCACCGGGTGATCCTTGCCCGTGGTGAGCGACAGGCTCGCCTTGGAGTCCTCGTGGGCCGGGACGGGGCAGCGGGCCATGAATGATCCGCCCGACTTCCGGACGCCCTGGAGCTTGGGCAGCACGATCTCGCGGAGTACGTCCATCAGAACTCGTAGTGCCTTTCGCTCGGGTTGTCGGCGCTGGCCGGCTCGTCGCTGTAGCGCTCGCCGTTGAGCCAGCCCTGCGGGTATTTCGTCTTGGCGGGATTGCGGTTCGGGTCCTCGGCGTAGCGCTTGGCCGCCGCGATGATGACCTCGGGATCGGCACCGCGGGACTTCGCGGCCAGCCACGCCTCGTATGCCTCGGGCTTGCCCTTCCTGATCGGGAAGACCTCCCAGAAGCGGAGGAAGTCCAGGTCGCCGTCGTAGTCGTAGCGCCTCGTCCGTCGCCGGGCTCGGGGGGTAGGGGGGGGTATATCTACGCGGGGGAG